ATTTTCTTAGATGTGTGGGAACACCTCATATACACTGACATACAGCATCCCCGGCTTATAATCCGCATATTCTACCGGACGCTTCTGGTCGTATACCTTCACATCCGAACCATCATCTGCCGTGAGCCAGAGATATTTGACATGTTCGGCATAGCGCGGGTCTTCTACGCGATAAGCCTGCCCTTCTTTGATTTTCAGACGCCGCATATAGGCTTGTACGCGTGAAAACTCAACAAATGCGCCGTAGTCGCCAATCACGATACGGTTGTACCCGTTGGTAATGACCGTACCGTTGGTGGTTTCGAGCGAAATCGTGTCACCGGACACATTGCACCATTCCGGCAATGCCTTTTGAAACTTGGCTCTCACATCGGAGAAGAAGGTACGCGGGATGGGTTTGTATTTGTATTCACGGGCAAGCTGTTCTTGGTACTTGAGCATCTGAGCGCCGATTTCTGAGATTTTGTGTTTCACAATTTCACCCCTGACCCAGCATCTGTGCGGATGCGATTTCCCGAATATTGCGATTTTCTTTTTCGGGAGCCGATACAATACGGCGATGAGAGCGCATCAGCGTCAATACGCGGTTACGGAGCTTTTCATCTTTAATAAGCTGAGCAACCTGTTTGATTTCCGATTCGCGCAGATACATTGTACTGTTGATGAGAACGCCATGTACCTCGCCGTTTTCGGAACTTTTCTCAACCTTATCGACATTGTCATAGGCGTAAATTACATCAACATCAATGCTGACGGACGCTTTCTCAAGAAGTTCAGTTCCTCCTTGGGCTACCAGCCACTTGTGTGTGTGGCTTTCGTCAGAAATGTATGTTTCGCCAATGAGTCCCAGCGGTGGCGACACAAGGTTGTTTGTGGAATAACGGATATGGTCCTCGCTTTCATTGAGGTTATCCTGCCAAATACACATCGGCTTGAGGCTTTTGTCCTTAAAATGAACATAGGTGTCCTGAATGAATGTGCAGACGGTCCGCTTAATATAGTCGATTTCCGGCATCTCTTCTACATTGCGAAAAACAAGGCGCGTAGACTCGCCCTCGCCGTACTCTTCGTCGTCCGTCACATAGCGGACTTTCTCCAACACGAACTTGGGTTTTAATGCCTCTTTAACGGCTTCGAGAGAAAATACATTCCACTTCATTATGTCCTCCACTTCTTTTCCCATTGGTCATACTCGGCAATTTCCCGCTTTATGGTTTTGCCGTCTTTCTTATATACGGTGATACGATGTGCATAGTCGGCAGAGTGTTTCAGCAGCCGTTGCAATGCTTCTTCCTCGGAAGTTGCTTTTGTAACTCCGAGATAGGAGCCACCGGACCCCAAAACATCAGGCTCATACCAGCCTGTCTCGTAGTATGTAGTCTGTTCGATTGTTTCATCCAGAACGGCCTTCCCCTGCTCGCCATAATCACCCGTATAGTTGCTGCGGATGATGTTAGCGGCACGGTCGTTTCCCTGTTCTTCATAGGCTTTGGCGATAAAATCAACATAGGTTTTGAACTTCTGCTCGTCGCCTTCACGGTGTGCAGCAATGAGCTTTCCAAGCGTTACAGCGTTGATTTGATTCACAATAATTCCCTCCGTTTCCTATCTATATTATACCAAATCTATAACACTTTTTTGTAGCTTATGAGGCAATTGTTTGCGAAAAATTCACATTCTCAGGCGGATTTTTCGGATGGTCATAAGTTTTCGTGTAAGGATTATAATAAGGCCCTTTTTGGAAATGGCACAGCCACATATGATTTCTCATAATATTGCTGTTCATCATTCGCAAGGCGTTTGGACAAATTCCCATGCCATAGTAATTGCGGTTATCTCCACGGTTTTCATCGTTTTTTGCTGTTCTATATATGGGAATCAGCGGCATTCCCGACATTGCACATTCGCAAGCATAATACGCCGCACATTCCCTGTCAAAAACAAAGATTTCTTTTGTGTTTAAAAAACAATAGAAAATAAAGTCTGCTCCTCGAAACAGCCAACCGGGTTTTTGTCCGGCTCGTTCTCCATTTTCTGTATACTTTGCGATAGGAACGCCGTTTTTCCCAAGCTTAAAACCCGGAACATAAATTTCGAGAAAAATATTTCCTGTTGTATATGTATCCGCTTTGGCATCAAGTGTTATTGTTTTCCCGCTTGAAGTGTAAACAATAAAGTCAATGTCTCTTTCTTGATACATTTTGACATCTCGAACATCTTCAAATCGTACGAAGCCAAAACGGTGCTTAGCGCAGCAATCTATGAGGAAGTTCCTACAAACCTTTTCTCCCAATAATCCAATTTCTTTTTGCGTTTTCATGTTATAGGGAGCATCTCTTTTAGCGTTTATGATAGGTTCAGCTCTCAAATGACTTCGCATAACATCACCGTCCCTTTCTGCGCCGTTCGTGATAGGCTTTGAGACGTTCACTTTGCGCCTTGGCAGCACATGCCGGGCAGCCGGTATGATTGTCACCGCTGCCGCAGGCAAATGCAATGACGGGACACCACTCCCCTTTTTTGCCGTATCCACAGTTTTTGCATACGAGAAAGACATGTTTCCCGCTGCCGGAAGAGACTTCATCCGGGCTGATTTTATTGAGCGTCGGATGCCACTGCTCCGCAATTTCTGGATGTACGGTGGCAACATCATTCTTACCCTTAACTACGATTTTGCCGGAGCAGACCGGGCAGCCACCCTTGGTACGACAAGCCGAAGCGACAGTTGGTCGCCATTCTCCATCGCTGCCATAACCGCACACGGGGCAGATAAGTGCTGCACGCTGATTGCTTCCGGCGGTAATATCTGAAGGGGTAAAGCTATTCGCAGTAGGATGCCACATAGCTGCAACTTCCGGGTACTCCTCTGCTACAGTTCCGCGCTTCATGCGGATACGGGGCTCAAAATCACGCATGGCTCTCCTCCTGCTCTTCATTGACAATTTGATTGACGAGATAGTCCGTGCAAGCTTTCGTCACATTACTCGCTGTATAGAAGCTCTCGATGGTTTCGAGTACATCGCATACGGTGTGCTCGGTGGTGTGGTATCCCGTCGATGCAAGAAACATCTTTGCTAAAGTGGCGGCATCGTTCTTGTCAAGGCTCCGTACGCGATGAAGAAAACTGAACCGGCGGAACAATGCTGCATCCAACTGGTCAGAACGGTTGGTCGTGCCAATGAGAATGACATCGTTCGGGAGACGGTCAAGCTCCTGCATCAGAGCAATGGTTACACGGCTCATCTCGGCAACATCATCTTTTCCGCCACGGCTCATGCCGATAGCATCAATCTCGTCAAGGCAGAGCACGCAAGGAGAACGCCGAGCATAGTCAAATACATGCCCGATGTTTTGCTGCGTTTTCCCCAGAGCAGAACTAATAAGCCCGGAGAATTTAAGATATACGAAAGGCAAGTCTGCTTTGTATGCAATATATCGTGCCAGTTCGGTCTTTCCGGTTCCCGGTTCGCCCTGCAAAAGCAAGGAACAAGTGTAGTGAATGCCAAGCTCTTTAAGTCGGAGAGAGGCTTTTCTCGTCTTCAGTAGGCGTTCTATTACAGCTTTTTCTGAATCACGGAGCAAATACCGATTTTCCGGGAAATTAGTGACATCTTCTGCCACAAGTAACCCTTGCATGTTATAAGGAAGTTCGATAAGCTCCGGCGCTTTTGCCGAGAGCTGAGAAAGACAGCGGGTCTTGAACTGCTCGTCTTTTGCTGTCGTGATACCCTCAAGGATGATTTTTGCCTGCTGCTGGGCTTTACGAATATCTCCTTCTACTACATAGCGAAGAAGTGTACGGTCTTTATCGTTCATGTTATTCCCTCAAAAATAAAAGACCTGCCGCAATATTCGCAGCAGGTCCGGTGTTGTTATTCGAATTTGTATGGGTATTATTTGTTGGAGAAAAAGCTGTCTTCCAATGCTCTGGCGGATGCCCCTTCATCTAGTCCTTCAATAGCGGCGTCGTTTTGATAGCGGAGGGATTCGAACACATAGTTTGTGTCGCCCTGCTTGCGTGCAAAGATACCGCGCTTGGCGTATACTGTGCCGGGAGTCATATCAAGTTCTTCACTTGTCACGAGCTTAATCATTTGCGTTTGACCACTTTGGTCATGAACAGACAGGTTTACATCTGCGTTTCCGTCACAAGGATAATCTTCGGGAAGCTCTACTTCGTAATCCACTACTATAAGCTCGGCATCATCAATGCCGTCTTCCAGCTTGGTAGTTTCATCTTCACCAAATTTCACAGTAGCGTAGGTGTTGTTGTAGGCGATGACATTTTCGATGTAGTCCTCGTTTTCACTTTCCGTTGTGACTTTTGTGATGCGAAGCTTGACGTCGTGCCATTTGCCGTCTGTGAAGGAACCATTTGAAGCCTCTCCCCAATCTCCGAAAGCATACGGCGTGATATGCTCTGCTTCTAGCCAGTTTGTGAATTCTTCTTCCGGAGATTTTTCCGATTCTTTTTCTACGACACTTTTTGCTGAGCCGACAGGAACATCTGCAGGAAGCGTGCTAACGGGATAGCAAGCAGTGAGTGCAAAAGTTAGCGCAGCGCACAAAATTAACCGAATTTTCATGGCTTTCTACCCCATTCCATATGTTCAAGAATGCAATAGACAGTCGGGACCTTTAACTGATATTCTTTTGCCAATTCTTTGACTGAGGCACCGGCTTTCCGCTTGGCATAGATTTCCTTATTGCGCTCCGTAAGGCGGGATGACCGTCGGTTCCGACCCTGCTCCAAGCTGCACAGTCCCGCTTCTTTTGCAACACGGTAGCAGTGAGTTGTGGAGGTTTTGTTCTTCGCTGCAATGTTTGTTACTGACATATTGGCGATATAATCATTCAAGATTTCGGTATCCAGCTTTGTCACTTTGTTCAGAGCGACAGTACGTTCTTTTACGGCATCTTTGTCAATGGCACGGTAGCAGGTCCGTACGCAGACACCGTACTTCTCTGCCAGGGCAGGCAAAGACATGCCTTTCTCATAATCTGCTGCAATTGCGTTCAGGCGCTGGATTTTCTCAAGCCTCGTCATGGTTGCTCGCTCCTTTTTTGCGTCCTCGGCCACGGTAGATTCCGGCTTTGTGGATAAGAGCAAAGCCGTGAGAAGAACAGTAGCCAAACTCTTCACAAATGCTCATAACTGAGCGATTCGGGTCAGCTTTTACAGCTTCGATAAATGTTTGCTGCCGTGCTTCACGAGCCAATTGAGTGGCGTTCGGTCTTTTGGCATCACGTTGTCGCAGATAGTCTTTGTTGTGCTCAGAAAGAATATGGTATATTGTGGCTCGGTGAACGCTATATTCTTTAGCAAGTTGTTCTGCTGGGACGCCATCGGCATAACGATTGACGATTTCTTCATCACGCTTGGCTTTCCAGTCACTGTAATTTGCTTGTCTCTCTTTTCGATTTACGCTTTGCATGGTGCGGTAGCATGTGTAGCGAGATACATCATACTTTTTCATTACATCACGAATCCGCATGCCATTGCGCATATCCCGCACGATACTGGCATTACGTTTTGCAACATCTTCTCGATTCATGGGTTCTCCTTTTTTGCCAAAAAGAAAGGAGCAGGTTCCTTACGAACCTGCTCCTTTTGGGGGAGGAATTTATAGCACAAAGCGGCGTTTGACCGCTCCGATGCACTTTTTGGTTTACATTCTTAATTCTATTCAATTCGCACAAATGTGCAACACTAAATGGCAAAAAATATTAAGTCCATTGCATATAAGGAACATTGGCGAGCATTGCGACACATGCTTCAAAGTTGTTTTCGATATATTTTGCAATCACATCAAGTCTCTGCGCAAGAGGTAAGTCTGCAAAAGTAAGCCCTGTTCCCTGTTTGCATGTTTCTTCGGCACTTGTGTAGATTACATTTACAAAAGCGGCAAGGCTGAGGAGAATCTCCTCGTCCTTTCCTTCTTGAGTAAAGAAGAAGTAGTAGGTTGAATGCCCATCTGAGACACCAATACGGCAGCTATAACTGCCAAAACTAGCGAGGTCTCCAAAAAGACTGCAAGCAATGTGGCCAAGCTTTCCGTCGATGGGCAATGTATTCCATGATTTACAGTGCATATCGGGCTCAAAATCTTCTTTCCCGCCGTTATACTCCCATTCCACAAATTCTCTGACACTGAAATTGTCCCCATAGGGAGCGATAATTCTGATTTGCGACAACCTTTCCTTCACCTCACTTTTTATTTGCATCCTATATTTTACGCAATTCGCAACAAAATGCAATTATTGCTGTATGTTGTAATCTGTTGCATCGTATACTCGACAACAAGTACCCGAACTGACACCTCAGATGTGGTTGCTATCTCCTTGATGTTTTGGTTCTGGCATTTCTGCCCCGCTATCCGTATATGCTCATACTGCACCTCCGCCTTTTCCCAATTATACATCCGGTCGCAATTTTTGGCAAAAGAAAAAGGAGCCACCCGAAGGCGGCTCCAGCAAGATGAGATTTATTTTGCGTTGGGGACATCCGTGTACCGGGCGTAAGGAACAGTGAAGCTAAGCAATGTCGTCCAGTCTTCGAGGTGTTCCTCCACATAATAGGCGGCGGCATTGATGCGTTCTTCCGGCAGAAGGTCTGCAAACGGAACACCATCGTTGCCTACGTCATAGTCGGTCGAAATGTAAAAGTAAATATCCTTGAAATTACGCCACATATTTTTGTCCGGAAGAATGGCTTTTTGGCTGTTGATGTTGTCGCTCAGCCAAAATTCACGCTCATATTCCTGCGTTTTAACGATGAAATCTCTAGGAGTGTTTTTTTTATTCCCAATAGAAAGAAAAGACAAGAACGTTGTGGCATACACATACAGCCGTTGTTCTTCCGTCAACTGGTCCATTGGGATTCCCGGCGCGGACACATTGCGTTGATAAGCAAGGCACCAAACGTTCCCGGTATTTGAGTCGTATCCCGAAGTTTTGGCTTCTGTGTACAGGAGAGTAAGAAACTCCTTGATGTTCATCGTTTTGCCAAACAATGTGATTTTAGGTGAAAGCGTATCCATGATGAATTAACGCTCCTTTATTAAACAACATTCGTGCCAATCTTTTCGGCAATGATTTCAGCCATGCGCTTCGCATCGCTTTCCTCAGTCTTAGAACAAACCTCGAAAAATTGGTAACCGTAGTAGTTTCCATTCTGTTCTTGCCCGCTGCCACACTGATGAAACCAGCTAAAGCTCTTGTCATGGCTCTGCATCTCATCGTACATGGCACGGACAAATGCGGTGGCATCTGCCTCCCAAAACGGTCGCTCTTTATTGAACTCAATGCCCCATCCGTGACAGCTATCCGGCTGATGGATGAAGACGGGTGAAATGGTATTCATGATGGTTCTCCCTTTTTAGGTTTCGGTGTTCGGAGCCACAGGCAGCCACTGCTGCGGATAAGCACGAAGACGGTTACTCGGCACGCAGTCATTCAGAGCAGAGTTCTCAGCAAGCGCCATATCAATGATGTAGTAATCATTGCCGTTGCGCATTACATCGACACTCCACTGCCCTGTCAACTCAATGCGAGGAATAACCTTCTTCAGCTCAGCCAGAATAGTTTGAATGCTTTCGTGGTAACGCTGGTTCAGAATGTCTTCATGCATCTTGTAGACAACATAATCATGGCGTTCCTGTGGGCTGCTGGCTTCTTTGAATTCGTTCTTCATAACATCGCTGCGCCAATAAGGACTTGCGCCAAGAATTTCCTTTGTATCAAAATCCACAAACACGCGATATTCAGTGTGCAGCGGCAAACCGTTGTAAATGGTAGGATTGTTCTCTTTATCCTTGATATACTCTCTGACGACCCACTCATTTGTAGTATTAGCGCCATAGCAGCAACGACTGTTTAGGGAGCCTGCCATCAAGCATGTCAGATGATTCAAAAACAAGAAATACTCGCCCATCTCATTGATTTCCTTCGGGTTATGGATATGAGCGTTGCGAAATTCGTATTTGGAAGAATACGTGCCCGTTTTGATAAAATAGTCTTCGTATCCATCAAGATGGAAGACTTTCTGGCAATAACGATTCACGATTTCCTTTGTAACGGGATTCAGCGTCTCGAAGCCAAGGCGGGTAAGCTGCAGCATGGTGATAGGTACGCGAAGAATTTTCGTGTCCGGAACCTTGAAGAATGCGCTGCCGTACAATCCTTCTACCAGAGGAGGGAACCAGAAGCCCATAGAGTTGGGGTTCATCTCAAGCATCTGATAAGTGAAGTCATCAAGGTCGAGGATGTCAAGACCTTGACGGAACATGTTGTAGCAGAACATTTTTGTGCTGTCGTTTTTCGCATTCTTGTAGCCTGCGTAGTTTTGAAGCAGTTCCTTGTACGACGGCTCAGAAATGTCAATCTTCATCAACTTTCCGGTGAGCTGCGGACGGAGTTCTTCGGGGTAGTGTTTCAGCTCCTCGTTTGTGACTTCCGTCATAAAGTCACGGTTGGCAGAGTATGTCACATAATAGCCGCCGCGTTCCGCGTTGTAGATGTACAGACGCGTTTCAAGCACCAGTTCTGTGACGATGCGGTCAATGAGCGAATTAAGTTCCGGTGGAAAGTAGACCTTCTTGTCGAGAATTGCTTTGACTGTAGCTGTATCCCACTGGAGCATATTTTCATGCAGCTCTCCACTTTCAAGAACCTGCGTCTTATAGACCTCATCAAAGGTTTTGAGGGTATCAGGGTCAGTTTTGAGCATTGCTGCAAGCTCCTCATAGGAAAACGGCTTATCTTTCTTATCGGTTAAGATGGCGCTGATTTGTTCAAACATGTCTTTTGTTTCAGTCATTTGTGGTCTCCTTTTCTAAGAAAGCCACCGTTTCTGTAGGAAAACAGTGGCAATGTATAATTGACGTACTCCCACCCCTCACGGAGTGGGATTCTATGCTGACGCAATGCAGTTACAGGGTTTTCCAACAGCATAAAGCTGCCGGATACACTATCTTTCGATAGACCAGTGTACTTACTACCCAAAGCGAAGCTTAAAGGCAGGGCAAAATGCCCGAAAAGCCAGCATAAAAAGTGTAGATATCCCCTAAATTAGGGTTTCACCTATCAAGTGCTGCTGAAAGCGGCACTTCAAGGCAATCAATGGGGCTACGTCGAAACCCCTTAAATTGTAAGTGCTTTAGAATCCTACGCTAGAAGGCAACCACTCGTGGCTGTTTTTCAAGCGTTCTTTTGTTTTGTCGTGCAGCTTCTTAAACTGCGGGAAATCTTTTTTAATAGTTTTCTTATTATAGGATTGAAGGTTCTTTCTAAGGTGCAATAAAAGGAATGCAGAATACAAATCCCGCTGAACAATGGTTCCGTCAGAAAGTTTGGCAAAACGCTGAGACAATTTTTTCTTGGTATAGCTATCATCGGTATGGTCAAACTGCGAAGCCTTTGTTTCAAAGGTGCTAACCTTGATAACGCTGCCGCCGTAACGATTTGCTTTTTGCCCCAAAATGGTGATAAACAAAGCCGGAGCGCAGCGTCCGATGGATTTGCCAAACCGCTTTTTGGAATGCGCTCTACCGGTTTTGGGGTTGGTTTTCGTTTTCTTGCTGCGCTTCTGCAAGGCTTTGTAGTTCATATCTTCAACTACGAATTCGTTGCCGTATGTCAGCAATTCGTTAGCGAGAATATAATGCTCCGCCTTGCGTACGGCAGCAAGCTTGCGGTTCAAATTCCGCAGCCTGTACAGCAGCCGATAATAGTTTTTGCTATAGTTCCAATGACGAATTTGCTTATATCCGTTCTTGCGTTTTAGCCGTTTGATGGTTCCGTTTTTGTTAAAGTATTGCGGATTCATCGCACGGCGTGAACGGTCCATTTGCCGCATAATGCGAGCGATTTTCTTGGTAAGACCATTGCGAGCTTCCGCTATGGCAGACGGTGCAAGTACACGAAGGTCGCAAACATCTTTACCGCAAAACGTGATAGTCTGTGTGCCGATATCTATACCAATGCGGCCCTGCTTAACAGGGTGTTTTATGACCCCGTTACTGTCGCATTTGATGGGCGGATAGCCTTCCAAAACAAGCCTTCCAAAACAAGCTGAGCGTAATACTTCCATTTGGTGCCGACCCATGAGCGAACAATCCGGCAATACTTCACACCGCATTTGAGCGCTTCCTGTTGATACCATCCAGTTTGAGTATCGGGGTTGCGCACTTTGACAAGGAATTCGTGTTTCTCGTAAATGATACGCAGATTACCTTCTCCGATATACGGTTTGATTTTCGCCGTGGCATCGGCAACCTCTTTGTCCATTTGCGCTTTTACTTCATCGGGAAAAACTACTTCTTCGTCTTTTTTAGCGTCGGGTTTTCTGTACGCATCGAAGTATTTTTTCTCGATAGAGTTTTTCGCTTTTCGCTTAGCGGATTCCATCGAACTCACCGTATGGTTTGCCGGGCGAAAGAATATACCGCTGTTGTTTTTCTTCCCGGAAAGGGTCACAAAATCGTCCAACTTTTTATAGTGTACGGTCTTTCCTTTTCCATAAAAGAAGTCATCCCACGCTTTCCAGACGGCGGACGCAACTTTTTGAGCGACATCGCAATTTACGTTGTACGCTTTCTGGTAGGGCACAACCAACTTGTGGAACGCACCCTCAGAAAAGCCCGCTTGCTTAATCAGATTGGAACGCTGCACCAAAAGTGCTTTCCGTTCATCTCTGTTGGCGGGAGCGACTTTTATGGCTTTTATAAGGTTTTTATATTCACGTGTTTTGCGCAGCTGATGCCACATTTTTGTGGTTTTCGTAACCATTTGGTTGTAAACCGTACATCCGATGCGAAACTTTTTTGAAAGAAAAATTTCATCCTGTTTGCTGACCTTCATGGGAAGAGTCAACGCAAACGATGGCGTGCTATTCTTGTTTCCGAAAGCCATAATAGCCCTCCTTTCTTTGATTGATTATATCGGTATTATAATATTTTTTGATGCAAAAAGAAATCAAGTAGCTTTCTTATTTACAGATTGTACACATTCATCATTCTTGAAAACTCATGCGCCAATTCCTCCCACCGCTCACGCAGTGGGTTTCCTTGGCGCGGATTTTGTGATATGGTTTAGCTTGCAATGTACAACTCGCTGTTGGAAATGTTTTCCAGCCAGTTTTTGTTCATTACATTACCAAAACGATATTTCTTCTGCGACTTGTAGGACCAATCGCAGCCGGAAACGACATCACCGATGGCGTTCAAGTACAGCTCGCCGCTGTAAAAGTCGATACCGCCGGTTTTGTTGAATTCGTATTCGAGCTTGTCTACATAAGGTTCACGTTTCTTATAGACATTCGAATCGAGATTCTTAGCACGTCCTTCGTTCAGTAAATAAGCCCAATGAAAGTCCGTTACCTTATCGTCACGGTTATATTTCAAGCCACTAAGGATACTTTTACTTTCATATGGGATTGCTTCGTGAAAGTTATCACTGCTGATGCAAAGACTGCACATATCGTCATCTTTTTCATCGCAGTAGGTCCACCACTCCAGACTCGCCATAGCAAGGTCAGCCATCTTATCGACGGCTTTTCCGTTAGTGACCATGTAAAAACTTCCAACGGCGATACCACGCTCTTTGACAGCTTTCAAGGTGTATCGAATTGCCGGTATATTCAGAGAGATTTCCCCACCGGTAAAGGTAAGAGAGCTGATATAAGCTCCCTTCTCAAAGCTGTCGAGAAAAGCATCGATGTACTTTTCCTGAATATCGATGCTTTCGGCATCTCCGCGCAGGCAGTGCGCACAGCACATATTGCACCGGCGCGTAACTTCTATGAATACGCTGTTTGCGGCATAAATACGCATTTTTTCATGCCCTTTCTGTTATTCTTCCTCGCAATCGTCGTAGTCATCCGTGAAACTCTCGTTGCGGTCAACGACAACATTCACATCCGGCGGAGCGATTTTAGCCAGACCATAGTTCAAGAAGAACGAGCCGGGAATGTCATCGACATCGCCCCAGTTCCAGCAACCACAGTTGATTTCCAGCTGTCGTTTGCCTTCATCCGTCTTGAGATAGTCCTTGACAGCACTGCGCAGGACGCTTTCCGGGTCACGGATTTGCTCCGGATTGTAGCTAAACTGAATCAGTGTGCATTCCGTTGCGGATAAGCCAATGACCTCATTGGCGACGATAGTGAATACTTCCATCGCAAGTTTCCTCCCCTCACGCGTTGACGATACCACCGTGCTTGGCAAGCACTGCATTCACAGTCTCAACGGGGACATACCCATAGACGGTAAACAGCGGACGGGCTTTATTCTCGGCATACGGCAGAAACTCCTCGACCGTCTCAGACAGATTGCCGAGTTCGACCTTGGAGTAATCGCCGTCCTGCAGGTCCTTACTCGGTCTGCAGTAATGCATACTGCTTGCCTGAATCGACAGGCTGAAGCCGTCTGCACAGATTGCAATCGGCCGGAGCGCAGGGGTGCCGAAGATGGTTTCGGAAAAGGTCTTGCGGAGAAATTCGTTAACATTGTTGATAGCCATAGCGGTATACTTCCTTTCTATCATATGAGATGTTTTTGTCAGATGTGCTTTTCCCAGAAGCGCTCGAACTCTTCGTCCGGCATCTGGGCTTCGGTTTCATCCATCACGCGGTCGTAAGTATCGCTGGAAATGTCGGTCCCGACAAAATCAGCAACAGCCTCATGCCCGCGCTTCTGGATGGCATCCTTCAGGATAGCCCAGCGGCATTCATGGATAGCGTCCGTGAGCGATTTGCCGTCGTGCGCTTCCCAATATTCGCCGGTCTGCTGGATTCGGTAGAACTCATCCAATGCGTCGTCGACATCGTTTTCGTCCATGATGTCAGAGACAAAATTGAGCGGGTAAGACTGCCCGTCAATTTCAACATCTGCATGGCTGAACGAGTCATCATCATCGGGGCTTGCGCAGCATTCGACAGCAAAAACTTCATGGGTTTTGCGGTTGACTTTGCATGGCAGATTGAACATTGCACCGGAATCAAAGCAGGACTCGATGCAGGCATTGACCACATCGCTTACGGGAGACTCTGCAGCCTCCTGATACTCCGGCATGTGCCAGATGTCGATGCTTGCCTTGTTGGTATCCTCAATGTTGCGGACCTTCAAGACACGGACACCCTTCTTCTCCATGTGAATGACGGCACGGCACAGGTCCACACGGATTTCGTGTGAATCCATAATGGTGCCACGGTCATCCTTAGGTAGGAAGATTTCGATAACTTTGTTGATGTCAGGGGTTTCGGCAACGAAGTAGACTTTGTCATCGTGAATTTTGAACATTACATTACGCTCCTTTTGGTTCATACAAAAAAGGCGGGCTCCCTAAAAACAGGAAGTCCGCCTTTTAAGCGAAATTATGAAAAATGTACGAGCACAGGTAGTGCCATAGTAGATGTTATCTATCGTACATCTACAATTTTAGTCAGTTCGCACACATTGGCAACTGGTTTTTGAGCAACAAAAAAGAGCCACTACCCCCAACATGGGTAGTGGCTCAAATGGTTTGATGCTAATCGCAGCGTAAATCCTTTCATGTCCAAAATGGCTGGCTTCCCGCTTCTTTTATGGCATCAGCCTATGAAACCATCCCAATAGCCATTCCAATAGGCTTCGTCTTTTTCAGCGTTTATTCTACTTGCTTTATACAACCGTTGAGACTCTTCATCTGTGAGAGCATCCGGATTGCCCTTTAAAACACGAATTGCACCCCAAACCCATCTGAATCCGTAAGCCAACATCAAAAGATGAACAACAAGATTATAGTTCTTATAGAAACCAAACCAGAATTCAGATGACTCATGATGTTTCATTACATATGTATATACCATATCAGGAGACTTCAAGATGGCGTATCCGACAATCAAACAAATTAACAAACACACGAATTCCTTTTTGTCTCGCTTCTCTTCGTCTTTTTCTTTCCTGCAGACAAAACGAGCAAGAGGCTCAAATGGGTATGTTAAAAATTTCCATAGAGCGATTACTAATACAACAAAAACAGTGACCATAAAATTGTTCTCCTTTTATGATACATTTAATGAAGTCATTGGTCGACCAAGTCTTAAAGATAGCAGCTACCTTTCATTTAGAATCTACTATCTATAGTATGCCATTCGCAATTTTCTGCAACAAAAAAGAGCCGCTACCCCCAACATGGGTAGTGGCTCAATGAAGTAAATATTATTGATTATTCAAAATCTTTTCAGCCTTTGCTTTGACAGTTGCACGGATATCGTCAGATACCTGCAGCACATCCAAAGCTGCATCAAGCGTCAGAGTGCCGGAGCGAACAAGTTTTACAACACTTTCGGAAAGCGTTTCAATACGGCCTTTCTCAATTCCTTTTTGTTCGACATAGTCGCTGTAATTACACATCTGATAGCACCTCGATTCCTCAGATTTTTAACGCTTCCGTCACATACGAATCAGCTTCATCTTCAGATACAGAATATGTTTCCATCAGCATTTTTGTCGTTGCTTCTGCATCTTGTCCAATTTTCAGGAGCATTGCTGCGGCTTTGATACGGTCCTCGATAGATACGACCGGCTGAATCTTTACCTTTTTGTTTGTCATTAAGCAATCCTCCCCTTTGTCTAAATTTTACCATTTGTGCTGATGAAACGCAAGAAAAAAACCGCTTGCTCGAAAGCAGGCGGCAATTGGATTGGCTAATTATTGGTTGACACACTCCCACGATTAAAATCGTGGGATTCTACTTCAACGAGGCCGCTGGCTGACCCAGTCTTACGCCTCTCGGTAACGGCATGGTGCCCCATCCGTGAGAGCATTTTTACGCAGGGTAGCCCATTTGAGCTAATCCCATACGGCATATATTGATAGCTGCATTGACGTCTCTTTCGTGGTGCGTGCCGCAAGATGGGCAATCCCACTGCCGCTGCTTGAGTGTGAGCTTCGGGTAGATGTACCCGCAGCGACTGCAGCACTTGCTGGATGGAGCGAAACGGTCAATTTTCACGACCTCCGTGCCACAGTTGGATGCTGTCCACTCAAGGATTTTGACAAACTCACCAAACGCTATATCATTGATTTTGCGTCCCCAGAGTTTTTGCATCCCTGCAAGATTTAAGTTTTCAATGCAGATGATAGCGTAATCCGCTATCAGTTGGTAAGCAACCTTAAAGAACCAATCAGTGCGTTGGTTACATATTTTTCGATAGATACGGTCCAACTCTTTGATTGCTTTCTTACGGTTATTGCTTCCCGGCTTACAGCGTGAAATATGTCTTTGTATTCGTTGCAGCTCTTTCAGAGAGGCTTTATACCATTCAGGGGAATCTATTACGCTGCCGTCATCCAAGTTGAGGAAGTGCTTCAAGCCAAAATCCATCCCGACAGCTTTACCTGCTCGTGGAAGAATTTCATTACATCCCTCTTGGGTAACGACAAAGAGGTAGATATCACCTAAATTATCGCGCTTGACGGTTAAGGTTTTCACTTTACCCTTCAAAGGACGAGAATCAAAATAGCGATACTTCTTACCATTGATGATGACGCCGCCTTTGCCGTCAAACTTATAGCCTGCCTGTTTGAGCGTGAAACTTTTATACATTTCGCGCTTCTTAAATTTTGGCAGAGACTTCTTGGTAGGATGTGCCTTTTTCTTATTATCAAAATAGGCTTTATAGGCGCGGTCAACGCGCTCCACCACATCCTGAATAGCTTGGCTTCCAAGATTATGCCAGTGACCCCACTTGCGGCGCTTGCAGATTTTAGTAATGTACTTTTTCAAATCATTGGCTTTGAGCGTTTTACCATAGACCAAATAGTACATACGCCGCATAGCAATGCAAAAATTCCAAATCTCGGAGGCAATTTCTATCTGCTGAACAAGATACTTGTTCTTCTTGTTGTTGTACAGTTTGTACTTGTAGGTTTTCATTACAAGACGCATGAGCAGTAGTCTCCTTTTCTTTAGAATCTACTATCTATGGTACGCAATTCGCACGCTTTTACAACAAAAAAACGCTGCCTATCTTGCGGATAGGCAGCGTGAATTGATTCGTTCTTAATGCCTTTCATCCCACGACTAAAGTCGTGGGTTTTCCCGGCTTGTTTTTATAAGATTGGTTACGACTGACTTATCATTTACAGGCTCGGACTTTCATTCGAAGATATCGGCCAGCGACATTTTCATGATATTTGCACTGTACGAATATCTGTCCATGTTCCACAAAGAAAGCGTTCCGAAAAAGACTTCCTGCAAAAATGTCATCGGGACGAGGTCATCACCAACGAAAGAACCGCTGTCTTTCAGAAGGCGGTTGATGTCTGCTCTCTTGGTTTCGGGAACCTTGCTGGCATTGATGAATAGTTCTTTGGTTTCAGGGTCATAGTGGAAAAAGCTGCTGACCGGAACCTTCACACGGATTACATCCGAAGTTCCATCGCCAATCGCAATGTCGATGACATTTCTTTTTGGAATATACTCCTTGCAATAAGCCAGCATGCTCCGTGCAATGCGCTGGGACTCATTGTCATCCGGGACAAACGAAGAACGGATGCTTTTGGCAATCCTTGCTGCTGCAATCTTCTTTGGAAGATAAGACCCCTTTTCCGTCTCTTTGTTGACGATTCTGAGATGCTTATCATTCAGCCATTGCACCATCGAGGTGATACAGCCTTCCGGGTCGCAGCCATAGTTAATGGCGCACTCATAGTCGTTCATGCGCTCGTATGTACAGGTGCCTTTCAATGCGTTCAACATACATTCGAAAGATACAGGACTATCCGAATTGGTCAGCGCATCGAAAATGACATACTGCATAGCAAGGCTTTTTACGCCCTCGTTGTTTTCGGTGGACTCATCGACATTGAATTTCTCAAAGACCCTTTGCGGAAATTCCCGCCAAAAGCCACACAAGAAGTTATTGCTCCAAAGAATGTTTTGGAGCTCCGGGCAAATTGCCAGAAAAGCCTCTATCGAGGAAGAACCTACCAAAGGCCAGATTTTAGACGAATCGATAATGACGGCGACCCTATCGAATTTTGCTGCGCTATCGATATACCCAATCGGACGGTCTTTGCATCCTTTCTGAGTTCCCCACGGATAACCTTGCATATACAATTCAGAGACATTATCTCTGATAGCAACCTTTAGGAATCTGACATACTTGCCATAATCCTGATATGTACCAGAATCAAAGCGTAGCCATTCCTTAACGAAGCCTTCAAGAAAGGTCTTTTTTGGGTTATACAAAAATTTCATGATGGTATTTTCGGTAATGTAAGTGACTGCTTTCATAGCAATCCTCCTTATTGATATTCACATTTTAGCGTTTACAAGATATATTTTCACGGTGGTATTATTCGTTTCCTGTTGTTGCTTCCGGCGACCACTGCTGCGGGTAGGCACGAAGCTTATCTTTACGGCTTGCAATATCCGCACGGCGTATATCCCTGCTCGATGAGCTTCTCACGAGAGCCGGTATATTCCTTGCGGTTTGATTCGCTCATCTGAGAAACGGCGGAGCAGTCCGGTGCGTGGAACTTCATGGAGCCGGTGTTTAGAATGTAGGTGTTGATGACCTCGTCTTCCTGTTGCGGCTCTTCGACTTCCACCTCAGATGCAGCGGGACCTTCTGTCGGCTGATGATACTCGCCATAGGTGAATGTGACATCCTTACCATCAGAGGTGCAGTAGATGTCTCCGAGCTCATCTGTACGGAAAATCTCAATATCCTTGCTCTGGAGCTTTGCCAATGTGATGTCATGTGGGTGTCCGTAGCTGTTATCCTTACCACAAGAAATGACAGCATAGGCGGGGTTCACAGTGTCGAGGAATGTTTCAGAAGTAGATGTTCGTGAGCCATGATGCCCTACTTTCAGAACGGTGGATTGGATGTCCTGACCCGACTGAAGGATAACTTCTTCTGCTTCTTCTTCGGCGTCTCCCGTAAACAGGAATGAGGTATCTCCGTACACGATGCGCAGTACGATTGAGGTGTTGTTGGTGCCGTCCGGAACGGAATTCACGGCGATAACGGTAACTTCTGAATTACCCAATGAGAAGGTATCTCCCATAGATGGAATCGTCAGACCGTTTCCTTTTTCTTCCGCATACTGCTTAAAATTCCGAAATGCCTTGCTGTTGTAATCTGTTACAGGACAGAATGTCGCATCTGCGGTAACGGCCTCAAAAGCACCGGAAAGACCACCGATATGGTCTTCGTGAGCGTGCGTGCCGATAACATAATCCAAATGCCCGTTTGTTTCGCGTTCCAGAACGGAGTATACGAGGTCAGAGTCATCTACATTGCCGCCGTCAATGAGCATATAGTGCCCATCGCAGGTGACAAGAGCAGAATCAGCCTGTCCTACATCGATGAAGTGAATGGTGAAGCTGCCGTCTTCCATTACGCCAGCCGTCTGCTCGCTGTCAGAGACAGGGTTTTCTGAGACGACCCCGGATACAGGAAGACTACCCGAATCAATCGGGACCTGACCGCAGCCTGTGAAGCTGAGGGTGAAGAGCGCTGCAATTGCCGCTGCTGCTCTCCGTAAGAATAAGTTTTTGTTTTGCATGGGTTTTTTCTCCTTTCAAATAAAAAAGAGCGGACCTACCCCGGCATGGGATAAGTCCGCTCAAAGAACAGATTATGAATCGTGAAAAGGTAAAAATCTGCCGCGATTCGTATGGTATCTATGTTACAGTATCTATTATATGGAAGTCGCAAGTATGTGCAAGGATATTAGTGTCCTGTGTGCTTGTCGGCTCGGATGTCGTAGTAAATGAGGCTTCCACTCAACCCTGCGCCTTCGAAACATGCTGTGATAGCGTGCTTCGGGTATAGAATGAGCCATTCGGGGTCATAAACCACCTTTGCCCAAAAAAGAATGCTCGCCAAGGTAATGGTGAGCGGCAGAATCACAGTGGTTGTGATTTTCAATGCTTTGATGATTTTTTCTTTTGACATGGTGTCCAAAAGCATCTCCTCAATTTTTTAGTGTGGCTCTTACCACATAGCGCTGGCTGGTTGCTTCGTAATATCCAAATGGATAGCATGTGTACATGTACAAGCGGTCATTTTCATCGGATAAGTCAACAAGAACAGACCCATCCTCCCCTATTACGGTGCTTGCGTCATCTGTTACGGTTCCCGCTTGTGCGGAATCTACAACATAGACATATTTCCCGTAATCTGTGGTCACAACGAATTCATCTCCTATGCTTACATATTCAAGCAAAGAGAGTGTACTGTCGTTGTGAGAACATAAAAGATGGCATCCACTGTATCCGATTTGTGCGGAGCTTGGATACTGATATACACCGCCACGCTGGTTCAAGATAATTTGGTCATCGCCCCAAACCAAAGGAGCGTCCAATCCAATATCGTCACAAGTGATTGTGCCATACGCCAACCCATAGGTTGCTGGAGTCACATCACCCCATACGGAAGTGATTGCAGGTGTCGGTGTTTCTGTCGGCTCCGGAGTCGGTTCCGGCGTTGCCGTAGGAGCCGTTGTGGGCTTCGGTGATACCGTTGGCGCTGTGGTAGGGATAGGCGTTGCCACAGAGTTTGCGGCGCTGATAGCTCCGCTCTGAGGTGCTGATATATTGTCGGCTCTTGCACAGGCTGTAACGCAGGTCAGCATTCCTATCGTTACAGCCACCATTACTGCTCGCGTTCTTCGCATAGTTGCGCCCTTTCTTTCGTGTATATGAAAAAGCTGCCTCAGCTTTTAGAGCCGGGGCAGCTTTTTAGCGACTGACATGATGAGCCATTTTTGAGTTTCTTCTGAGAGTTGGCGAGGCTTACATTCTACTTTCTTGCGGATGCCGCAGGTGTTTTCGCCATCATAATATAGCAAAACACCAACGCCGTCCGGAATCTCGTCTTTGACTTTTTTGTATAACTCTGTTGGCATCGCGTAGTAGTTGCAATGCCCCACGAAGTTGTGACCGTGGTCGGAGTGAAAATCGCTTACGGAAATCTTGATTTCCACGCAGGTGATGATGGTGTCAATCGTGTAGGTGTGATTCGTTTTATGGAAATGACACCATCGTTCTGAGCAAGGTTCCTTGCAGAATTCAAAGTCAGAAGTATCCTTGTGGCATCCGGCTTCTTTTGCCATCTGCTGCACAGAGGTGTTTCCCGCTGTAAGAGAAGCCAGCTTGCAGGAGCCGCTTTTTGTTTCACTTGTGAAGCATTCCTGCACACGGACAAAGTCAACCAGTCCAGATTTAACAGTGCCGCACTCAACAGGTACTTCCAGAGCGTCGAAGCCTTGGCGAAATGAATCTACACGATAGCCTCCATAGCTGGTTGGATTCCAGTAGTGGAGGGCTTTTTCAATGTCACGGGTCAGTTGAGTCTTAGCCATTAAGCACTACCTCAAGATAGTCTGACCGATTTTGACCATTTTCTGACGTTTGCTGTGCAGCAGAAGCAAACGATAGACGATGACAGCAACCGCTGCCATGAGCAGGCATTTCAAGATTTTCTTCACAAGAATCACCCCCCTTTCAAACAACTTTTTTGGCTTTCTTGGTTTCGGGCTTTACGATACCGCCGCTGGCATCATAAACATTATACGGGAAATCGCCGTCGTTGACGCGCTTGGCAACGCGCTGCCCGGTGGCCGTCTTGTAATACTGGTTCAGCCGGTTAGCTGTACGGTAGAAGGCAAACTTTGCATACTGTGTGCCGCGTTTGACACGATTTTCACGCAGCAGTTCGTCCCGCAGCGTGATAGCATAATGCTCGGCTTCGTTGTTGGTGAATCCAGAATAGAACACATCCATGAATTTCTCAATGTAGATAGCGGGGACATCGTTCATGGCGGCTACAATGATAGCCGCTGTCGTACCGGCGGAGTTGAGTCCCGGCAGCGTAGCCTTTTTGATGCATTTGGATGTAGATTCGATTTGCGTGCGATACCTCATCAGCCACTCGCTCAGAGCTTCTTCGTGGCTGAGATTTGAGCCTGCGAACAGGCGACCGATGAGGTTTGCTGCGGAGAGAATCGTCTTGTTCGTCCAACTCATATCGTAGTCCGACATCTGTACACGGTTTGCCATTGAGCGGCTGTTGCCGGAGTCGATGTGCTGAGATTTTGAGGCATTGAAGGTTACATTCATGCGCACAGTCACGCCGGACTCCACGATAGCGAGCAATCTATGCTGACCATCGACCAGTGTACCATCGGAGGCAATGGCGATACCTTGATGTGTTGTATCCCAGTGCCCTTCCTTCATGTCTTTCGCCATCTTTTTGACTTTGGCGTAGTTGATGTTCCGGTTATTGTCGTTTTTTTCGAGCCACTTTTTAGCCTGTTCGGGCGAGATTTCGTAGCCGTCCTGCGTTTTCTGGTTGAAGTTATAGCGTCCCATTTGTGATTACCTTTCTACCCGTGTGGGCATGTGTTTGAGATATATTTTGCTTCGGAAAAAGCTTTGCATTTTTAAGAAAAATCTCTCGAGTTGGGAATTTACTTACTTTTATCGAGCTGGCGCTGCATGAGTTCCGTAGTAGACATGGCACAGAAGCCTGCATCGGCGGCTGCGTCTACCGCCTTGTAGTAGTCGTCCACAAAGAGAATTTGATACGGAGGAATATTGCAGACTTTGGCGTACATCTGCATGACGGTCACTTTGCGTTCAGGACTGGAAGTACCAATCATATCGTAGAACTGGTTCGGGAAGTGCATCTCCAACCAATGCTTTTTGAACGGCAGAGTGATGCTGTCCTGCACGAAAGAGATGCAGTATTTCGGGACATCGGGATGCTCCGCAAGAAACTGCTTGATGAGCTCGTTCGGCTCACCGATTTCGTCGAAGACCCTGTAGCCGTCCTTCGTCTCTACCTTACGGCGCAGCAGCCGTTCCCGATGCGCTTCACCTGTAGAATCGAGGCGCTGTTCACGATAGTGAATAAGCAGGGTGTCATCGAAGTCGAAAAACATCATTTTGATTTTAGAAAAGTTCATAGTAAAGCTCCTTTTTTCAGTTTCTCGCGGCAGCAATCTCGTGATGAACCACATCTGCCTCCGTCAAGAATATGTCGCTATAGTCATTTTCGTCTATTCCGGGACAAACGATATGCTGATACGGCATTGTACCTTCCTGTTCGATGCTGATGCGCCAGATGCCATGGGAGTAGGCAACGAAAAGCACGGTATCGTCGTCCAAGAACAACCAGACACCGGCAACATCATAGCAGCAGATTTCGTCTTCTGCATAGTTAGAATTGTCCAAACAGACGAGGTCATCGCTGGAGCCGTAGATTTTGACCATTTTCCCCTACTTCCTTCCCTCATTCTTTGCATAACGCGGCGCAAACAGGAATTCGTATTTGCCTGTCTTTGTGTTATGTTTTCGGATAATCGTGCCATCGCGGATGATTTTTACGCCGTCTTTTTTAATGACAGGCTTTTCTTCCCCCACGAAGTGCATGCATTCCAGTTCCTCGATGGTGTAGTTGTCTCGGCGTAGCCACTCGACGCTTTCCGCCACCTCATCAAGTGCCGGAATCACAATGCTGCCAAGCACATTCTTGGCTTCGAACTCATCCATGTCCTTTTGCCTTTCTGCAACAAAAATCTATGTTATATATCCAATATCTCGTGGTTACATCTGAAAGCTGTAACATTTATCCAAGAACGAAATCTTTCGTTGCAGCTTCGGCATCGGCGTATTGTTTTGCATTGCGCAGCACAGCCTGCATAAGAACGTCATGTTCCTCACTCAAAGCCTGCTGCATCGTGGTCTGCCGTGTCCGCCGCGCATAGCTGCGTTTCTGCATGATGTGCTCAATCTGCCGATTGGTCTCTTGGATTGCAGCAGTATCCATGCTTTTTTCGTGATGGTTCTTGTTCGAAATCGTCACAGCTTTCGCAAATTCTACTCTTTTATCCAACCGTGTTCACCTCCTTCTGGATTTGTGCCTCATACACCTCCGAATGTGAGCTGTTCGCCCTGCAAGGTGAGGTTCGGCGCTTTCTCTTTCTTCGGCTGTGCGGAGAAGTTTCCGCCGTTGCGACGCTTATAGGCGTAGCCCTTATGAGCCGCCTGCATCGACTTGTAGCCGTAGCCGTTGGCGTCGTCCAGAACATTGCTGGATTCTTCCTCTACCACGATATACCGCACATCACCGGGCTTAGACAGCCGGGAAGAGCGAATTACACGGTAAGCCGGTGCAGCAGGCGCGGGTGTATGTACTTCTGCAGGAGGGGTGCTGCTTTCAGCAAAGCCCATTTCCTGCAATACATCTTCGACACTTCGTGTGGGTTCCGGTTTTGGACGCTTTTTCTCGCGCTCTTTCCAAACCTTCAAAAGCTGACGTTCACTGAAATTGATAACTAAGCCCCAATCCTTGAGCATCTTACGGACGACATAGGTGGAGAAAGTAGAGTAGCTTGCATACGGACCGATACCGCGATTGATTTCGATAGAGATACGCGCCATCTGGCGCTCAAACTCCGCGTGATTGTCGAGCCAATCTTCGATGTTCGAGAGCAGTTCTTTCTTGCTGGTCGTTTCCTCCGCCTTTTTCTTGTTCATGCGAACATAGGCTTCACAGGCAGCCAGAATCGAATCGTACCCATTCGCCGCGCAGCCGTCCACACTTTCACGGTTCGCCGCATCGAGAATCACATATTGCTCGCCCTGCTTGATGATGGAAATGCCTTCGTCCTGCGATTTCTCTTCCTTCACATTTCCGCCCGTATCAAATTCCGGCAATGAGTCGTCGGTCATGATTTGGTCGAGAATCGTATCAAGGTTTTGCGTGTAATCCTTTTCCAGAACGAATTTGTAAACCTTATCGTATACGCCCTTCGTAACGCACTTAACAACAGCGTTCAAGAAAGCATCTCGGTCGGGAATTTCTACATTGTACAGCTTGTTATCGTAGATGTTCCAGATAACGCCTTTCTGCAGACCAGTGGCGAGCATATAACTCGCACACTGCAGGAAATGACGGTGAGACAGAGCAGAGACGAACTTCAGCAGATAGACGGTTTTGTCTTTTACGACATCCGCCATGCCGCTGAGAACTACTTTTGAGATACCCTTTTCATCCACGAAAGCGTTTAATTCGCAGCGTTCCTGTACATTTTCGTCCGGTGAGAACAGAACAGACAGGCGCTTGTTGATTTGGCTCTCTTGCTCTTTCGTGATAATCGGCAGTTCTACCTGTTTCACATAACGGTCTTGGCTTGTCATCAGCATCGTGAGGAACAAGACTTTCTGTTCTACAGACTTCCAAGACTGCGGCATTGCCATCTTCTTGTCTTTGTGCATGTACATATAGTATGCAATAGCACTGTCGATGTCGTAGTAGTCAAAGAAGTTTGCCTGCTGGTAGATGCCGATACAGGGAGCAAGGTCAATCATAGCGTCGGAATGCTTGACCTCAATTGGATGCACATCCTTTCGGAAAACAGGAGAAATTTTGATAAGGTCGTAGCAGGCATTAACATCTTCATCGAACTTGAAATCGAACATTTCAGAGATGTCGAATTTCGGGTTTGCTTCAATGTGTGTCTTTACAGGAGTCATCAATGTCTTGTCGCTGAGCAAGAAGTCTTTATCTTTCTCCGGCTCGACAAAGATGACCTCTTCCTTGCCGCGACTTGCCGCCACGCAGAAAAGGTTACGCAAAATCTCATACCGAACCATCGGCATGTGCATTCTCGTGCCCCAGTAAAATTCCGTAAAGTCAAAGACCACGCAGATAGGACGCTCCATGCCTTTGCTGCCGTCGTAGGTCGTAAAAATACCGACATCGGGACCCGGCGCAACACACTTGTCTCCGTCGTTGTCCTTGATGCTGGCGTAAACATGGTTCTTATCGTACAGGTTTCCGGGACGCTCTTCCAAGGCGTTCAAGACTGTGACCATCGGACCGGTACGAGCGCCAAGACAGAGAACATCTTTCGGGTTGACGGAATCGAGGTAGTCGATAACTTCCTCTTTCGTCATCGTCTTGACATCACAGTGAGCGTTTACGCCGTTGATGTTCTTGTCCCAAATCATGCCAAGCCGTCCGGCAAGGTCATGTGACAGGCGGAAACACTGGGTAAAGTTGACCTGCGTATGTTTGCCGAGGAATTTGTTGATGAAGTCCCAGATGTCGAGAGAGGTGTGGTCGTAAATTTTTTGCTTCATATCCCCTACTGCAATGATTTGCATGCCGGGGTTAGAATCCTTGACATATTCGAGCATCTTCGAGATTTCCTCGTTGATGTCCTGATACTCGTCAATGATAAGTACATCATAATGCCCGACCGGAATATGTCCTTCGAGGAGCCGCGAAATCTGTTCGCCCTGACCGACATCCTTAATGCCGTAGCGATAGAGCATCTTTGATGCGAAGCCGTGATAGTTTTGAACGGTTACATTGTCGTTGAGGATTTTCTGCTGTGCATCGAGCTTTAGAAGCCGGTTATAGGTAAGGTACAGAATTTGCTTAGAGGAATCAAACTCGTTGCACAGTACATTGATGGTAGAGGTCTTGCCACTGCCGATACAGGCATCACACAAGACATTCTTCCCTTCAAGAGCAAGCCGGACAAGGTCCTGCTGTTCCGTTGACAGGTCGTTACGAGTCATGAAATTCCTCCTAAAACAGATTAACAAAAAGTACCCTGACAGCCCACTTTGCCATCAGGGTACAATTTTGTAGTTTACGTCTAAAATTGTAGTCAATTCGCACGGATGTGCAAGTGGGTAGGCTCACATTTTTAGATTTTCCGGTTTACAGCATTACCTTGCTGGAGCCGTCGATACCGTACTCCGTCACTTTGACCTCTTTGGGCAACAGGTTACGGTGGAAGGTCACAATGTAGTCATTATAGGATGTCGGGCAGTCATCGGGGATTTTCAGCGTGGCGGTCAGTGCGTTCTCAATCGTGTCACGGGGAACATTGCCCATCGGCTTGGTATGCTCGACGACAATCAGCTTGCGCAGCGTCAGTGCGCGACCGCTGCTCATGTCGTTCTCGAACATGTGCTGCAATGCGTCGATGAGCAGGTTGACATCGTCCATCGTGATGCCGTTGCGCTGTGCCATCATGCTGTTGATTTGGATGCTCATATGGTACAGACCATACTCGACGAAGCTCCGACGCCCCATCATACGGTCTTTCGGGTTCTTCCGGCTCTCGCCGTCCTCATCGGTATTGACATTCTTCTTTTTGCTGTCCTTCTCCGCGCCAATGCGCTCAGCGTCAGAAGAAACGCAGCAGCGGGTAATGGTCATCGGGATGATGTTGACGGGGTCGAAAGAAACGGGCATAGACAACTGGAAAGCGCCTTTGATTTTGCCGATGACGCTGGAGCCGGAGAACGAAGTGTTTACCATGCCAAAGGTGCGGGCATCGAAGAAGTATTTGCACAGCGCGTTGTATGCCTTGAGCTCCGTCTCGCGGTCCATAGCCTTCTTGGAACCCTTGCTGCCCTCTTTGATGACATCTTTCAGGCAATCTCGGACGCTGGACTCGATGGAGAATGTGTCGGGGCTGCAGTACAGGTGATGGGTGGCTTCGTCCAGTTCGCCAAAGAACACCTTGTCGCGGATGAAGCTGCGAATCTTGTACTTGATGCACTCGGTAGACAGATAGCCGATACCGTCCTCAAACTGGCGGGGTGCATTGTCGTTGTCGGGGTCGCCGTTGGGGTTGCAGTTCTTAGCATCGAACGCCAGAACGATGGTGATGGGATTCTTGATAGTAATAGAGTCAGACATGTTATTTTCTCCTTTTTTATGCAACGGTAGTTTCATCAACGGTAGCAACGGTATTAACAGCGCTCATCGCAATGGTGTTTTCTTCCTTCTCACGCTTCTTAGCGATAGCGGCATCGCGGTTGTAGTGCATCTGCTGGTTATAGCCGATAAAGAACTCACCGCGCTGCACCTGCGTTAGACGACCGGGATAGTTCCCGTCCAGCATGTCGATGAGGTCCATAATCTGGTTGTTGATGGCGTTGTAGGTGCCCATACGGTTCGACTTCTGCGCACGGTTCTTGAGCTGCATGAAGTTCATCTGAATCGTAGGCATAACCTTTACCGGGTTAGTTACCACGCGGCTAAGGAAGCGCTTATCGTACTGAGACTGGTTTTCCGGCACGATGGCGTGCTGTCCACTCACCAGCAGAGCGAAGATACGCCCCGTAACATAGGCGGGACTCATGTTGTTCGGATTCAAGCTCACGGTAATATCCTCCTTGTAATTTCGGATAAGGATGGCTTTGATGGCTCCGGCGAGAGTCGGAGGGATGATATACATGGTTCCTGCCGGTGCCTTCAGGGCGTCCTTGCAGATGCGCTCATAAATCATCGGCAGAAGCTGCGACGGGTATTTCCCGCCGTTGTAAACGCAGTTGTTAAGCTGCATCCACATCTGGTTGTTGATAGGGACAATGCTGTTATCCTTGTTCATTGCGCTCAGAGCAAGGATAATACTGTCAGGACGCGCATAGTCTCTTCTCGTGCCATCAGCATTCTTGCAGGCTTCGCTGCGGTCGATTTCCATGTCTTCGTAGTGCTTGATGCAGTTGGCAAGCACTTCACCGACCGTAGTCTGCGTAAAGCTGGATGCAGAACAGCCTTTTTCCGGAACGCTCAACTGCCAGACATTGACGACCTTGTTCTTGTCGCATTCCTGCAAGATGTCAACACGCCCACGGCGGGCTTTCGCAAGGCGCATAATGTTGTCCGTCTTCTCTGCTTCAGACTCATTGCCGAACCAAATCCGCAGCATCTCGTCTTCTTCCGACTTGGTGACTTCATCAGACCAGACGATTACGCATTTTGTGTAGAGAGACTGAGATGTTACCGGAAGGAAGTAACAGTTTTTGGAACCGATAAGAGCTTTTGCCGCTTCCACGATTTTGTGACCGTCCTGCATAGTAACGGGGATAGCGTCGCCCTGCATTCTCCCAAAGTAGTTGGTGTTTGCTTTGTTGTTGGAAAGAATGTAGGTCATTTTCCCCCGTACAGAAACGGGACGGAAGAGCTTTGCTTTCAAGCCGTCTTCCCCGGTAATCATGCTTCGCATGTGTGCAGGTGCGGCGGTGATGGAGACATTTCCGTTGCGTTCAGCTTGAATCGGGAACTCGCCGTACTTCTCAACGATTTCCTCATATGCCGTTCTGAAGGTCTCATCATCGAAGATGGGGCTTCCTTCATAGAACAGAATGAAGGTGGAAGTTTCAGCATCTTTGAACGCCATTGCGGAGGCGACGAACTTGTTTTGGAGCGCCTTTTCCGGGTCCCATGTCTCGAAGAACTTGTAAGCGGCATTGAGCGCCGGAGACTCGCCCAAGTCACCACGGAACGCGAGCACCGCGTTTTTCATGGAGAGGTATGTTCCGGGTTTGCTCGTGCTGCTCACGTTGCCCAAGATGTACTGAGCCGTATCGCAGAAGAGATACGGGACCGGCGTGCTCGTGCGGGCACGGCGAACAGGAACCTCAAACACCACGCCGCGATTCTTCTTGTCGTGTCCGCCGAGGGCAAGGATGTCGTCAATGCTGCCGTCGTCGTTCAACTCCACGGCAAAATGGGCTTTTGCGTTCGTCCAGCCAAAGGGCGGGACTTTGCTTTTATCTTGATTTTCAAGGGTGTCGTAGTGTTTAACCAGCGCTAACAGAAGATTCATAGCAGCGAAACCAATCTCCTTTCGTATATTCGATGACGCCGTTCTCGATTGTCAGATGTCTGCAAACCAAGTCAGGGTCGTATTTTTTGGTGTAGTCCGGTGTGAGCGGCATAAAGCCCAAATCTCTTGTGATGGGTTGTGTGGGCTTGATTTCCATTTCCGTAATCGGGCGGAAGTACATGGGTGTTTCCATCGTACCCAGATACGGGAACTCCCTGCCGCAGCCGTTCTTGGCGTATTGGAGAAAATCCTTGAAGTGCCATGTAAGACCGTTCGGATTCCGCATGTCGTCCGTCTCGACAAGATAAGCGACTATCGTATACCGCACATTCGTCAGGCACTCTCTCGACCGCATACCGCCGAAATGCTTCTCGTTTCTCAACAGTATACGCTCTTTCTTGATGGGGCTGTGAATGAACACGGCCGTCGGTATCATCTCTGCGCCGGGATGCTTGTAGATGGACTCCATCGCGCCTTTGAGCGCCGAGAAAGTCGGCACATCATAGGTCGTTCCCTCCACACGCATACCGGGAATCGTGTAGGAAGCAAGCAGGCTGTTTACTTCCAGCAGAATCGGCACCGGATAGACCTTGACCGGCTTTTTGCTGCGGCTCACAAGGCTCGCAAGCTCCAAAATTTTATCGCTGCTTTGTCTGATTTTATCCACCATGTAAATGGCAACAGCGTTGCCGCTCACCTCTCTTTTTGTTATTTCTATAATACAATTATACCACAAATTTGTATTTTTTGCAACTTACAATGCCGTTCGTTCACAGTATGTTTGCAATTTAAAAATGGAAAAGACTCCCCGCAAAAATCAGCGGAGAGCCTTTGATTATGGGTTGAAATTACAGCATCTCTAAGCCGTATTCAGTGTATCTATGCATGTCGGTCAAGCAGCAAATATCTACAGTCTTTCCGGCATTCATGACGAGAGACTCTGTAACATCGGCAAAGCGGTCGTTGTAGTGCTTTCTTCGGACATTGACGCTGTATTTGCCGACCTTGCGAATATCACGGCGCGTTGCCGTCTGATTGCGCAGCTTTGCGATAAGCTGTACAGCTTCCGGTGTTTGCGGAATGATAACTGTGACGGTGTCTTCTTCAATTAGATGGAAATTTTCTGCGATTTTTTGAAATTGGATTTTGCCGTCGTCCGGCATTGCCATTTTGAGGATGCTCTTTTCATCAAGAGCTCCCCTGTAATACTTATACAGGCTCTCAAAATACTTGGTTGCGGTTTCCGGCAGAGTTATATCCTCGGTAGTAAACAGACGCTTTGTGATGTTCTTTTCGTTGTGCAGGTAGTCTTCCGGGGGACGACCTTTGCCCTGCAGAGCGCGTACCTCGTCCTGCGGACCTTCAAACACAATGAGCTTGCAGGTGTTACAGTCTCGTTTGCCGTTACGGTTGATGCGTCCTGCTGTCTGCAGAACGGAATCCAGACCGGCGAGTTCTCTGTATCCATATGGGAAGTCAAGGTCTACGCCACATTCGATTAGAGAGGTAGAGACAACGATACAAGGGTCGCCATTGGCGAGATGCTGTTTGATTTCTGCAATATATCTTGCTTTATCATAGGGCGTTAGGTCTGTTGTAAGGCAGTACAGCAGTCTGCTTCGTGCCTTACTTTTTAGTTCTTTGTACAGATACTTGGCTTCTTCCTTTTCATTCACAACGCAGAGGCATTGCTCATGGGAGAGGAGAATGGTGATAAGGTCTTCTACGCTGACATGCCCGGCATCTTCAATTCCACAGCGCTGAAACGGAGCGATGTATTTGGCGGGGTCATCGATGATTTCTTTGGGCTTGACCGTGTCGAAGAATTGCTCGATGGCTGGCTGCGTAGCGGTGCAAAGGACAATTCTGCATCCGTAGTTGGTTGCCAGCGATTCAATACATTTGATGCAGGGCTTGAGGTACTTCGGTTTCAACTGCTGGACTTCATCGAAGATAATGACACTGTTTACGAGGTTGTGGAGCTTTCGAGATTTTGATGGTTTATTTGCGTAGAAGCTCTCAAATAACTGCACATCGGTGGTAACTACGATAGGAACATCATAGTTCTCTGACGCGAGTCGCAGAAGATTATCCCCTTTGCTGTTGTCGAAGTCATAGCCGCTGTGATGCTCCAATACATTGCCCTTCCCCGCAATGTCTCTTAACACCGATGCAGTCTGTGAAGTGATGGAGGTATAGGGGGTAACAACGATAATGCGGGATACTTCAGTATCAGCTTTGGCTGCTGCAGCAGCATAGGCAAACGACGAAATAGTTTTAGCGCCTCCGGTCGGAATGCTAAGTAAGCGAATATCCCCTTTTGCGGATTTCGCGCCTACATCAAAGCATTGCTGCAGCATTTCGGTACGCATCAGATTGATTTGCTGTTCTTTGGAGAGGCTGTTGAACGGTTTACGACTGAGTTCGTTTGCTGCTGTAATCCACGGCTCTACATAGTGGCACAGCTTGTCATATATGGTCTGCATCGTGTCATAGGTATAGAGCCGCTGCACCGTTCCGCGTATAAACGTCTCTGTGTCGATATAATCCGCATCGACCAAGCATGAGTATTCCATGCGGACAAAAGAGTACAATCCCATGTTTTTAAGCGTCCGCGCATGGAGAGGGACATCGTTAAGGGCGCAGTTTCGTACTGGATACAGTAACTCCGCTTTTGTAACATCATTTGTACGCTTTATGAGCGCCGTGTCGATGTTGTTCTTCGTGTCCCACATATCGTGTAATCCGGTGTGATGCCCCTCGGTAACGAGGGCGGATACGAGGTCCCCTGCCTTGGCACAAGCCGCTGCGCCAATAATGGAGTGTGGACATTTGATATTATGCTCCGGGTCACGGATATAGCGCTGGAAACCATCCGTGCATTTACCTATATCATGTGCAAGTCCTGCACGTCTTGCGAGGGCTTGTCCGCCAATGGGAGCAGCGTATTCTGCCGCCAAGCGGCTTACATTCTGAAGGTGTTTATCCAGCGGCTGTTCCCTGCCGTCATCTGCTTTGTGGGCAATCAGAGTCAATTTTGTTTCACCCCTTTCGATTTTCTCTAATTATCTCACAATTGATATTGGCAAGCAACTGTATATAGTATTTATTTACTTTTCGTACACAATATATAGTGTTTACAGGCAAAAATGAAGGCTCCTACTACAATGAGTAGGGGTCTTTGTTGCTTGTGAATGATGTAAAGGAAAAAGAGCCCCTACCGCAGTCGGTAGAGGTCCTTTCCCACGCAGCCGCACGGGCTGCGACATTTTTAGTTTTTGCAGTCACGTGGACTGCGTTTAAGTGGTTGCGGATTGTTCCGCGATTAGCGCTTTCAATCTTATGCAGTCACACGGGCTGCTTCTTTCGGCTGAGTGTTGTGCCGGGGCGATTTCAATCTTATGTAGTCACGCGGACTGCGACCGCTAACATCAATCGTGGGATAATTAGATAATCGGTTTCAATCTTATGTAGCCTATGCGGGCTACTTCCTGTACCATAGTTCATCTGGGTACGGCGAGGGATTTCAATCTTATGCGGTCATACAGACCGCGACTGCCATGAGCCTACCCATAGGGCTGTTGTCAATCTTTCAATCTTATGCAGTCGCGCAGACTGCGACAGCAATAGCACACAATGACTACATTTTTTACATAATATAGCATTGTGTATCTTGCCGTCTTTCGGTGCTGTAATTATAGTGTGTTGCTAATATTTCATTGACTTCTACCTCCGTTTCCCGTACTTGCTGATGCGAAGCCTCTTGAGATTTTATGTTTGCTTGCGGTTCGCACTACTTTTTTTCGTCTGTACTAATTATCTCACAGTTGTTTATTGCAATCAACCTTGTATTGTGTTTATTTACATTTTATACATTTTTTGTTGCTGGGTGGAAAAAGAGCCCCTACCGCAATCGGTAGAGGTTCTTTCCCACGCAGCCGCACGGGCTACGACATTTTTAGTTTTGGCAGCCATGTGGACTGCTGCCCCGTAAATTCTTCAATCGTCCAACTTTGATTTCAATCTTATACAATCATGTGGACTATGTCACGGTCAGTCCGGAAACAATTGCAGCAAAGCAGCGATTTCAATCTTATGTAGCCCACATGGACTACTTCATCTGTACGATGATATATCGCACGCCGTAATTATTTCAATCTTATGTAGTCATTCTGATTATGTGATTGTTCCTGTCTCTAATATTTCATTGGCGTTTTCCTCCTGCTTTGTGTTTTTTGTTTGTACCAATTATCTCACATTTCATATTTACAATCAACCTTGTATCGCGTTTATTTACACTTTATACATCTTTGTGGGACGGAAAAAGAGCCCCTACCGTAGTCGGTAGAGGTTCTCCTCCACGCAGCCGCACGGGCTGCGACATTTTTTATTGTACAGCCGCGTAGGCTGTGTACTCGGTCGGTTTGTTGTTGTTCGTGACCTTGACGTTTCAATCCTATGCAGTCATACAAACTGCGACAAGACCCGCCGTTAAAAGTGCCATACCCGCCGTTTCAATCTTATGCAGCCGTGTAGGCTACGTTGCATTGGGTTCAATTTTGCAATAACGAGTGCAATTTCAATCTTATGTAGCCGCGTAGGCTACGTTTTATTTCAACCGCCCATCACGAACATCACTTAAGTATTTCAATCTTATGTAGCCGCGTAGGCTACGTTGGCAATAGCGCACAACGCCTACATTTTTTACATAATATAGCATTGTGCATCTTGCTGTCTTTTGGTGCTGTAATGGTAGTGTGTTGCTAATACTCCATTAGTATTTACCTCCTATTTTCTGTACTTTTTGGTGCGAAGCTCGCGGCGATTTTATGGTTGCTTACGGTTCGCACCTGCTTTTTTGCTTGCTTTAATTATCTCACGTTTCACATTTACAATCAATCTTGTATAGTATTTATTTACATTTTATACATTATTTTGCAGATTAAGGAAAAAGAGCCCCTACCGCATTGGCAGAGGTTCTTCTCCACGCAGCCGCACGGGCTGCGACATTTTGAGTTTTTGGCAGTCACGCGGACTGCGATGTGAATCCGAAGCGGGTTGCATTTGATTCAATCTTATACAGCCCACACGGACTACTTCGAAATCGATAAAATCGATAGTTGCATTTCAATCTTATGTAGCCGTATTGGCTACAATAACGCTAACCATCGTCTCCAACGCGGGGACCTTGTTTTAATCTTATGTTTATTGTATAGCTATATTATTGCTAATACTTCATGGCCTTTACCTCCTGTTTTGTTTCTGATTGGCTTGCCTTAATTATCCTACTTTTTGCATTTGTAATCAACCTTGTATTGCATTTATTTACTTTTTATTCATTTCTTGCTTTTTCCGTCAGATGGAAAAAGAGCCCCTACCATAATTGGCAGAGGTTCTTTCCCACGCAGCCGCACGGGCTGCGACATTTTTAGTTTTTGCAGTCATACAGGCTGCATTCCATGAGGTTAAAGTCTACTGCAACGAGTACATTTCAATCTTACGCAGCCGTACAGACTGTGACCAGAGTGGGAGGTGCCGCATGATTTCAATCTTACGCTTTCAATCTTATGTAGTCGTGTAGGCTACGATGCCTTTTAATTTTCTTAATCTGTTCCGGCTCGTATTTTCAATCTTATATTTTCAATCTTATGCAGTTATACAGACTTCGACGCGCTTCCCATTTTTGGCAGTCCAGCGGAACATATCTTTCAATCCTATGCAGTTATGCGAACTGCGACTGACGACTCAGACAACATCTGTGTTTCAATCTTATGTAGCCGCGTGGACTACGTTGTGCCAAAAGGCATCAAAAACATCCGATGTCCATAGTTTTAATCTTATGCAGCCCACACGGGCTGCGACCCCCTGCAAAGTGTCCTTTTGTCTGTAGTCAATTGTTTTAATCTTATGCAGTCACACGGGCTGCGACAGCAATAACGCACAACGACTACATTTTGTGTATAACATAGCACTGTGCGTTTTGCTATTTTTGATGCTGTAATTATGATGTTTTGCTAATATCCCATTGGTCTTTACCTCCATTTTGCTATGTTTGTTGGTGCGAAGCCCACAAGGATTTTATGTTTGCTTGCGGTTCGCACTACTTTTTTTCGTCTGTACTAATTATCTCACAGTTGTTTATTGCAATCAACCTTGTATTGTGTTTATTTACATTTTATACATTTTTTGTTGCTGGGTGGAAAAAGAGCCCCTACCGCAATCGGTAGAGGTTCTTTCCCACGCAGCCGCACGGGCTGCGACATTTTTGGTTTTGGCAACCATCTGATTGCGACAATGCCGGATAATAATTCAATCTTATGTAGCCGCGCAGGCTACGTTCGCCTTCTCCTGCCGTTGTTACAAGTCCTATCCAGTTTCAATCTTATGCATCCCTTATAGGCTGCTTCTCGTTTTTCCTGTCCTAAGGCCGGTAAGAACATTATTTATTTCAATCTTCTGCGGTCCACCAGACCGCCTTGCTTTTATTGGACAACTACATATCCGCACCCACTTGGTTACGTCAACGCTTTACATTCTTCTTCAACTCGAATCCACTTGTCTGCGTTCGCATCGTATTCCAGCACATCTTTGGCAACCATTTCCCCGTTCTCGATGTACTCTAAAATATGTCGAACTCGCATTGGCGGATTATCATGCTTCGCGTGCCAAAGTACAATATCTTTGTTATCCATGATAAATGCAGGTTTGTAGCTGACAAAAGGACTGCCGGGCGGTTGAGTTTGCCGACTCGCCTCGTAGTACGATTTTACATAGCCATCACGGGAAGTGTTGCGAATAGCGCGGGCACCTTCTTTGTCGCCTTGTTCCTCCAAGGTTTGTGCAATTTCGTCCACACACCGAGAAAAGTGCGTGGGGTCTTGACTGTACTTTGCGAAAATCAGCTTTCTGATTAACCGCATTGCGTCTTGCTGGGTCACGCTTCTCTCCTTTCACTTTTCGGTCGAGACCAGAAAGACCTTCTTACTAAACGTCCCCTTCTCAGCCGCCTTCTGGCTTCGGACCTGTTCGATTTCTCGCTTGGAAACAGCGCAAGTCTTGCCCATAGCGTACAGGACCTCCATCACATCCGCCATCTCCTCAGCACAGTCCAGAACACTCCGCTCCTTTGCTGTGTAGGCTTCCAGCAGTTCGGCGACCTCTTCCTGCAGTTTGTTCGTCAGAGCATCTTCATACTCCTTGTCGGACAGCTTACGGGTTACACAGGTCTCACCGCTCTTTTCGATAATTGCCGGGATGTTGTCCCGAACTAATTTCTGGTACATCATAGGCTTATGCTCCTTCCAGTTTACAGCGCCGCAGCGGTATGCGCAGTTTATGACAGGTGTTTTCGATTTCTCGTTCGTTTTCGGCTCCATCAAAGATTACACATCCTTTTTGCTGCTGTTTGGCGAGATATGTGGGCAAATCATCGTTTCCAATAGGTACGAACGGATATCCGCGTTCGCTGGCATACATAGCTGCCAAAGCAGCCATCTTTTTGCCGGATTCTGCAGCAATGACAACCTTGTCACGCTTAGCCAGCATCTTGTCGAGGTATTCCGACATTTGCTTACGGCATTTCATCATCGACAAAGGAGTTCCACCTACTCCGCAGAAAAACCAACCCTTTTCGCAGGTTTTATCCTCGCACTCTTGGCACTTCAAGTAGACGACATTGCCATTTGTATACGGACAATAAATGCTCATTTGCACTTATACCTTCTTAAAATATTTCTCAACATACTCATCTGGCAATGTAATGTGCATCTTATCCGGTCCGGTGAATTCCTTGAAGCTCTGCTCGCCACCGCACCAGACCAGGCGCCAGATGGTTCCGCGCTTTACCCGATATGGAATTTTCTTGCCGTCTGGACCAATCGTATCAAGCCATACATCGAACGGCTTGACGCATTTGTAGTTTGTATTGTACATACTGGCTCCTTACGCCTTCTTTTGGGGCAGCACCCAAATCTCAACATTCACATTCCAAGCGTTGGCGGCTTCCTCGATAAGGTTCAGCACTGTCACCCAGTTACCGCCTGCCAGCCCGCACCCGAGACCGTAAGGAATGCGGAAGGTAGCGTTAGGATGTTCTTTCATTGCTCCGAAAATAGCTGCTGCCAGCGCCGCGTAGTTTGTCTGGCGTTTATCTCTGCCATAATTTAGTTGACCGAACAGGTTAACGACATACAGCTGTGGAGCAACCTGAACTGTCTGGGAATCACCAAGCTTGTCGGCCCCGCAGATTTTCTTGTATTCATCGAATACGACAGGCCACTTGTCGCGAATCTGCTTAGCAAGACCTGCGCCCATCACGCCGCAGCAGTTTACTTGATGGCAGATGACTGTATCCTCATTCTGCGTCGGCGTTGTCAGAATATCACCTTTAACATGCTTCATGCTCATACAAACTCCTTGATGTTCAGAATATCGAATTTTTCTGACGCGAATCCAAGCAACTCGTTATAAATGCGAGCAGAAACTTCCAAGAACTCTGTGTCGCGGATTTCTTTTCTGCGCAGGAAACGGTTATCTTTCTGCATCTCTGCCGCAGTGCTTTCCACGATAGCCCATATGGAACTATTGATGACAATCGTCGGGACAGGTCCATCTTCCCAACATTCAATCACATGTTCACTGACCGCGTACTGTGTGTCATACACCTCATCGCTTAGCTTCGCGCTATAATACTTCGCATCTCTCTCAACCATGATGGGATTCATGATATTCCTCGCAGTCGGAATATCCTTGCCTTCCACGCTCACTATCTCAGGTCCAAAGAAACCTTTTGTCTTGTTGCTGAGAAGGATAAGCTGCATAGCCAGTGCTGTGGCGCACTTGGAAAGCTTTTTTGCAGTTTCATCCGGTATATCGACGGGAACATACTCCGCTGCTGGACCTTGCAGGTAGTATTTCTGCGCATCCTTGCCGTTGTGCGAGCCATCAAACAAAATCGAGGGCAATGCATCCAGAACAGCTTTATTTGCGTTTTCTTTGACGGTTCTGAGAACCGCAATATTGGTCAGCATATTTTGTTCTCCTTACTTTTTGTGGGTATTTGCAATCCCCCAATTAAGAGAATGTAACACACCAAACTTCAACACCATACGCAGTGTTAAATATACAACCAATTCCCATTTGTGTATATCCCGGAGTCATAATATTTGAATAATGGCTGGGGCTGTTTTTCCAACCCGTACACGCTGCAGACGCACTTGTTGCACCAGAGCACAAGATTTCCGCAGTTGTTGCACCATCATGAGAAAAAACATCGTTTGCAATAAGGTATTCGCATCTTGAATCTGCGATGCTTGATAGCGAAGAACTCACAGTAAGAGCTGACAGACCGCCCTCTGTACGCATTGCATTGATGTTATTTGCCACAGCCCAATATGCGGAATCGGAAGAGTCAATACTCCACCATGTTTCACCATCAGTTGCTGGGTCCATTGGCAATGCACCATACTCAAAGCTGGAAGACGCAGCGGGAGCAGATGCAGAAGAGCTAGTGTCACTCGAATTGCTATTAGTTCCAGAGGATGCAGAACCGGAAGACGAATTGCCCTTCGCGCTGGTTTTCGATGGCGAAACCGTAGAATCAACAGTTACAACACACTCAGCAGAAACATCGCCGACAGAAGCCGTAATTGTTGCTTTGCCATCGGCAATCGCAGTCACATTGCCGTTTGCATCAACGGTTGCAACGGTATCATCACTGCTTGTGTATGTAGCTTCTTTAATTAGAGCGTTTTCCGGCTGTGCCGTATAAGAAAGCTGTGCAGTATCGTTCGGCTGCAGGGAAAGAGTGGTATTGCTCAACTCAATGCTTTCGAGAGCCGGTAATACCGTGATTTTGCAAGAAGATGTGAGGCTTGTACCGTCCACCACTGCCGTGACGGTTGCGTCGCCTGCTGCCACAGCCTTTACTTCACCGCCGTTATTTACCGTTGCAATGGAATCATCAGAAGAAGCGTAGCTGATAGATACATGAGTAGCATCAGTAGGAGTGACAGCCGTTTCCAGCGTAGCAACTTCTCCTGCTGTCAAAGTCAATTCATCGGTAGTTTTCATTTCGGTTGGTGAAACGACAACTTCCAGCGTTTTACTGGTCGATACCGTACCATCTTTGCTGGACAAGGCAACTTCTGCCGTACCGGCGCTGACAGCCACAAGATTACCGTTGTCATCTACAACCAAAATAGACGGGTCACTGGATGTATAGCGCATTTCGAGTTTATCCAGCTTCTTTTCCAGTTCTGCCGTTTCCGGAGTTGCACCATCAAAGGCGTATTCCGGGGTAGCGACAAGGGTCGTCCCCTTTTCAATGGTGTCGGGCAAATTCAGCGAAACGCCCGTGACATCGACTCCGCAACCTACAAGGCTCAACGCAAGCGTGAAAGCCATTGCCAGAGTAAGCAGTTTTTTGATGATAGCAGTCATACTCTTTCCTTCTCCTCTCAGTATGTGAACAGCAGCATTGCCAGAACGATACCCACCGCCATGAGAACTACACTTATAACCGTGACGACATTGCACCTGTGGCGCATATCCTTAATTTCAGCGTATGTTACCATACAGTTTGTTTTCTCAGAGAAGTACGGTTCACTGGGAATACAGAACCATCTTACAACGAAACTGCCAACTTGCATGACAATGGAAATTGCAATTAGAATGAATCCGATGATGTTTGTGGTTGTCATTGTTTACCTTTCCTCCGGGGTGCGCTTGTATTTCAAAATGAGCTTCTTCGCATTGGCTTCTTTTACACCATGCAGGTCTATGTCTATCTTCGTCAGGTCTTGACGAAAAACGGCACGGATACGGTGCTGGTCTTCTTTGTCAGTGGCTGCAAGCACCTGCGCAAAAGCTATCTGATGCGTGGCGAGAAGCTGCTTTATCTGTAGTGCCAACTGCTGCTTGGGATAGCAGAACAAGTAGTCTCCGTTTATGAACATATCACGGGGATACAGAAACGCTTGGTCAAGCTTTGACGGGCGTGCATTTATGAGCGCCAACTCTGGCATATACAATGCTTTGTCGTGCATCATGTTATACATGATGTTGAATGCTTCCTCTTCTGTGCAGCTTATTGTGAATGTTCCTGTTAATTGGTATCCCATTGTTGTTTCTCCTTGTTTTCCGGATAAATTGCTTGATTTGTTTATGTGCTTGGCTCATCACGATGAATCAGCATGACATTTGCCATGCTGGTGTAGTAGTATCGGTCAGCGCTCATCGTGGAATCAACCTCAAACTTTATGTTTTGCCCGTTGTCTACTACCTCATAGCTTACAAGGCGTGATGTGACCCATTGGTTGCTGTGACGGTAATAGATGTAGTTATACTCTGTCGCTGCAGATTCCGGCGAGGTTATCCGTTCATCCGTTTGCGCAGTCTCTGCCGTTTCCCTTGTAGTGAACATCTGCGCCGGGATGTATTTTATCTCGTCGATAGTCTTATCCGCTACTTCGCCACAACCCTCGAAAGCTACTGCGATTACGACTACCGTAACCATGAATAGTGCTTTCCGTACGAAGCTCAAGAATTTCTTCAACTTGCTCACCACACTTCAAAAACCGCCAAACTAGCGGTATATTTTCCGATTCATCATACCCGTATTATACCATAAAATTGTATTTTTTACAATCTTGTCTGCTCTATGTTAATACTCTGTACATAAAAATCTATGCTCCCCTCCAATGTGGGTGTTTTGGCAGAAACAAATTAGAAATTCTGTTCTGGAGCTGCGTTGATGGCACAGTCTGGATGCAAATTGGCAAAAGAAAAAGCCGCCCACCCGGTCAGGGGTGAACGGCAGGAAACGCTATCTATGTAAAAAAGACGACTGAGTTCGTCAGAGGTCTTGTAATCTATCAGGCAGCCATCTTCGCTGCGGTTTTGCCCTTCGGGCCCTTCTTTCGTGCATTGGCTTCAAGTTCCTTCTTGTTGGCATCGTACCAAATCTCGAATTCCTTGAAGTTGTTCAGTGCCCAAATCTCAGGAGAAGCCTTGCGACCGTAAATCTCTTCCAGCAAATGGATAACTTTACGACCAACTTCTTCCATGATTTCGGCATTGTATCTGCCACCACTATCCCTAAAGCCTTCAGGCATAACAATGTCGTATTTCGGGTCGAGAACTTCAAGCCCCGGCTCCAAAACGCGAATGCCTTTGTAGCCAGCTTTGCGTACCGCTTCAAATTTGAAGCGGTCCTTTTCGGCAGCATCTGCGTGCGGATATTTTCCATTATACTCATAAATGAGTCTCTGGATATGGTCCACGAAGTCTAATCCCAAAAGACTATTTTCGCCCAAGATGTTTCGAACATCAAAGAAGGGGTTGGCAATTCCGTTTTCACCGGCAAATGCCAACATGGGACGTGTGTAAAACCACTCCGGCTTGGAAATAGCGTTGACTCTTCGCATCATGCAGTCGTAGCAGCCAGTGAAACCGTTGTTTACAGAATCGACAACACTTCCGATTTGGGCTTTGAATTCCTTGCCGCAATCAGGACACTTGAAGATTGCCTTTTTATCGGTCTTGGCAGTAACTTCCAAGGCAGATTTTTCGTTTTTGTTACTCCACATGGCGGCAACTTTTGGGTATCTCGAAGCAAGGTCGTTGATACCGGGAACAACCTTGCGCCCGTTGCAAACAGGGCAACCAGTGGTTCCGTTTTCTACAGCATAGACAACATGTTCGATTTTGGTTTCGAATTCTTTTCCGCAATCACGGCATTTGAAGAAGACCTTTTTGTTGCTCTTGACGGCAACTTCTGACGCGGATAACTTGTTTTTACCGCTCCACATAGCAGCAATTTCCGGGTACTTCGACGCAAGGTCATTGACGCCGGGAACAATTTTTTTACCTGCGCAAACAGGGCAGCCCGTGAGGTTGTGGTTTACAGAACGAACAACATTCTGAATCGTAGCTTCGAATTCCTGCCCACAATTAGGGCAAACAAAAACAAGCTTTCTTTTGCTTCCTGCAGTAACCTCAAAAGCAAAGTGCTTGTCTTTTTCACTCAGCATTGCGGCGACCTTAGGAGCAACCGTAGCCAAGTCATTTTCACCAACAACCAGCTTTTGGCGACCTTTTCTGGTCTTAACTAGCTCTTTTTTCTCTTCCTCATACGGCATCTTAATACCAAGAGTCGGGACCGGAGCGCAAGCAGCGCAGTTGCAGGTAGTGGTGTGCATAACATTCAAATAAGCATTCATAATTTTTCTCTTTCTCCTCGTAACATTCGAGGTTTGCAATAAAAAAGCAGCTACCATCCAACATTGGAGGAAGATGATAGCTGCTACATTCATAAGCCAACTTCGTATTAGATGGCTTTTTGGTTATTCTTTAGTTGTTTTCTGACTATGGTGAAGAGCACCACGAACGAACTGATTCCAGCGAGTGTGGTACAAAACAAATCCGTCTTCAAACTCTACCGTGATGTTGTTGACACCATGATAAGCGGTGCAGGTAGCTTTGCTGCCGTCCTTCATCGTCATCGTAGTGCCGACAGGCTTCGGAAAACCGTGTTCGTCCTTGCGGGCTGCACTGAAGATATGCTTGCCGCATTCAGGGCAACAGTTGATACCGGACGCAATAGCCCGCGTCATGTTGCGGACGCTAGTGACAAATTCCTGCTTGCAATCGGGACATACAAAGATAGCGCGTCTGGACGACCATGCAGGAATTTCGCTGGGGGTGTAATCGTTTTTGTCGCTCCACATAGCAGCGACCTTTGGACGCTTGGTAACCAAATCGTTGATGCCAGGGACAACCTTGCGACCTGCACAAACAGGGCAACCGGTGTTGCCGTAGCTTACAGATTTAACAACACTGTAGATGGGAGCCGTGAACTCCTGCCCGCAGTCGGGGCAAACGAACAGCATTTTTTTGTTACTGTTTGCAGATACCTTGCCGGGAGCGTAAGCATTCTTGCTGCTCCACATATTGGCGACTTTAGGGCATTGAGTTTTCAAATCGTTGATACCGGGAATCACCTTGCGGTTCGCGCAAGAAGGGCAACCGGTGTAGCCGCGATTCACAGAATGGACGACATTGTGAACAGGAGCCTCAAACTCTTGCTTGCAGTCAGGGCAGACGAATAACGCTTTTTTGCTGTTCTTTGCAGATACTTCACTGGGGGTGAAAGCGTTCTTGTCGCTCCACATGGCAGCAGCCTTGGGGCACTCGGTAGCCAAATCGTTGATGCCGGAGATGACTTTCTTGGAATTGACAGTGTTGGTATTCATGGTAAACTCTCTTTCTCCTCGTATTTTCGAGGTTTGTAAAATAAAAATAGCAGCTATCATTTTTACGATAACTGCTTCATATATGAGCAAACGGCGTGTAGCCGAATGTCATGCTGGGATTTGGTAGAGTGGCTTACTGCTCATTGAGCAGGATTCCACCGTGCTTGGCGATGATGGCATCGACAACAGTGAGCGGCACATAGCCGTACACTCCGTCATCACCATAATCGTCGAGCAAGGACTCGGACGAAGACGGAAACCCGATTTCTACGCTCGCATAACTCCCGTCATCAGCCTTCTGGCAGTAGTGCTCATCAGATGCCTGAATGGACATCTTGAAGCCATCTGCGCAAACTGCTTCGGGGCGGTTTTCGTGCATCGCCATCATAGCAGCAAATATGTTGCCGCTGCTCTTGGCAATCTTTTCCTTCTTCAGAAGGTCGGTAACGCGGATGAATTCGGCGGTGTTCATAATAGTGGTCATGGTAATCCTCATCTTTCTCCGCATTACGCGGTCTCACAACAAAAAAGACAGGTCACCCGATTGGTGCCTGTCTGAATTTGTCAGATTATGAATGGTTTGTAGTGATTTGATATCTGTCGTACAATATCAATTCTATGCCGTTCGCAAGTTTCGTCAATGCTTTTTCAACGGTTTGCTGCAGCTACGCTTCCTTCTTTGCTCTTGGCAGCAGCTACGCAAAAAGAAAAGACCCGCCTGTTAGCCGCAGGCAGGTCTTTCTTCGCAGTGAGCATTTAAGGTCGGCTCAGGACCCTATTCGTCTCTACCGAAGCAACGCTATCAACGCTGTTCAGTATGTTCTATTGTATGCCAGTCGCACGGGTCGTCAACTATGTTTCGCAGCTACGCAACAAAAAGTCTCTCCTGTTGGCAGCATCCCTTTCGCTGGGAGAGTGTTTCCAGCTCATTTTGCTTCTCGCATTAGACCTTTCCACTTCTCCTTCAGACATTCGCCAAATTTTTCGATGCTTTCTTGCTGCTCATGGTAAGTGATGTTGCTCACCCGTTCATATTCAGAGCGTGCCCATTCATTCCAAGTGTTATAAGCATCTTGTAATTTCTGCGTTTGCTGAGGTGAATCTGCCATTTGTTTACGCAGCTTGTTAAGCTGCCTGTTGTTGTACTGCTGTAAGTAGCGGTATTTGGAATAGTATGGGTCCTTCTTGTTGTTTACCCGAATGCTTTTGTCTTTGCATGCCTTGCTGCAGTATACTTTGTTCCGCTGACTCAAACGGAAAGCCCTCTTGCAACAGGGACAGATAGCAATCCGCTTTGCAGACTCTGACGCATAATTGGCGTAATAGAAATCGATGGAAAGATAGTCATATAAGTCTTTCACCGAGTAGACTTGGACGATTTTGTTGTTTAGCAAAGCAAAGGTTGTTATAACCTGCTTTGGCATGAATACGACTTTGCTGCCGTCTGGTCCCTTTGTATCATGGAACTCTGAAAAGACGGCGTCTAACTCCGAGAAAGCTTGCTGGGTAAGATTTCGGGTATAAGTCAAGGCTTCTTTGGCTGTAGCTTGGTTCCTTTGCGTTAAAGCATCGGTACAACTGCTGCTTGAATCCCAACAGAATTGCTTTACGAGGGGCTGTCCTGAAATAATTTCGATGGCTTCATCATCCGCGCAATTTAGCAGTTTTAGAAGCGGTTCTTCTGGAGACAAGCAATATCTCGCAAAGTAATTATAGAAGTTTATTGTATCTGCTCCGATTTCTCGCTTTGAAAGGACGGTAGCTTTGCCGCCGTGCAATACCACTTGCAAAAGCATCCCGTCACAAAATGCAATGTTCATAATTCCTCCGCTCATATGAAAAAGGAGCTTCACCCGCTTTTAGCAGGCAAGGCTCCGGATTATTTTAGCTTAATCTTCGAGGCCGAAGGTGAAGCCCTCCTCTTTCATGGCGACGAGGCTGCCGCACGACTGAGCTTTCCTGCCATCGATAGAAATATCCAGCGTCAGGCTGGTATCCTCGTTATCCAGCCAGTTGGGGCGCAGGTCGCTGATAAGGTTGTACAGTGCTGCGACAGCATGAACAATCAGTTTCTCCTCGCCCAGTGTGTTTCCAATTACTTCGTCATCGTTCTCCACGGGAACGCTGATGGATGCAGAGAGGCTTTCGAGCTCGTTGTCGTCATTCTCGCGGAATGCGGTAGCTTCGAATTTCAGGGTGCAAGTGTTCATTTTGCTATTCTCCTTTGTGTGTTATGGGACTTCTTCTTGCACTCTTAATTGTACGCAGTTCGCACATTATAGCAATATAAAATTTATTTAATAAAATCCGAGATATTTGAATTTAATTCGTATTATCTTTAATTTTGCGATTTTTGTGCGGCTCTTATTGCTCTGATAGATTTCTGCCGTTTTACATTCGTTTAAATGCGTCGTGAAGTCTCAGCATAGAAAATGCGTGAAATTCTTTTACATGTTTTGGAAGATTGCGCCGTTTATAGTTTTCATAACTATCAAATTTTTTGAAATAAAAGAGTAATGAGTAGAACATCACAACATCATCTGAGTTTTTACCTGTAGTTGCAGTAAAATAAGGGGAATTATAACTTGTCAAAAACTCGCCAAGGATTTTATAAAGCTTGAATTGTTTTTCTGTTAAATCAAACCATGATTTTGGTAGTACGCAAAGATTTTTGCTTGCCTTTTTTCCGCTTAGCGCGGATTCATCATGGCTTAGCGTTTTAGCTATTGATTTGAGCATACTTGATATAAACCCAGCTACTATATCACACATTCGTACCCCAGCACAGGTTTTTGAATCTACTTCGGTTGTGTTTTCAAATATTGTCTTTACAGCAAAAGCAGTATCACGCTCACGGTCAATTTTGAGAATAACATCTGAAGGCTGAATAGATTGTTCTGCTAATGTGGCTACCAAACCAAGAGTATCAATCATATAATCGAATTTTATTGGATAGGTTTTAACAGTGATTTTGCTTGAGCCGATGGCGCATCTTAAAGCTGTAAATGCGTTTACTTCAGTATATTTTCTTCTCACCCCTTTGTCCCATTGTATTACATTATTCAATTTTGAAATTATGCTTTCTTTGAACTGAGAATCATCGTTTGTAGTAAGAAGGTTTTCAAGCCCTGCTAAAACGTTGTGGTCAGAATAGATATAAAGGAATTTGTTCAAAATGTAAAAAAGCGCCGTTATAGTTCTGGAATCATAAGAAGCAGGAAAAGAAATATTTATTCCATCTCGTGTTAGAACCTCAAGGGGACTAATTATATTTATTTGATATATTGTTTTAGTCTTAATTAAGAGCTGAAATAAAGCCGTGTAAAAATCAATATATCTATCACTGAAATTAGCTATTCCATAATTATAATCTGCTTTTAACTTTTGTGATTTAAGTTCAGGCAAGTCTCCTTTTACACCTGGAAAAAACTTGGCTGCCCATAAGTTTTCAATTTCTTGGTATTTTTCCATTGCAACAATACTGTTTTGTGCATTCCATCCGATATAGCACCCGACATAGTATTCAGGACCTTTTTCAAGTCCTCCACTTTTGCACCAGAAATTAGGAATACCATTTTTGAATTTGATATTCCCGTTTTTATTTGATTCGTCAAAATAGAAGCAATACAACGACTTGTTTTCCATCTGAATATGCACCACCCTTGAAATTATGAATGCAAAAAGCCTCCCACCGCAGTCAGTGTGATACTGATTACGATAGGAGGCTTAGAACCTGTTGTTATGTCTGTATTATAACATGTTTTGGGAATTGCGCAAGCCTCATTTTGATGGGACAGTTCAATCAAAAATCGTATTTCCAGAATCCGAAGTCTTCTGCCGGAGGCTCGTTGTACCAGTCATACTCCTCTGCTTTTTCATCATCCAAATCGTCATCAAAGAAGTCGTCATCAGTGACGGGAATGTCTTCCCGAATGTCTTGCAGGGGCACGAACGTGGCAGCGGTGGCGGTATAGTCGCCGTCTTCGAGCACAATCTGCACGATTGCGATATCCCCTACTTCGGGGACAGAACCGTTCTGGACGGATGCATCGGGGTTACGCTGGACATCCACCTCGACATCGAGCGCCGGGATGAAGACCACGATGGTCTTGTGGGTGATGGCGGTCACAGTGCCGGTGTGAACGGTTGTTATAGTTTTTGTCATTGTGATTGTCCTTTCGTAGTTGAATTCAATTTTCTAGTTCATTAAAAATAAAACATCTGGTCCATTTTGTAAATTCAAAATAGTCCATTTTTTCAAATTTGTTTGGGTTCGAAATCATTTGTGATAATATTTTTATATACTTATCACGATATGTTGTATCAAATGTTTTTTTATTGAAGTTTTCTAATGCTATTGACGACTCTTGATTTGCCACTTCTAGTACAGTTTTTACTATTGTGAAGAGCACACTTATTCCAAGTAATATGTAAATCATTGTATATATGCCATCAATATTAAATGTTAAATATGGTTCTGTAATTTCTTTTTCATAAAAATCTTTAATCATGTCAAGTAGTACAGGCACAATTATATATATTGCACTTATAAAAGATGAGAAACAGGCGGAAGTAGCAGATACAATCATAGTAGAAACAGAATCTAAAATAATAAATAGAGTGCTAATATTACGAAAATTCGCTTTCAATAAAGTGTATTCTTTTTGCAATTCTGCCATGTTTCCTTCTTTTATTGCATGAAGTAAATATACTGCACTTTTCTTTACAGCGGTATCAATTTTTACGCTTAATGAACGCTTATTGCAACTAAAGATTGGTTCATCCAACGATTTTTTGAAAATTTTATAAATTTCAGACTTTGTTTCTTTCATAATTCACCTTTTTTTGTGAGTTTTCCGTATTTTTTAGCTTGCACCAGTTACTACTTCTCCGATGTAATATGTTTCCCCATCCACATAATAGAGCTTTCCCTTCTCCATATTCGGGAACACATCGGCAAACGACTTATCGGTATCAACGAAGTCCGACTCATCTGTTACATATTTTCCCCTGCTGCTCTGTTTCAATTGTCGAATATGCCCGCCGTTCTTCTTGAACTCTTCAAAGGTATAGGCTCCGACGACATTCTTGTCTACCCAGCATTTCAACTGCATTTTACCGTTGTTCATAGACTCGAAGTGCTCATTTGCAAAAGCAATCAGCATAGGCCAAGCCGAATCAATAGCCAAAAAGCGGTAGGCAAAGTTCTCATCCTTCATGGCTTCAACTTTTGAATTTCGGACAAACGGAGAAGGAATACAAATGTCGTATCTATTCCCATCTGTGCCATCGAACATACCGTACATAAAGTAATGATATTCCATCATGTTCTCCCTATCGACTTTATCTATCCGACTTCGCCGCATTGCACTTCTTACACAACATCTGCAGGTTGTCATCCGTGGTATGCCCGCCCTTGCTCCAAGGAATGATGTGGTCACCTTCCATATCCTCAAAGGCGTACTCGGTATTGATTCCATTTGCAACGCACAAGGGACACTTATGCCCTTGCCGCTCATAGGCGCGAAGCTTCTGTGACTCAGTGAACGCGCGAAGGGACAGATGCTTTTCATCACGCCAAGTACGGTCAGAGAGGATGAACGGGATGATGCCTGCCTTCTTAGTTACATCATCATCCAGTACGAGTTTCTTGATGTCCGTTTCCAAAGCGTTGCTATTGTACTGCTTTGAATGATATTGGTTGTAGAGCAGTCCCCATGCCTGTGCATCCGTAATTCCCTTCCGCTTAGTCGGGAACAGCATTTTTACCCAGTTGATTACCGACTGGAAGTAAAGCCAGAGGTCATTGGCATCCTCGTCATGCTGGTGAACCGCCATGTACATCTGCCCAGATTCAAGGTTGTCACGGTCAGCAATCCATGCCAGTGCTTTTTCCAGCAATTCCTGCCGAATCGGGTTGCCTTTCAGATAGCCTTCAGCCATCTTCGCAGCAACACAGTTGCGCTTCGAGAAATAGTTCTTGGCATCTGCCAGCCACGGTCCTGTGTATGTAGCGTTCAAAAGCTCCTGCGGAGTCAGAACTTCGCCAGCGATGTTAATACGCTTAAACCATTCCAGCTTTTCCGTTTCAGAGCCTTCACAGATGTTCACGGTCAACTCGTAGTCCAGAATTGCCTGCTTTTCTTCGTTGGTCAAGTTTTGGAAGAACTTGTCGTTGCCGTTGATTTTGACGGGGAAATCCTTGTTGACATACTGCGCGATAGAAATTGTCCGCTGTTGTCCGTCGAGAACTTCGTAGGTATCCGGACCGGTCTTAGACCAGTACATAAGGTTCAATGGGAACCCGTTCATCACTGAATCAATGACGGCTGCACGCTGTTTATCAGAAAAGCAGAAATTTCTTTGGTAGCTCGGCCTAATTGTGAGTCGATTGTTGTACCCGTATACGCCGCCATCTCCGTCATCCGAATAGTTCTCTACAAGGTCAGATACCTTGATTTTGGTTTCAGTAATTTTCATGTCTTGTTCTCCTTTTATATAAGCTTCGTATATGTATCAATTTCTTCAACCTTGATACTCTCCACTAATTTTTGTAAGATATTCCACTTCAAATAAAATTCGTTGTATTCACATTTTACAACTTTTTGTGCATTTTTATTTATTTCAGGATACTGTAATGGGGGCCACTTTTTGTTTACTTCTTCTAAGTCTTTCCATGCAACTGTATAGCGGTACAGAGCCATAAGTAATTCTCCGTATACAGTGAAGAACTCGCACAAATGTGTTCCCATTGGTTCAGGGAATAGTAGTTTGGATTTGTAGCCCGTTTCTTTAAGTTTTTGTATTACTGTTAGTAATTTTCTTTTTTCATCTGCATTATTTGGATTAGCATATGCATTATACGTATCTTGCATTTCAGCAGTTCCGGTCAGATAATTTGCGGCCATATCCCACACAATAATAATGTCTTTTTCATCTTCTTGAGTAAAAAGAAAAGCTGCGTCATTCTTGCATTTTAGTAATTCGAATAATAAGACAGCGATGTCCGTTCTCTTGTCAAATAGAGCTTGTTTGTTACTAAGTTTTCGTTCTTCTGATATTTGGTACATTGAAATACTACATGCAATAACAGCACTTACCGCAGCTAATGCATCCCAATTAAGTTGTGCCAAGTCTTTGCATGTATAATATAGTACCAATAATGAGAGGTATATCATAATTATGTGTCCTTTTGCTTTTATTTTTGCTACGCAAGAGTTGGTATAGCCTTGAGTTTCTTGTATAAAATTAAATATGTTGCCGAATCAAAATTCGTTTGTATGGAACGACTGCTTTGCCAGTAGTCGAAATATAACAAGCCAGACGGTTTCCTTCTTTGTAGCTGCCCGTATTTCCTTGTTCATAGTATTGATTTACGAATTTTTTAGACATTCCTTTCCAGTTTGGCGGAATAATATTTGCATCAGCACATCCAACTATTTCAAACTGCTTAGAATTATATTTATCCAAGAATGTAATTGGCACGCCCATTACACCTTGATAATCCACCGGAATATCCGCAACCCTATCCACATTGATGGCATCGTAATTATCGTAGTGGGGGTAGCGCTTATCCGCATCCGGCAGCGGATTCCCGTCATCGTCATAGTACCGCTGCCAGAGAATCAGTTTCTCGTGGCGTTTCTGGATGTCGAGGTTTGTATACCACAATTTGTTCCCGAATTTTTTGATTGTCCCGTCAGGTTGTACAAATTCTTTTACAGAAGAATATCCAAGCCAGACTTCATTGTCTTTTAGCATCGGGAAAATTTCTTTGTAGGTAATCCAGTTGAGGTCCCCAATAATAACGAATTGCTTGCCATGCTCGCGTAAACACTGGACATAAGCCCTTGCAAGGGAAAAGGGCGGATTCGTTACCACAATATCGCTTTCATCCAGCAAATCAAGGCATTCCTTGTTTCGGAAATCTCCGTTTCCTTCCAGTGGGGTCTTGACTCCGACTTCCACATTGTTGTCATCCCCACCCTCGTACTCCATTTTATAGGTGGGTTCTGTACGGTCATAGTGCGTGGAAATCAGCTTCTTTAAGCCGAGCTCAGCGAAGTTCAGATGAAAATACCGCCAGAAAGCAGACCATGTCGGGTCATCACAGTTGCAGAGTACAACCTTTCCTGCAAAATGCTTCTTGTAGTGCCGCAATTCCTCTGCGACATCATCGATTCTGGTGTAGAACTCGTCGTTCTTCGCATCCTTCGCCTTATGAAGGTTATCGTTCTTTGCCATCTTCGTATCCTCCCAAAAACAAAACCCCCGATGCCATAACATCGGAGGTGCAAAAATCAATTATTTATCGTTAAGAATCGCCAGCAACTCATCGAGGCTGGTCACATACCGGTATTTCTCAGCCATCTCGCCAGGCACCGGAATCAACTCGCTCATGTAATAAAGAACCTGCACGCCGTTGCTGGTGCATTCGTTATACTTGTCGGTATCCCGCTGCTTTCGTGCCTCGAAATCACTGTCATCGCTGCCGTAGGGGTAAAAGTGCTGCACGCCCTGACACTCGATAGCGATGTTCTTGCCCGGCAGGAAGAAATCCAGGCGCTTCTTCCCCATCCACAGAAACATCTTTTCCCGCTGATACTCGATGCCGTTGCATTTCAGCATCATGAGCACATCGTTTTCGAGGTAGGACTTCTCGCGCAGAAAATCTTCTGTGTTCCGATAGATTACCGGCTTAGCAGTCTGGCTGATAGCCTTGCTGGGGTTCAGCTTCTTGTAGTGAACGGTCGTAGGTCGGACATAGATGACCTTGCCGCTTTGCAGATGCCGGAAATGCCCGCAGCGCTTAGATTGGAGTACACAGAACCCCGCAAATGACCGTTTCCCTCTACCGTCATTCACATAGACCACGATGTCCTTTTTGAGGTCCACGATTGTCTGTTTGGAGGTGTTCATGTATTCTCTGACATCGCTTACCGATTCCTGCTCTCCGTTCGCGTGTACAAGGCGTTGTTCAACTTTCCGGCTAAGGCACCGCCTTTTCCAGAGGCATATAGTGTGCAGCCAGATTTGAAGAATCAACGCTGCTGAACTCGGAGCCGTCACAGAGTTCCGTTTATGTAGGGAATCGCGCTCGGTTCGCAGCCAATGTTTAAGCAGGTTGCCAGACTCGTTCAGAACGGAAATGTAGCCGTATACCCCATTCCTGGTGTTCACTGCCATCATCAGCCCGTCCACGCCAAATTCCTTCTCAGCCCTTCTCAGTTCGACAAATGCAGCCATTTCCCGCATCCGCCAGTTATCGGTAGGCATGACCATGGCGCAAGTGTTCTCACCCTCAAAGCCCACGAGAATCGGGCACAGGAAAGTTGTAATCGCCCTTCTATGGACAAGGATATATAATGACGCACCGTAGGTATCATCTACCTTGATAGCGTACTCATCGTAGGGCTCAAGCCCATACTCGCCGCGATTCAATCGAAAATCATCGATGACCGATTCGTTGTCAGTCGTGAGTTTCGCAATGGTAGGCAGCTGCAGGATACGAGTAAGACTTTTGACAACCTTATAGCAATCCGTACCCTGCCCCTGCATCCGGTACTTGTCATGTGTCAAGTAGTATTCTCGTTGCCATTCGGCGCTATTATTATTCATGTAATATCCTCGCTCCCGGCTACTTAGTGCCGAGAATCTGTAGGTATGTTATTTTTCTGCATCGAGTGCTTTCAGCATCTGTTCAGCCAACGCCACCGAAAGCAGCGGTGGGACCGCGTTGCCGATTTCTAATCGTTTCAGGCAATCCGAGCCGTAGAACTGATAGTTGTCCGGAAAACTCTGCAGCCGTGCTCCTTCGCGTATCGTTAGTGCCCTCGAATCTCTCGGATGGATGCATCTCGATGAGGAGGGACAGGCAAAGTTCCGTGTGATGGTAGTGGCGGGTTTCTCCCACCAGAGTTTCGCGTAGGTGTTCTTGAACCCGCTCTTGGGTCTGAGTTCTTCCGGCAAATCATCCTTGCCCTGTCCATCTTTGAGTGCCGCCATAATTTTGCGAAGATGAGCACTGTTGTTCGGGGCTTTATGCTCCGTGAGCGTATCTGAACTACTCTGCCGGACCCATGAAAGAAACTCGTTATCTGGAGGAGCGGCATACACGATGTTTTTCTCTCCGCATGAGAGCGCAGGCAGGTCTTTAAGTGCATCTTGCAGCGTCACATACGGCAGTAGTCCTTCTCCGTGGGTAGGTTCCGGGTATTGAAAGTCATTCTCGCCCAAGAACCCAACCAAAATGACCCGTTCCCGCAGCTGCGGTACACCGTAGTCTACGGCATTGAGGATTTTGTATTGGAGGCTGTACCCTATATCCTCGAATTCCTTGCGGACATGCTCAAACAGGGCTCCTCCATCCATACTCAGAATGCCTTTTACATTCTCAAACAGGAAGGCTCTCGGATGTAGGATGCGGAGAACACGCTTGTATTCCATAAAGAGATTTGCCCGCGCATCCATCTGTCGTTTACCGAGCGTGGAGTACGACTGACATGGCGGACCACCGACCACAACATCCACTGTACGGTTTCCTATCGCTTGACGGAGGACATCTTCGGACAGGTCTTTGATGTCTCCTTGCAGCATATTGACCGTGGGATGGTTTAAGGTATATGCTTTCGCAATATCCTTTTGCATCTCGTTCGCCAAGATGATTTCAAAGCGGTCGTTTCTTGAAAAACCGTAACTTAGTCCCCCGACACCTGCGAACAGGTCAACGACGGTGTATTTTCTTGTCTCTGGCATGATGACTCCAATAAAAAATCCGGCACGAATCACTCATGCCGGGCAATGACTTTCTTGCTCTTCAATTTTATTCAGGATACGGTACAGTTCCGTGCCCACGACTCTTGCAAGTTCGCAAGGCACTGCATTCCCGATTTGCTTATACTTGCTCGTTAGATTCCCGCAAAAGACCATATCTTTCGGGAATGTCTGGATAGCCGCTGCTTCTCTATAGGACAGTCGTCTGGTACTACCTTTCTCCCCGAACTGCCAAAGGTCTTTGCCGACCTTCACCATGTCAGGCGACCCAGGCCAGAGAGGTACTTGCTTAGCCATCGCGGGAATCGTGAACGATACGCTATCCCATCCGCGTTTCCGGTTCCGTGACATGTAGCGCGAGGAATAGGCTTCTTTGCAGATTTCATCGTCCGTCGCCGGTGCTAATCCCTCTAACGCCTGCCGGATACTGATGCGGTCAGGAAACGGTGCAGGAACCTTGAACTCTACGCCATACTTCTCAGCAATGTCTTTTCGGATGCCCACAAGGAGGATTCGCTGTCTATCTTCCGGGACATGATAGTCCGCAGCATTGACAAGGTTGATGGACACCACATATCCTTTGCTCTCGAAATCCGCGATGATAGCGTCCTTGATTTTCCCGCCACCCAGCGTTAGCAAGCCTTTGACATTCTCAGCAAGAAACAGCTTCGGTTGCTTCTTCTCGACCAGCTTGACGCAGTGTCGGTAGAGCACATTCCGGCTATCGTTGATTTTTCTCTGTCCCGATAAACTGAAGCCCTGGCACGGGAAGCCAAAGGAAGCAATATCGCAATCCGGGATGGTATCGTAGTCCACTTTGCCGATATCGCCTTCCACCACCGTGGCATTACTCCACAGCCTATGGGTCTCGCAGGCATCGTGGTTGAAGTCGTTTGCCCATACCGTATGAAACCCAGCCTGCTCCAAGCCAATATCAAGCCCGCCTGCGCCGGAGAACAGAGAGACATGAGTGTATACTTTGTTCTTGCTCATTTTTTGCTCCAAACAAAAATCCGATGCAGAATTACTCCGCATCGGATGCATTGCTACCCATTCTGATTAAGTCGTCTATCTCTTCCTGCAGGTCTCTGTTAATTTCCGAGTCGCCCGCCATATCTCGCAGCACTGCCAAAATTGCTCTTACTGTGATGCTTCCTTGGTGGTAGCTCTTCGCTTTTCCATAGTGTTCAATATCGCAGCATTTCTCAAGGATGGGCGTTTTTGCAAACACAATAGCGGTATTCTTAGCCAATGCTATGGGAACACCAATGGAACTCTCCCCGCCTTCTATCAGTGCAAGTTTTGTGAGCCAGATATAGCAACGAAAGACATAGAGAACTTCATTCAGGGAAAGGTCCCGCCAATCGCGGTGGTTGTAATTTCCTTGGATAAGAAAAGCTACTTTCCTAAAACCAAGTTTTGCTTCCGCGTACTTCTTACCCAGCGCACAAAGACAAGCTATCTGGAATATTGCAGGATAATAGTTCTCGTCCAGTTGCAGCGCTTTCTTGAAGCACTGTAACGCTTTTTCGTTATCCGGATGTATCTGTTTTTCAGACAATCCATATCGCAGGTATATTTCTGCTGTGAAAGGCTTTAATTCTTCCGGCGCATGTTCTGTTGCATCTCTAAGATATGGGCGTGCATCAAGTGCAAACTGTGCCTGCCCTTCGCACAGTGCTGCCGCTAGACAATACATTGACACGAAGTTTGGCTCTATACGATAGATTTTGTTCAATCCTGAAAGGAGTTTTTGTACCGGCTCTACGGCGGCATATAATTTTGTACGCAGCAGAGCATGTGTTTCCAACGATGCAAGGAGTTCTCGTAAATGTCGCTGTGCATTTACATAGGCATAGACCGCATAGATACTGCTCGGTCCCACGCTGCATTGCTTTGCCATATTGATGAAAGTGTCCGCCATCTTGTTGAGGTAAACAGCTTCCGGCAGATAGTAGTGACCTCTCATGGGAAGAGCCATCAACTCGCCCATCTTGAGTGCTTGGAATGTGCTTTTGATTTGCAGGAACTCAAACAGGTCGAGCTGCCAGAAAGAAGCGTTGATGTGCAAAAGGCTTTGAGTCGCCGCTTCATCATCCTTCCAGATACGGCGGATAATCACATCAAGTGTCGTCTTCTCGAATTGTTCAGCAGAAATCTTCTGGTCAGCGTTGTGCAGAATTTCTTTTCCGTTTATCGCCAGCTCTCGCTTCAAGATACGAAAACTGCACCATATTTCGTTTTTTGATAGCACAATGCCTTCCGGTAGTCGGTCTGTAAGAAACAGATGCGTGATTCGCTCACTTCCCGGATTAACGAGTGATTTGTGCTTCTCCAGTATAGTTTCTACCGGCATCATAGTCGTTTTGACTAAGCAGCCAACGAAGGAGAAGAACTCTCTTAGCACTTCTCTTTCAGCACCAAAAGGATGCTCATAATAAATCTGAACAGCCTGAATCGGTTGAGTCACTGTCTCTCCTCCTCACAAAAAATGAGCGATAAATACACGAAAATGCACAAAAAACGCGCGCGTGCATTTACCGAACGCACGCGTGCGTTTAAGATGCTTTTTATTGGTCGTCATGCGAAAACATATAGTGGTATTTCCGAATCGGGCAGTCTGCCTTGCCCTGTACCCTGTCGCTGATGGACGCTTCCCACCTGCGACCGCACTTGGCGCAGAGCCAGTGGACGACCTCTGTGCTGGAAGTCGATACCCGCATCGGGTCAATGTCTGTGTTATTCACATAGTCCCAGTCGTTGAGTAGGCCCGGGTGAAATTTACCCATACTTTTTGGTTCTGACATGTATACCTCCTTTATTCCCACAAGCGGCACACATAGCTATATGCAAAAGCGATGAACGACGAAAGCGCTAAGAGACAAGCAAGGATTACGCAGCTATTCAGCAAGTGTTTGAAAGCATCTCCGATTCGATTCCACAAGTTGATTTGAATTTCCAGCTCTTCTATTTCGTGCTTCTCCTCACAGAATTGCTCATCCTCTTCCTGCGACAATCGCAAGTCTTGTATTATGCCACCTGTGTCGAACATACCATCGCTATTAGCATCACTTCTGAGCTGCCTACGGCGCACTTTACGCCAATTCGTAATTTTATTCTGCAGCACTGCGTCTTTTGCGTCCTTCTCGTCAGTTCTCTTTCGCAAAATATAAGAAACCACAATGCAGCAGACCATTGATATCGCAGTAAGAACCGCTAAAAGGATGAATGTAGGCCACGTTCCACAAAGGAACAGCATCACTATGGAAAGTATTGCCACAAAAGTCAGTGCAGTTTGCATTTTTCACCTCTTACGCGGTTTCGAACCTGCGCGTCAATGCATCCAGAGCGACTTTTTGTACTTTGCCGTCCCGAATGACTGTGTAATTTACACCGCCATCTACATATATCCGGTCGAGTTCCCCATGCAATGAAATAAGCCCCGAGCTTCGCCCACGCAGATACCTCATCACATCAGTCTGTGGGAAAGACTGAACCTTATACCAGTCGTTCCAGAGAGAATCCGGTGCGTATTTTCTGGTGTAGTCCTGCCAAGCCTTGTCCGCGGCCTTATAGTCATCCTGAAAATCCAGCTTCTGCTTCCAAGTGACAAATAAATCTACATCGTGAACCTTTGACTTTTCCGAACTCACCAAAGAGCCGAAGACGACCAATTCGTTGACAGTGTAAAGGAATGGGCGTTCTGCCTTCCCTTCATTGATGAGAATTGCGCGGTCAATGGCTTCGAGACACCGTTTTTGAGCGATTGCCCGGCTAAATTCGCGCTTTTTTGATTCCGCCATGATTCCTCCAAAAAAGAAAAGCCCCGCGCAGAACTCAATCCACGCGGGGCTCAAAAGATAGTCGAATGATATGCAACGGTTTAATCATCGCAATATCGTTGTTATTTTTGTTTGTTGGTCTATTTTCAAAAGATAGTGAAAAGATACAGAAAGCCGCAGAAGACAACTCCTCTGCGGCTCCCCACTTCTTCACTTTACAGTTCTTATTCTATTCAATTCGCACGAACGTGCAAGGTTTTATGGTAAATTAGGTTGCGAAAAAGCCGCCCGAATTTCGAGCGACTTCGGATATGTATTGGTTAGTTGTCGTTGGACAGCAGCTTAGAGACGTCCACATTCTCCTGCGCGGCAGTTGAAACTTCAAAATACTCACGCTTCTCAACGCCACTCATTGAGGCGATGAGGCTGCCGGGGAAGCGGCGAATTGCACCGTTGAGAGTCTGCACAGCGTTATTGTAGTCACGGCGAGCAACAGCAATGCGGTTCTCGGTGCCTGCAAGCTCTGTCATCAGACTCTGATACTCTGTGTCGGCTTTCAACTCCGGGTAATTCTCAGTCAAAGCGTTTACATAGGTCGTATAGGCTTCGTCTGCTTTCTTCTCCCCTTCTACAGTGCCGGAGGTACGCATCGCAACGATGTCTGTAAGAGTCTGTGCCTCATATTCGGAGTACGACTTTACAACTGCCGCAAGGTTCGGAATAAGGTCGTAGCGGCGCTGCAACTGGTTTTCTACCTGTGCCCAGCTACTGTCAACATTTTCGTCCATCGACTGCAGGTGATTGTAGCTTCCGATGAAGAAGGCAATCACCGCAATGATAATAGCAAACGTTACGATGACCGCAACGTTACTATTATTACGGGTAGTCTGCTTGTTTTCAGTGTTATCGCTCATAATTATGTCTCCTTTGTTCTCTAATAAATCTTATCGTGCGTTTTTGATGTGCTGTTACCATCCGCCGGAAGCACCGCCACCACCGGAGGAACCGCCTCCCCAAGAGCCACTGTCGTCATCGCTGAATATGTCGAAGAAGCCCCATCCACCGGAAGAATTGTCATTATCAGAGTCGTTCGAATCGTCGTCATCATCAATGTAGGGCTCACCATTCTTGCGAGCTCTCCGCTTCCTGCGTTCCTTGATGCCATCGTGGATGGCAGAGATGATGCAGCCAACGACAAGGGATTCCGTAAAAATGGCAAAAATCAACGAGAAAACATCGCCCCGCGTCGGTGAGCTTTTCTCTGTTGTCGTGTCTGCTTCTCCATTCAGAACATTCTCCGTCTTGGAAACTGCCGCTTTGATGCCATCAGCGTAGTTGCTCTCTTTGAAGTACGGTGTCATCGTGTTGATGATTTCCGCTGCTTTCGTATCCGGGATGGTCCCTTCCAAACCATATCCTACCTCAAGGCGAAATTTGCGGTCGTTGAGGGCAATTAACAGCAGGAGACCATTGTTCTTCTCGGAATCACCAAGTCCCAGTTCGCGGAACAGGTCATTGGCTTTCGTCTCAATATCCTGCCCGTTTAGCGTCTCAATCGTATATACCGCGAGCTCAACCCCTGTTCGCTGGTTGATTGCATAGAGCATATCCTCGATTTCAGACTCTTGTTCCGCCGTCAGCATTCCGGCATTGTCCGTTACCATCATATCCTTAGTTGGAGCTGCGAATGCCGGAACGATAGTCCCGATGGCAATGCCTAAGACGATAGCAATGGCAAGGCACAGAGAAAGGATACGCTGTACAGGCTTTTTGTTGTGCATCTTTGACCTCCCCTGCGTTTTACCAACCACCGGTAGCTCCACCGCCGCCGGAAGAGCCGCCACCCCAAGAACCGCCAAACGAGCCGCCAAAAGAGCTTCCGAAAGACGAATTGTCATCATCAGAATCCTTTGTGCTTTGATTCTGCTGATGCAGCATGGCATATGTCAGTGTCGCACCGCCGATGATTGGTGTTGCATTCGGCTTTTTCTCTTCCTGTTCAGAAGGTTTGCTACTTGTATCAAAAGTATTGGTTTCACCTTTCTGTGATTCCTTACGCCTGCGTGCTCCTTTTTCAACTCTGTGCCGTTTTCTTTTTGTGGGCTTTCGTTCTTTTTCTTCTCGATGTTCCCGCTCTTTTTCCCTCTCTTCGGCTTCTTTTGCTTCTTTTTCAGCCCTGCGCTGTTCTCTTTCTATGAGTTTTCGCTCTTCCTCTTCTTGGCGTTTCCGCTCCTTTTCCCGTTCTTCAGCTTCTTTCGCTTCTTTGGTAAGAATTTCCTGCCGCTTTTTCTCTTTGAACGGTTTGAACTTCCCGGATTTCCAGAGATTGTAGAAGTTTTCCTTTGTTTCAGGCCAGTTCAGCCAGAAAGTATAACCTAAAAGAAGGTAGCAAATTCCCAGAACGAGCCCTGCTGCTATGAGGGAGGACGTTTGATTGGCTTCGTCATTCGATGCCGCTTGTGCTGCCCAATCCTCTGAGATTGTGTATTCACCGGAACTGTTCAAGATGACAGCCGTTTGTTTTACTGCTGCTTTAACACCATCACCGTAGTTGCCTTCTTTGAAGTAAGGTGTCATCGTGTTGATGATATTGGCAGCTTGTGTGTCGGGAATGTCTCCCTCTAACCCGTAGCCAACCTCAAGGCGAAATTTGCGGTCATCGTAAGAGATGAGTAAGAGTAGTCCGTTATCTTTCTCTTTATCCCCTAATCCTGCTGTTCTGAACAACCTGTTCGCACAGGTCTCAATGTCTTCGCCGTTCAGAGATTTGATGGTGTAGACCAGATACTCGATGCCAGTCTGCCGGTTGATGCTGTAGAGCATCTCGGAGACTTCCTGTTCCTCTCGGTCTGAAAGCATCTCGCCGCTGTCTGTCACCATCATATCTTGCGTCGGTGCAGCGTATGCGGGGACGATTGTGCCGACGAGGATAAGCAGTACGATGAAGACAGAAAGAATAATAGATGGAATTTTCTTTTCCGTTTTATACCCCATAGTATCCCCCTTTAAGTGATTGTTTTTAATTTTACGCAATTCGCACGTTTCCGCAACCGAATCTTTGATATTTTATGTCACTTAAAAAAGAATAATTGGGGAGATTGTAAGCAAAGAAAAATTTTTGAAAAGACGCTTGCATTCACTTGCGAATTGTCTAAAATTGTATATAGCAAGTAACTGCTTTAGACAACTTTAGACATTTGGAGGGCAAAGCCATGATTTATGTAAAACTTGCAGCACCCATCATCCTGACCGCACAAATCCCGGAGATTGCCGAAATTCTCGACGTTGAGAAAGAGTTTCTGTGGAAGCTCGTATCTTTTTCGACTTATGCTTATGCTGAGAAAAATGGCAAACGAAGCATTATCGCTTTGCCGAACCCCGCTGCGGACTTTACCGAAGCCGTTGCTAAATACGACAAGGTATATTACGGCGCAGAAGCAGCCTTGAAAATGGCAGAGGACAAAGGCGTAAAAATCACTGCTTTGAATCGCATTGAACTTGGTGCAGATGTATTTGAGGAAACAACTCCCGCTCAGTTTAAGGATATCAGCTTTATTGCTGCCAAAATTGAGCGCCTCAGTACGCGCATTGGACGCTTGGTTGCCCTCAATGTGCCCGATGTCATTTACATCAACGAGTGCCGGTTGCTGCGGAGATATGTACAGACGCTCGAAAACAATCACAGCTTCTCTTCCCCTGCAAAAGCGACCGATGGACATGTCTTGTACTCTCTGAACGATATCGGCTACTCTCTCATCACCGGCTGGAATACTTCTGCAGCCAAGGCTGATGACAAACAGATTGACAGTTCCGGCTTCAATGCTCAGTACATGGCAAAGCTCGTCCGCAGAGCGATGGGTACGAAGTCGCAGGAGAAGTTTGCTTTTGAAGCGGGACTTTCCCGCTCCTATATTGCTTCTCTGCTCAGTGGCAATGCCAAGTCTCAGCCGACGGAGAACACGATTCGGAAGCTCGCCAATGCCACGGACATGGTTACGGAAGATGAGTTCCGTGTGGCTTGTGGGTATGAAGAATTGACCAAGGATGAGAACAAGGTTGTCTCTAAGTTCCGTGCCCACATGGATGATGCGGCTTGGCAGCGGTGCAATATCGAATGGTTCCTTTCCTTCTTGAAAGAGACTATCCCGATGGCGATTCCTTTCACTTCCACGGATATTATGCTGAGCCTTTTTGAGAGTAAGTACGGTGATAAAGACGACCAGTTTACACTTGAGAAGGTCTCTGCGCCGTTTGAGTATCATGGCGATGGTTCTGCAGCAAATGTCATCCTGCCCCTGCGTCTTCGCTGGTTCAACCTCAAGAGGATGATTGTTCAGACTTTGTATGTTGGGCTCCTTGGACATTACAGCAAGAATGATGAGCTGTATGTCACCAGCTACATTACCTCCGTGCAGGACATCTACGACCATGTTTCTTGCCTGCATAAGGTCATTGACCCGATTCGGGATAGAAACCTTGCCAACGGTGTCGACATCATGCCGTTCCCTGTCTTCTACACTGTCGCTTGCGTGAAGGAAGCATATGAGGAAGCCCGCCAGAGGGTAGTCAAGTCTATCAACGAATACTTCGAGAAGTTGGTCAAAGTCCGTGTTACCGGTGTGGGTTTTTATACCGACACTCTTTCAGACGAAAAATTTGTCGCGTTCATGCGGAACCATGAAAAGACGTTGACCTCTTCCTCTGCTCCTGCCGAACTTCGTGACATTTACGAAAATGTCGTTGTGCGTCACGGAAAACCATCTGATTTCTTTGTGGAAGATTCCGATTTCGATTGCAAGGCGGTTGTTATCGCTCATGTGATGAACAACGAGACTGCTCTTTGTGCCGGGCACGACATTTTTGATGGTATGTTTACGAATAAGGACGACGATGCTTCGAACCGTCCTTGCGTATCTGTTGCTGACAAAGAGTTTGCTCGCCTGCATTCTGAATTTGGGCTTGAAAAAAAGTCGGTTTTGGATACCATCGAAAGCTATGCCAAAGAACTCGGCTTGGAGTATGGCGATGTCAGCTACTATATGATGTGCGACTCCAAGTTTGCTGACGACATTGGCGAAGTTGTGAAATGAGACATTCCTGTACTGTTCTGGAGGATGCTCTCATCGGTACAGATTTAGCGTATGCTGGAGTCTCTCAGCATTGACTGATATAGACACCAAACAAAAAAAGAAGGCTGCTACCCGTGATGGGCGGCAGCCTTTTGTTGCGCTTATTGTTCTGGTGTTTGCTTCATGTATTGCGCGTATGCTTCTTTTGTGTGTTTAAGTGTTTGAATTTTAATTGATAACCCCACAATATCAATAATTGGATATACGGCAAAAAACATCCATCCAAATATCATTGCTGCACATGCAAATGCGCCTGTAAAAATCAAGATTACCCACCCGAAATACGGAAGCATTGTTACGTCATATGCAATTCTAAAAATTGTTTTTGTAACTGCGAAAAAAATACCAAACGTTCCATGTTTTATCATGTATATAGTGCTGCAAATACCCGGAAAAGCAATGAGCATAAACAGAAGAATATAAGCCACTACATCGCCGATATTTATATCCAATATGGCATCTAACAAAATTAACAAAAAAGCGGATACAGCAACCGCAGCCCAAATAATTGCAGCCGTTATATCTGCTTTTCGCATCCTTTTGCATTCACATATCGCAGCTTCACAGCTATCCGCATCACAAATCATATTATCAATATTCTGGTACATTGTTCGTCCTCCATTGCATAAGTGCCGCATTTTTTACCTTTACTTTTATAGGGTATTTATTATTTTTGGTGGGATTTCTTACGAAAATTGGTGGTCTACTAATTTATGCGAAGACAATCCCTTTGTTTTTGACAACAAATTTACACTTACCAGATGAATACGAATTGCCGTTTGTGTCGTAATATCCATCCGCTTTACCGTTGTGTGAGCCGCTGGTTCCTTGCATCACATGAGTATGCTTGCCAACAAGAAACACACAGCCGGGAAAGTTACGCTTCGGATTTCGGTATTCCGGATGATGTTCTTTTACCTTTAGTTTGTAAACGTCATTAGGTTGGCGTTGACGGAACTCTTCCAAACTGTCAGTAGTCTGCTCAATGGCTTTGTGGCGATTTGTTGCCACCTTTTTACCGTTGAGCGTGTACACACGACTCATATTTTCTTTGTGAAGTGCTCTTCTATCGTGACGACGAAATTGTTTAAGCTCATACGGCACATGACTATTGATGCTACTATCACAAACATCGTTAGGTAAAACGGAACAAGCAATACAGTACGCATCTAGCCAGTGGTCTTTACTTACGCTGTGTGCTGTACGATAGTCATAGGTGTTCTTTCCTGTCGTAACGAAAAAGTGCTTTGGAAAAAGAAAACTCAATCCTTTTGTCAGTGCCAGTATGATTTGATTCAATACACTTAACGCACCGTACTTTTTATTGAGCCCTGTTTTCTTTTTAGCGAGCTTTTCTTGCCATGCTGTTTCTTTATGTACGAGGTCGTGATGTTTTGTACACAAACCAACAATATTATCAATGGTGTTGCTGCCGTTTTTATGTTGCGGCACTACATGGTGGTAATGGTCAATCGTGTTTTTGCAAAACAAGCAATGATGTTCCTGCATTTCAGAAACAGCTTCTTCGAGGCTTGCCTTTTGATAGAGTGGACCTTGTTGATATTGCCATTTCTGAATATTGGGATTGTCCAGTCGCATAAACGCAAATTTATTAACCTCAAGCACAACATCGCTGATAGGAAGAAACTTCTGAATTTTCTTCACCAAGTTAATGTGTGTCTGCAGCAACTGATTTGCGGTAGGTGTAAGCCAGCCTTCTGGTCTTGTGCGATTGTTGAACTTTGCTTCTTTGTTCTTTATGCCGATGCAAAGGGCTTCTTTCTCGCAACCCGGAAGATGGCGCTTGATGACACCAATTTTCTTTGCACGCTTGCTGACGCTGCCGTTTTGAGCAGTTGTTTGTTTTACGCACTTTTTAGAAAGGGTGCCATTTGCTTTGGCTCTTCGTTGACGGCGGCAGCGTCTGCCGTTGGTGCGTCTTGCGCGGCGAGAGTCTTTGCGCTTTTTCATCAACTTGGGAATTTCCTTATTGCGAGTTTCCAGATGCGCAGTAAAGACTGCTGTGCCGTCCGTTTTAACAACAGCAACACCGATATTGGTTCTGCCGGGGTCGATGCCCAAGTAAAGTGGCTGTACTACATCGTCGGTTTCATACAACAGTTGAATGGTAAACGGTTTTGATGCTACGGCTCGTGCTTTTTGTTCTTTAAGCAGACGACGTACATGCCCACAGCGAGTCGTAGGCATTAAAGGTTTACCGTTTTTATTGAGCACATATACAGTGGACATATACGCCACCTCCTTTACGATAAGTCTCCCCTGCCGAAGCAGGAGGTTGTGTTTCCCTTGGCTGGGTGTTTGCTGCGAGTGGCATTACACAAGGCAATATCACTCTTGCGGAGCTATCAACTGGGAAAATCGATAGGCGCAACAAACATCCATATGCCTGTGATACATACAAAATTAAGTGATTTTATTCAAACCACCAAATTTCGTAAATACCCATAATATTAAGTTCGCACACTTATGCAATGATTTTTGTGCAAAAAGAAAACGAGAACGCCGTCATTAACGGAGTCCTCGCGAAAGATAGTTCTTTCTGATTACAGTAGCATTATACTTCGATTCGCACATTACTGCAAGGTCTATTTCGTGCCGACACTCACTTGCTCAGATTCGCCAACTCTTCCGGGTTATACGCGATAGACACCATCGTGAGAGTTGTGCCGTAGTTGTCGAAGTAAAACTCAATGTTGTAACCGCTATCCGTCCAGTAGTTCAGCGTACCCGTCAGGTCGTTCTTCTTGGCAGCGGCTTTCTCATCGTAGTTCCAGCCTGATACGGGCTCGCCATACTGAGACATCGTCTTCAGAACATCATCAAAGGTGGCATTTTCGGTAATGCCAAGGAACATAAACTGGATGCCGTCTTCTGCCTGCAGGTTACGCAGTCCGCCAAACTGGAAGAAGGTAGGAATGATATTGTTTGCATTCGGCAGAGCATCGCTCTTATAGATGCCGCCGGGCCCATGAATCACAAGCTCTTGGTTCTCACCGATAGCATATTCCAGCACCCAGCGGCTAAAATTCAAGTGAGAGTTATCGGTGAACAGGTCACCATAAGCCTGCTGCAGCGTTCCTACAGAGTCGTTGCAAGGCTTGATGTCTTTGCCTTCAAATGTAACCGTCAGCGTATCACTCGGCATCTGAATCCGCGCCGTGTTATTCTCGGCAAACACCACATTCTCCGGCTTTTCGATGATGGGTTCTTCCGTCGGTACAGGCGTACTCTCCGCGCTCTCTCCAGTCATAGCTTCTGTTGGCTGTTGCGTTATCACCGTTGTCGGTCTTGTATTTCTCCGTTCTACAGCAGCAGTATCTGCGTATCTCGGTACACATCCCGTGAGGGACAATACAGTAATCCCCGCGAGAAGAAAAGCAGTAAGTCGTTTCAATTTGTTCCCTCCTCGGTTAATATCTAATCGTATATGTTTATTGTAGTCAGTTCGCATATTTTCGCAAGTTTTCCTGTGCAGCAAACAAAAAAGTGCCCCCGCACAGATGGTGGTGTCTGTACGGGGCTGCTTGTTAGTCTTCGATGCCGCTGTAATAGTTTTCCAAACTACTGTTAAACAGGTAGTATGCCAGATTTCCGATTTTTTCGAGGTCGTTATCGGTGTTATCAACCATGCGTTTGATAGCAGAGCCATCCTTCAAGCTGCGCAAACAAGCATACAACATCAAATATGTGTTGACGAAATTCGCCTGTTCTTGCTCAGCATTTCCTTCGAATGCATCCGGCAGGCATTCGCAGGCAATGTGTGTAGCGAGACGGTTCCATGTAGGAAGGAACAGCGCACTGTCTACATCGTCCAAATCGCGTTGAACACGCATGATGTACTCGTTTACGCCCATGTCTTCACATATGGGGAACTCGATGTTCTCAAACTGGTTGCGATGGTAGTACAGCCAAAGCATGGCGTTAGCCATATTCACACATGCCAGTGCCAGCTCTTTAGCCTTCTCATCGCTCAAAGACACGACGCGTACAGTGGAAGCACTAAGTCCGTTGGGGTCGTGCATGTCCACGATTTTGTAAAAGTCCTTACCTGCGCGAGGCTTCTCCTTGATAAAGTCTTGAAAGTCTTGTGCAAATGCAATGAGGATTTCGTTGATGCGGGCTTCGGTTTCTTTTTCGTTCTGGGTGTCCTGATTGCTCATGCTGTGCTCCTTTGTTACTGATTATTTTGCAGGCTCGCCAGCCCTTCTCGACGAGACAACTCGCCAGGCGTATATGAGATGAAGACGGAGCTTAAATATTCCCCAAATCCATCAAAATTGAATTGGATATCATACCCGTCTTTGGTGAGATAGCACAGCACTCCGGCGCGGCTGCCGCGCTCTTCATCTGTTTCTTTGGTGTAGTTGTGTCCTTCATACGGGTCACCGTACTGGCTCATTGTGCGCCAGACAGTGTCAAAAGATGAGTCTTCCGTCAAGTTGAGGAAACTAAATTGCGTGCCCTCTTCTTGCATTAACGTGCTCATTTTTTTGAACATGTACGAATCTGGGATAACATCTTTGACATCTGGCTCGTCCTCAGTTTTATAATCGTCCGAGTGAGCGGTGACCGTCAATTCTCCATCGGTGCCAACAACATATTCTGGGTTCCAACGGTTGATGGTAAATCGCGAGTTGTCTACAAATGTGTTTTCAAACGACTCTTGCAGCGTCTCTGCCGTATCTCTGCCGGGCAGGATTTGCTTGCCACGCAATGTGACTTTTATGCTTTCTGTCGGTAAATCGATGAGTTTGCTCCCGTCGTACTCGATAACCACATTGTCCGGCTCATCATATTGCGATTCCGAGCTTGCACCGTTCTTATCCTCGGTATCGGCAATTTCCTCTGCTTCAGATTCTACAATGCTGGTCGCTTCGCCGCTGCTTGTGCCTTGCGTCTTTTTGGCTGCACAGCCACTGAGCGTGGTCAAGACCATTCCCGCAGCGAGCGTAAATGCCACTAATTTTTTCATGGTAATTCTCCTTATTTTCTGTTGTGTTGCAGTAACGCTAAGACCAATGATATGCAATCCGCACGAATCAGCAAGAGTCACAAGTCCTCTGCGATGGCTTGTAGGATTTCCTCTTTGGTGCCCCGGACGGAGGTTCCATTGTTGCCGTAGGCGGCTACCAGCGCTTGCAGGATTTTCTTTTCCTCATTTTTGGCAAGGTCCGGCATCCAGATGGAATAGTCATCTTCGCTGTGCTTGAAGAGAATGCCTTTGATTTTCGGATTTTTGTTGCTCATATTATACCTCTTTTTGTCAAACAAACCTATTGCCGTATAGCAGCAAAATGCTGTAACTTTGACGCTATAATGCAATATGCTGTTAAAATTAGCTGTGATGAACTATGTATAAAGTGTAAATAAACGCTATGCAAGATTGATTATATCAGTGAAACGTGAGATAATTAGTACAAACAAAAACACAAAACAGGAGGTAAATACCAATGAAATATTAGCAATGTAGCAAATAGACATACAATTAGAGTGACGGTATAAGATTGAAATGACGAACCTATTGCCGTATAGCAACAAAACGCTGTGTCGCAGTCTGTATGACCGCATAAGATTGAAATAAAAGATAAGATTTGCAGCAAAATTTCAACGACAAAGCAGCCCATGTTGGCTGCATAAGATTGAAACGCCGGTTGGGGACACTGCAAAGCACCCAGACGCGGCCCACGTGGCTACCAAAAACTAAAAATGTCGTAGCCCGTGCGGCTACGTGGGAAAGAACCTCTACCGATTACGGTAGGGGCTCTTTTCCCATTGCTTTCTTTTACTTTTCGTCCTTAAACCCCATCAACGGATACTTCTTGCCCGTCGCCACACCAAGCAGCTCGTTAAAAACGAGCCTCGCCAAATTGACAACCTGCTTGTCGCGGCTATTGTACGCTGCAAAATCCTCGCGTGTCTCTTGCAGTGCATACGCAATCATGTACACGCCAACATATAGGATGCTACTCATTGCCTCCCGCTCGTCTTCGTCCTGTGCATCTGTACAGTCTCTGATAACTGCCTCAATGTACAGCTTCCAAGATGGGTCATACAGTTCTCCGCCAACGCCGTTCATGGCAGTTCTAACGGCTTGCAGCATTTCATCATTAGTTTGATTTTCGACTCCTTCTACGCACTTTAGCGGCGGTCGAGTAAATCCATCAGTGATAGCAAAGAAATGAACCAGTCTCTCCGAAATTCCAACAGCGTAGTCCACCAAGTTGGTGGCAAAATAGTCGCTGTACAGCACAAATCGTGCGTGATGCCGCGCTGCTTCGCCCAAGTCAGAAGGCTCATGTAGCATATACATGTCGTTTTCAATTTTCAAGACAAGTGTCTCGTATGTTCTAAACATTTCAATTAGGTTCTCAAAATCTCTCTGACTATAATCATTGTTGGCCGCCTGCAAAGTCTTGTTCAGCATTTTATTATCCTTTCTAAAAACAAAAAAGCGGCATCCGCAAATTCGGAGTCGCCGCCATTAGATATATCTTTGACCTTATAATCTCAAGTTTACTCAATTCGCACGAACGTGCAACATTTTACCTATAAAAAACAATATTTCTTTGTGTTTCGTTGAGGCTGTTCATGCGAAGGTATATAGCTTAGTATTATGTATAAAGTGTAAATAAACACAATACAAGGTTGATTGCAAATGCGAGATGTGAGATAATAAAGATAAGCCAATCAACAATACGACAGGAGGTAGATACTAATGAAATATTAGCAACACACTATAATTACAGCACACAAAAACGGCAAGATACGCAATGCTACATCATGCACAAAATGTAGTCGTTGTGTGTCATTGCCGAAGCAGTCTGTATGACTGCATAAGATTGAAATGACTACGAGGGGTATCTGCTTCTCCGCGAGACGCAGCCCATACGGTTGCATAAGATTGAAAGCAATATAGCCGCTTGCACGTTCGTGCGAATGGCATAGAAACAGTCTGTGTGACTGCATAAGATTGAAACAAATCATAAGATTGAAATCGTGACTATGCGGAGTATGTTCTCCATGAAAAAGAGTCGCAGTCAGTATGACTGCCAAAACTTAAAATGTCGCAGCCCGTGCGGCTGCGTGGGGAAGAACCTCTACCGATTATGGTAGGGGCTCTTTTTCCTATTATTTAGATTTTTTCCGAGAATACTGCCCATTCGTTACTGCCGTGAACAACTCCCCAAACATCTCCTGCGTCAAAACCCTATGTCGCTCGTCAATGCCTTTCCCATCGAGCATAGCATTTTCTTGCGCTTTTACCAATGCGGCGTAAAACGCACCGTAAGCGACCTTCCTGATGTCTACGCCGTCATCAAGCAAAGAACTGCAAATATTTTTCAACTGATGAAATAGAGCCATCTCACCGTCAAAGCTTAATTGTCCGCCTGATGCATAGGCAACGAGCGCCAGCTTGTACTGCTCATCTGCTATCTGCGGCACATCCAATCTGTCAGACTCCAAAGATGGGTCCCAAACGCGAAGCACTGCGTAGGCATATTCCGCAGAGATAGTTGCGAGTTGTTGCAAATGAAAATCGTTAATCGCCACATTACGTCCTGTCGCCGGGTCATTGCAAAGGTCCTCGCCAACCTTATATCGCTCGGCAACCATATCCATAATGTGCATGATACACGGGCGCATACGTCGGATATAATCCATCGACAGTCTATGCTCATCGCCGCCCTTAACAGGTGCTTTGGGGCGACGTCGCGGGTAGTTGCATCTCATAGGAGACTCCTTTCTATGTTGTAATCAGTACATTTTTATTCTACGCAATTCGCACGAATGCGCAATATTTTTACGGTGGAAAGCAATATTTCTTTATGTATAAAATGTAAATAAACGCAATACAAGGTTGATTGCAAATGTGAAATGTGGGATAATTGGTACAGATGAAAAAAGCGGTGCGAACCGTAAGCAAACACAAAATTTTCGTGAGCTTCGCACCAACAAACATAGCAAAACGGAGGTAGGTGCCAATGAAATATTAGCAATGCACTATAATTACAGCACCTAAAAACAGCAAGATGCACAATGCTACATTATGTAAGAAATGTAGTCGTTGTGTGTTATTGCCGACGCAGCCCGTGTGGGCTGCATAAGATTGAAACTCAAGGTAACCTGCGGTCCGGGAAGTTTTGACGGTGACGCATCCCGTGTGGGCTGCATAAGATTGAAACCGTTGTGATGAGATGTGCGCTCTCGCGCCATGAAGCTGACCACGCAGCTACATAAGATTGGAACATCGTATGCGCAAAGCTTGACGCAGTTTTCTAAAGTCGCAGTCTGCGTGATTGCATAAGATTGAAATTAGTCATAGCATTGCCGCGCCGGGTCAATATCAGAACGTAGCCTACGCAGCTACTAAAAACTAAAAATGTCGCAGCCCGTGCGGCTGCGTGGAGAAGAACCTCTACCAACTACGGTAGGGGCTCTTTTTCCGTCAAAAAATAGCGACTCTCCGAAAAAATCAGAGGGCCGCTTTTTTATCAGATGTTAAAATGTCGCATCGAGTTTTGCACACACTATGAAGCGCGTCTCATAGGTATCTGCGCCGGAACAGGTGGACAAGATGAGAACCTTGTCGTCCAACCCAACATCCGTAGCATACTGGTTGTAGGACAGTGCCTTCATATTGGCGACTTCATTAAGAAAATACTCATCGTCGGGGTTTGCGATGACGTATGTCGGCTCAACGGGGTAATCAGCCACCGCGAAAATCTTCCAGCGCGTCTGATGCCCGCCGACAGTGAAATACACATAGCGGTGTTCTTTTGCAAAGTTTACGTCTCTGAAGTGTTTCAGAACGCTGAATTTCATATGCAAGCTGTTGCCGTTACTGTGTCCGAAGATGATAGTCACACGGTACAAATCATCTACGCTGCTCACGTCCCATTCAGAGGGAACATAATATGCACCCCAGATACTTTCTCTGTCCCATTCGTTATGGGTCAGATAGAAGTTATCATCGGTAGGATGCTGCAGAACAGGCTCTTCGGTGACGTCCACGCCGGGAACGGTAAGATATCCGATAAGGTTTTGGGAATACGGAGGCTTAGGGGTTGCTTCCGGTTCTTCCTCTGTTGTTGTCGGCTCACTTTCCGGTACAGCGGGCGGCGGAGTCTCCTCCGGTCCTTCCACATCATCGGAAATTTCACCTGTATCATACGCTGGAACATGATAGTAGTCGTAAGCCTTGTAACCGATATAGCCAAGGATTCCGACCAGTGCGATGGCGATGAGAACCAGCAGCACCGTCCAGATAGAAGGCTTTCCCTTCCCTTTCTTAGGCTGCTTCTTTGCCGATTTCACATACACCGGCTCATCTTCATCGTCTTCCAGCTCGGTTTCGTCTACTTCCGGTTCGTACTCCTGCTCTTGTGGCTCTTCATAAGCAGTTTGCGGTGTAGGCTGCTGCTCCGGTACGAGCGTCTGCTCAAAGGACTCTTCTTCGGGCATAGAAGGGATAAGGCGCTTGGGCATGGGTATCACCCCCAATTACTTGGACGCTTCTGCAACAGAACGCTCATACACATCAAGGCAATATCTGCCCATGATTTTGTTGTAGAGGCATTCCTGTGCCAGAGGTCCTTTGCCGTAAGTCTCTGCGGCGTAGTCGTAGTTTGTCCCAACATAAGCTCGCACATCATCCTCTGTAGGCTTGTATCCCTGCTCTTCGGCAAGATACTGTGCTGCAAGGCTGAGCTTGATGCCATCTTCCGCATCAGAGCGGAGGCTCTCGCTGTATTCCTCAGAGGAACTATAGTTGCTGTAGGTCTGAACGAATGTCTCAAGGTCCATGTCGTAGGCTGCGGCTTCCTGCTTGACATAGTTCAGATTCGTCGCAAGGTTCATATCGACCAAGTCAGTGATGTCTTTCTTGACCTTCATGTTGTCCAAGAAATACTGCTGTACGTCGCTGCTCACCTGATTCAGACGCAGATTCTCTTCCACGTAATCGCGGAGAAGCGCAGTAGTCGTAATGGCTGTACCGTCCTGCATGGTCTTACCGCTCATAATACTGGTAACGTCTGCATCGGTCATGCTATATTCGGAAATCTTGTTGAGTGTCACATGGAAGACTGCTTCCTTGTTAGAGAGCTCGATTTTTTGTTCGCCAGTGGTGCGGTCTGTGGTAGAGCCGTAGCCATCGGGGAACGTGACGGTCACATCGAAGGAATCCCCTACATTATGACCCACGATTTGGTCTTCAAAGCCGTCAATGAAGGTCCCGGAGCCGAGCTGGAGGCTATAGTCCTCCGAGGTGCCGCCTGTAAAGGCTACACCATCTACCGTGCCTTCATAGGCGATGTTGACGACATCGCCGTTCTGCGCGGCGCGGCCAGTTACTTCCGTTGTAAGGTTGTAGTTGTTCTGGAAAGCGTCCAGTTCTTTCTGGATAGCGTCATCCGTCACGGTGTAGACGTCCTCGCTGACCGTGTACTTCTCGTAGTTTTTCGGCATCTTGACGTACTTGGACGCCGTCACGTTGCGGAAGTATCCGTCATCGTCCAGCCCCAAGTCATACTCAATCGCCGCCGTCTCCCCCGTGGCGGTCTCTGCCGTTGCGGTTTCAGCGGTCGCTGCATCCGTGTCCGTTTTGCTGCAAGCCGTCAGACAGGCGCTTGCAACCACCATAACAGCAAGTGCTGCTGCAAGTTTCTTACGCATTTGTTTCTCCTTTGCAGATACTCAAAAAGCCCCGGCGACATGAGAGCCTGCCGGGGCGATTAACATTTAGCCGAACATGAACGGGATGTGGAGCAGCAAACCATAGACTGCATCCATCACACCGATGATGACGGCAGACACGGCACTGACAGCCAGCACCGCGCCGGTACGACGGAACGTGTTCGGCATCGTGGGCCACGTCACATTGCGCGGCACCACGAGGTTGCGCAGCATCGTGGGGGTCTTCTTGATGAAGCCGGGAATCGCTTTCACGAAGGAAACGATTGCCTCCCTAGCCTTTTTCAGTTTCTCTTTCATCGTGCTCACCCTCCGATACCGTTCACCACAAACATCACGATTGCGATGACGAGCAGGATTGCCGTGCAAATCGCAACGAGCTTGTTTGCGGAGTTCTTGTTGCTGTCTTTCGAGTTCTTCATCATAGAACCGCTCAGACCGTTGATAACGCCAAGCGCGTTCTTGTCAGCCTTGTCCATAGAGAGCGTCACGGCGCAGACCAGAACAGAAGCCAGCAGAATCACCACGCACAGGATGATTTCATAGATAGCCATGTTGCCCTCCCCTTAATACAAAAAGCCTTTGTGATGGCGAACCACCAGATGGCTGTTGAGCGAGTCAATGACTTCGAGGGCAACGCCTGTGACAATCAGCAGGCTCGTACCACCAAAGTGCATATTCAGACCCGTGACTGCCGTTGCCAGAATCGGCACACAGGCAATCACAGAGAGGACGAACGCGCCGGACCCGGCGAGAGAATGACAGGCTTTGCGCAGGTAATCGCTCGTAGTACGCCCCGGACGAATACCGGGGATGCTGCCACCGTTCTTACGCAGGTTGTTTGCCATCTCGATGGGGTCAAAGGTGATGTCGATGTAGAACAGATTGAATGCGAAAATCAACGCGATATACACTACATCATAGACCCAGTTGCGGGAATTCCAACTCGCCAAAGCCAGATACAGCTTCGGATGCTTGTTGTAGTCCATGAACATCGTGATGAGCGACGGCAGACTGCAGATGGTGGACGAGAAAATGATAGGCATAACGCCAGACATGATAAGTTTCAGCGGGATGTAGCTTGACTGACCCGCAGAAGACTTACTGCCAATCGTCTTACCGGCATACTGGACCGGTACGCGGCGCTCGGCATCGCTCGCAAAGACCACATAGAAGGTTGCTGCCAGAACGAACAGGATGACGCCGGGAATCATCAGATAATACCACCATCCCTTATCCTGTGCCATAGCAATGGAGTTCTTGAATAGAGAGATGATAGCATCCCAGCGGGAAATGATGCCAGTAAAGATGATAAGGGAAATACCGTTGCCGATACCCTTCTCATCAATCAGCCAGCCAAGCCAGATAACGATTTGTGAGCCCGCTGTGAGCAGGGCAATAACCGTAATGGCTTCAACCACCTGTGAGATGCCGGAAGTGTACTTCATTGCACCGTAGTTCTTCATGACAAAGAAGTAACCTACAGCGGTAATGGCCGCCAACCCACAGCCCACATATTGGGTGATTTTGTTGATTTGTTTCTGACCGCCGATATCCTTACTGATTTCTTCCAATTTGGGGATAGCCACTGTCAGAAGCTGAATGATGATGCTTGCGTTGATATATGCCGATACGCCAATGGCGAATACTGCGCACTGGGACAACGCTCCGCCCGAAACGAGGTTGTAGTAGTCGAGCACCGATGTGCTGCCAAACATCGCCGTGAGAGCCGTCGTATTGACGAACGGAATCGTCACACCGCAGCCAAGACGGTAAATCAGCAGACACAGAACGGTAAAGAGAATCTTACTGCGGACATCATCTACCATCAGTTTCTGGAAGATGTTGCTGTTCGAGTAAGACTTTTTGATTCTAGGCTTTTTAGCCTTGAGTTTGGTATTATCCAAAACTTACTCCCTTTCTCGGCATAAGCCCCATCTAATATGAAGCTCTGCCGTCAGTTTGATGTCTTTGTTCTGAGAGCCGCCTTATCAGACGGTCTCGTCCTTGCTCTTCTCGGCAGGAACCGGTGCAGGCTCGGCACTCATATCGCCGGACAGCATCGGCACGCCCTGCTCTTCCTTTACTTCGGCGGCGGGAGCATCAGGAACATTGACATCGGGAGCAGCCGGAGTCTCAACGACAGGTGCGGCGGGCTCGGCGACGGGGGTAGTCTCAGCAACAGCAGTGGTCTCGGCAGGAGCCTGAACAACAGTCTTCGTCTGCTCCTCTGCGGCAGTCTTCTCCCGGCGAGCAGCGACCTTCGCAAAATGCTCATTGCGCTTCACGCGACAATCCTTGCAGCGAGTCGGCAGCTTGTAGTTGTGAGAAGCGTACCAGTACAGCTCACGGTTCGTGAACTGCAGGGGCTTTCCGCACTCGGCGCAGGTGCTCTCCAAGCCAATATTGTCCAGACCCTTCTTCACAAAGTCGCGGTGCAGACGGCGGCAGTCGGGGCAGCGGGTCGGCATAGAATAGCCGCGCTTCTCAAGGAAGTCGTGCTCACGGTTCGTGATGATGAATTCCGTACCACAGTCGACGCAGGTGCGAGTCTCAAACGCTTCGCCACCCTTCATGCGGGCTTCCTTCATTGCCTCGTCCTCCGCACGGCGCTTGGCGAAGTCCTCGCGCATACGGCACTCACGGCACAGCGTCTCCTCCTCAGAGGCCGCACTGAACGGCTTGTTGCATTTCTCGCAGGTTTTGCGGAACTTTTTCGCAGCATCTTTCATGTTGTTGGTTCTCCTTTTTGTTGTTTGTGTGTTGTTTTTTTGGTGTGGGTTTCAGTGTTATCCTCGTTTTCAGGATACACCTATTATACCACACTATTTACACTTAGTCAATCTCGATTCATGGCGCGAAAAAAGCCCTGCTTTTGTGCAGGGCATACAATTTTCGTCTCAGATGGATGTCTTTTCAACCAATTCATGGTCTTTTGCAGCGAATGAGCTTTACACCTCGAAGTTCATCCGGTCCATTCGGGAATATCATATTCAGTTTATTTTCGTATACTTCTACTTGACTCACTGTTGCGGGTCTGCGTTTTCTTCCGCCGATTCTCAGTATACGGGCGCTTTGGTTTCTTCCGCAATGTAAGCACATGCAAAAAGAAACATACGTAATTCCTTTCGCACCGCATTCAACACAAGTAGCTTGCTCTTTGTCACGGTTCCATTCTTTTGTTTCTTTGCCGGTAAGAGGGTCTATTACTTTCGCGTTTCTTTTGCTTCTGCCTTTTCTCCATACGGTATGATTGCAGCTTTTGCACATACCCCATGCAGCATTATAAGTGTCATTATCAATGCAGCCACACAAAAGGCATTTTTTTGCTTTGATTTGCTTTTGGTGCTTTTCAGCGATTTGCTTTACTACATCACTGATTTTCCCATTATCTCTTGTGTCTTTCTCGTCCGCTATGCCCCAGCCATTTGCCGGGAAAAGCCGTATATATCGCTTCCATTCGGCATCTGTATAAGAACAGCCAACAGGTTTTAGCACTATCGGGAGCTTATCCGAATATATTCTTTCTGAATTTGTCGGTTTAGCCATTGTATTTTCCTCGCTCTAGTGTAGTATATTTGCCTTTCTTTGGCTCTATTATACCACAAATTTGAGGAATAAACAACTTGTTTTAGTCCGAATTCTGGTCGACAGAATCGAGCTTGCTCATCATGTGCGAAATGTATGCACAGGTATTCTCATGTACATGCTCAGACAAGATGCCTTCCGTGCCGAATGATACCTGCCATTCTCGTTCCTGGCACAGTGCGTTGAGTTTCTGCCACAGGTCTGTGTTCTGAGCGGGCTCTTGTCCCTGCCGTGAGATAAAACGGTTGCCGTCTTCCGTAACGGATTCGTTCGTAGTGAAGACAACGATTTGAGAGCCATTCGGCAGTTCAATCTCTTCCGTAACACGGCATAACTCTGCCACTTTGAGTCGTGCTGTATCGATAGGACCTGCAACTTCATAGTTGTCTTTCCACTTGTTATCCGTTGCCAGCGGGTTCACGGTAAAGCTGTGAACGCATACATTCCCGTCTTTGCCCGGCATTTTTGCGATATCCAGATAGATGATAGCTGCCATTGTCATTCTCCTTTATTTGCTGTTTTATGATTGATTTTGTTGCGTTTTTATGGTATTATAAAAATAAAGAAATCTCGATTTCCGACGATATGCAGGAGGAATTTTGATGGATAACAACATACAGAATTTGTCAAGTAATAAGGTTGATGATGTCTTTGACCTTCAAGGCTTACACAGCAAGATGAATGCCGAATCTCCGAAGGAACGGCAGGAAATGCTTTCTGCCCTTCAAGAGAAGGCTCGTCGCTATCTGCCGGAAACGGAAAGAACCGCTAAGTATTTGAACGCTTTAATAGAGTACAAGCGCCTTCAATTAGGTCTCTCTGTAGAGGAGTATGCCCCTTTGCTCGGTATGCCTGTCAGTGCTTATCAAAAAACATTCCTTCAACCAAATGTGCGATTCGGGTCCTATTATTTTTCCTATCTAGCTCAGTTTTGCTACCTTTTTGGCTATGACCTCGATGTTTCAAAGGAAGCCGCTGTGCCTCAAACTGTTGCCGACCTCTATGCGCAGGAATTTGCAGCGTTCCTTATCTCTTTAGGCCCCGATGCGTTGGATGACATTTCCGAAGCGATTGTCAACTCGAAACATATTGTTTCCAAGGTAAAGCCTACTGCCGCAAGACTTATCCTTAAAACCAAAAACACCTTTTATAATAACGAAAACCCTGTTCCCAACAAGCTCAACTACAACTCTTTCATTCCAAAAGCCGAAGACCAGTTGAAAGAGCTTCATGCGGAACAAGAAGGCTGACATCAGAACAGAACGAAAGCATCGCTGCTTCTATATGAGCGCGGTGCTTTTTTCTTTCCCATCTCTCATTATCTGCAGTTCGCAATTATCTGCAACATATTTTGGCAAATTCTTTTCGCTTTCTTTTTGCTAATATTTCGTTTTGATTTCGTTCTGGAAGCGCATTCCTGCTCTCCCCTGCCAAACAAAAAGCACCCGCAAGCCAGCCGGTTAAGCTGCTCACGGGTGCTGATTTTTATTTTCGTGACCCTTTTAGGAGTCCTTGTTGATTCAAGATGCTCCGCACATAAGCAAGGCGGCGTTTCCCGAATCCGTGTTCGTTTTGTTTGCTGGTGTTCTTAGCGGTCGCCATATCGGAATATCGTACACCATCCTTGTAGTGTTTGAGGAGATAGTCTGTGATGGTCTTGTCCTCAATCTTCATGATGGCGTTCACGATTTTCGTTTCTTCCTTCTTCGTGTAAGGATAGTTGTCGATGTCATATCGAATCCTATCCAACCCGCAAATGATGTTTACAGGCCACTTCTGTCGGAATGCGACATTCGCTTCGTGTAGCAGGCTGGGCGTTTCTACTGCTTTTTCTGGCTTTGCTTCCGTATGCCGATACAATGTCCTTTGCGCACATGCTTTGCACATGCCCTTGGCATATAGAATCGACAACTTCTTACAAGCCGGACACACCTCGATTTTTGTGTGTTTGCCTGACGAAATGACCTCATAGTCCAGCCCTTCAATGTAGGTCTTTCCGCCAATCGTCAAGGTGTTCGCATTCTTGTATTCGGGAAATTCATCTCCGCTATAAATTCCCTTTACTTCTTTGGGGAGAGCGTCTCTATCCTTTCGAAGCACATGAAATTTAGCCTTGCTCATGGTGTTTGCACCATGCTGACTTGTTATCCTGCGATAGCGTTTTCGGCAACCTCCATCGGCTTCACATCAACGAGTTTCACAGAGATGATGGTATCAAGGAGGTCCTTGGTGTTGTTGAAAATGATATTCTTCTTTTCGCCAAACGAGTCATAGAACTTCGCCATGCATCGGTTCATGTTATTGTCGTCCGCCAGCATCTGGAATCCACACTCGTTGCGGCACAGCATCGTTGTAATGATGGTACTCACGCTGCTGTAAAAATCGGTAGTCACGAATCGGAACACCGGAGGGGTCGATTTCTCGATGGTCAGATACCGTTCAAAGACCTCTCCCCCAATTTCTGTGACCATGTAAAGCTCAAACAAGCATACGAAGCGTCCGGCTTTCGGTGACGGGATGCCATGCACTCTCGTGTTCTTATGCTTGGTGGAGTCTTCCGCCTCATACATAATTGCATATTCCGTCACATTACAAGGACCGTATTTGCCAAGGTCTTTCTTTGTCTTGTGCTTGACGAGGAACCCATCAAACATCAGACGGTCAAAGACCCGCTCGTCCTTCGACTTTTGCCCATCGCCTTCGATAGTCGAGATGATTTCGTCAGAGCCTTCATACTGGAAGCCAACGACACGACCGTAGACCGCCGGGGCGTCATTTTCGCTGTCAACTTCCAGCGTCATGACAGAGCCGAACGGACAATACTCCGGTATCCGTTTCGTGGCTACATAACGTTTTTCTACCTTCTTGTCTCCCATGTCTCTGTCCCCTACACTTGTCGTGAAACCTTTAGATAGGTTGCGTCAATCAGCCAACGGCAGTCTCGTCAGCGGGGACCTCGGCATCAGCAGAAGCGTCAGCGGCAGCATCACCGGTATCCTCGGCAGGAGCCTCATCAGTCGTCTCCTCGGAGGCAGCCTCAGTGCTCTCTGCATCGGTATTCTCAGAATCGGTATCCTCAGAATCGGTATCCTCAGAATCGGCAGTCGCGTCAGCATCACCACTTGCGGCTTCCTGTGCAGCAGCTTCCTCAGCAGACACAGAAGTGGAAACCAGCAGGTTGCCCTCAGCGTCAGCCTGACCGCAGTTGTACAGGTAAGCAAAAGCCGACTTCAGGTCGTCGAACTTGGACAGGTCCGGAATCTCAACGGTAGAACCGTCATCGGCGGTCTTGGAACCATCGAAATGGACACCGTCATCGTCGTAGCGGACCGTAACGGTGTAGCCGTCAGCAGCCAGCGCCTCAGACATGTAGGCGGCATACGCGCTCATCGTAGTCTTCATCTGGTCTTCGCTCAGCGTGACACCGTCCGGCATCTCCGTCAGCTTGCTGTTGTCCAGAATTTCTGTAGAGGACTCACTTGTGGCGGCGCTGCTCGCACCACTCTGTGCAGAGTCATCCTTCTTGCTGCAACCGGCAAGCGCGGCACAAGCCATCACAGCAGCCACGCACAGCGCGGCACCCTTCTTCATGGTCATTTTGCTCTTCATGATATTTTCTCCTTTGTATCATTCATTTTCTTGCGTTATAGCAAAGAGATGTCCCTCGTTTGCATACACCTATTATACCACAGTATTACCACTTAGTCAATCACGATTATTCATGAAAATTCAAACAAAAAAGCACCCCGCAGGTTGCCCCACGGGGTGCTCAGCTTATTGGGTGATAGCCTTACTTATCGTAGGCGTCAGACCAATTACTGCTTATCTTCCTTGGATTCGTCCTCGGATTTTTCCTCAGGCTTATCCTCGGTCTTTTCGGCAGCTTCCTCTTTCTTGCCGCCCTTCTTCTTGACGATGACGACAGCGCCAACGGCAATCAGAGCAACGACGACAATAACGGGGATAACGATGTTAGCGCTCAGACCAACACCGGTGGGAGCCTGTGCCGCAACAATCAGTTTCGGAGCGGGCTTCTCCTCAGCAGGTGCGGGAGTAGCGGTAGCGCGAGGAGTCTCAGGAGTCGGAGGATTCTCCAGCTTGACAGACATAACGCGGACATCGCCATAGTTGCCAGCCTTATCGACGGTACGGGTCACGATGTAACCGGTCCAGTCGGGGCTCAGGTTGAAGGAAACATAACCGTTGTCCTTGCTGATGTTCTTCACATCGACAGTCTCAAACTTGGACTCATCGAAGGTGTAGTTGCCCTCAGTATCCTTGACAATGTTCGTGCCATTGACCTTGTAATACTGAATCTTGGCAACACCAGAGTTGTACTCGCCGTCCAGCTTGGAGATGGCGGGGACAGAAGCCTTGACCTCAACGACGGACTGCTTCTCGGTCTTGTCCTTGGTGGGCTTGCCGTGAGCAACACGCTGAGTCTCAGCCTCGGACTTATCCACCGTCTCATCCTTCTTGGATTCATCAGTGGTCTCGTCCTTCTTCTCGGTCTCGTCCTTCTTGTCAGCGTCATCCTTCTTCTCGGTATCGTCGGTCTTCTTGTCGTCTTCCTTGACGGGAGCCTTGCCGATTTCTTCGCCGGTGATGAAGATGTTGATAGCAGTCTCAAACTTGGTGAACTTCTCGTTCATCAGGTCGGTCTTGGTAGCAGCATCCACAGCATTCGCGGTGAAAGCGGAAACGGTTACAGGAACAACGGTATCGATGGAGGAGGTTACAGTGCCAACGCTGGTGATTGCACCGGTAGTGAGGTCAATCAGATAGAAGTCCGAAGTAACCTTCGTGCCGTTATCAGAAATGACCATCTTCTCAGCCCAATCAGCATCGGTCAGAGAATCACTGGTGCCGATGGCGTAGCCTTCGGGAGCAGCAACCTCAACCACAGAGTTGAAGTACAGCTTAGACAGGTCATCGCCAAAGTTCTTGGTAACCTCAACGTTCTTGCCGGTCTTCTCATCGAACACAGTGCCGGTGATAGTGATGGGCTCCTTAACGTCATCAAGCTTCAGACGCTTGACTTCGAGGTCGCCGGTAGCGGGCAGATAATTGTAGTTGTCGTAAGAACCGCCAACATACTTGAAGGCGTCCTTCGTCAGACCCACATTGCCGAAGATGCCATCCACACTGGAAGCAACGATGAGCTCGAAGGCAGGCAGCTTCACGGTCTCGACAGACTCGTCGAAAGCATAGCCGCTGGTCTTGACTTCGGGAATAACCGTCTTGGTGCCATACAGCTTAGTGGAGGGGTTCGGGTCGAGGGTCACAGTCAGGTCTTTACGAGCGATAACGAACTGACCATCAGCCTCGTTCTTATCGGCATCGACAACCTTGATGGTGACTGCGTAGTTCTGCTCAACAGCAGCATCGTAGTCGGAAGAAACGGTGTAGGTGTAAGTACCAGCGTTCTTGACATTCTCAGTCTTGAACTGGCTGTCGCTCTCCACGCCGTCATCGCCGCTTGCGATGTCAGGAGTCAGTGTCGCCTTTGCATCAGCAGTCAAGGGAGCAGTCTGTGCATTGTCGGTGGTCTTGTCGTTCTCGAAAGGAGTATAAACAAGCGCCATCTTCAGGCCCAGAGAATCGGGCTTAACAGCAGCGCCGTGCGTGCCATCGCCGTTGGTGGCAACAGCGTTGACGGTGAAGTCGGGGTTGGTGGTGTCGCCGTAAACGATATCCTTCGGCTCGGTGACAGTGACTTCGACCAAACGCTCGCCAATGGTGTAAACGCCATTGACAATCGTAATCAGGTAGTCATCGTTGTCGTAAGAACCGACCATATCGTAAGCGCCGTAGTCCTTCACGGACTCGGGCACGCTCTCGGCAACCAGAGATGCAGCGCCATCAGCAGACTTCATAGAAATCTCTTCAGCCTTTGCATTCTCAACATCCTTCTTGGTGATGCTGATGACAGCCTTCAGGTCGTCGCCATTCACAATGGTCTTCTTATCGGCATCGCCAGTGTAGGTCAGAGTGTTGCTCAGCTCAGCCATATCGTTACCGTAGACAGAACCGACAGTACCGATGGTCCAAGTCAGAGGACGCTGAGTGACCGTGTAAGTGCCGTTCATAGCAGTTACCAGATAATCCTGATAAGAAGCCTGACCGACGCGGTGAGCCAGACCGGAGAAGGAAGGAACGATGTCATAGCCTCCGACATGGCTTGCAGAAGTGACGAGACACAGGTTCGTGCCTTCCAGAATATCACCATTGACCAGGGCTGCCTTGGCAGTGTCACCAGTGTATTCCAGAATGTTCACGGTGCCGTAATCGGACCAATCCTCAACAGCAACATCATCGCCGTAGATAGAGGTCTGAGGCTTAGCCGTGACCGTGATGGGACGCTTGTTGATGGTAAAGTCAGCAGCGGAGTAAACGAAGATGTAGTTGTTGGCAGCGACATTCTCAACGCCAGCGGGAACGACCTTGCCGACACCGGTATGAGAGGCAACCGTAGCGGGAGCGCCCTCAGCATCAGTGAAGTTGAAGGTCAGGTTAGCGTTGCTCAGAACGCCGGTGTTATCGGGAGTCGTGTTGCCCTTAACAGGCTTCGTGACAAAGCCGTCGATAATCAGGTCATCGCCGGAGAGAACCGGGTTCTCATCGCCGTAAATCTTGCTCTGGGGAGCCAGAGTAACATGCAGCGTGGCAGGCGTGATTTCGAAGTCATTGTTCACACGAGTGATGTTGAAGTTGTCATCAGTGCCCTCGATAATCATCGGGTGCATACCGACATCCTCACCTGCGCTCGTGCCAGCATCGGGACGGACAACCTTCAGACCAGACAGGTCACCGGCATCCTCGCTCACATAGTAGGAGCCGTCACCGGTAGCAGTCCAAGTCAGTTCGGGGTCAGCCTCGCCGTAGACCTTCTTCTGACCAGCATCGACAACCACGATAACATCGCGCTTATCGACATGCAGAGAACCATCGACGAAGACAATCGGGTCGTAGTTCTTCGCACCCTTGTTGGTCAAGCCGCTCATGGTGATAGTGTAATCACCAGCATCGGGACGTGCAGGAATCTCAGACAGAGAACCATCCGCATTCTTGATGTTGTACACAGCAGCACCTGCGAAAGCAGAAGCAACCGTGTCGTTGTTCTTCAGACCGGTAACAGTGTAGCCGAAGGTCGGGACAGTGCCGCCGTAGGTCATGTTGTAACCACCGGCAACCGTGAAGGTGACCTGCACGGGCTTGATGGTCAGGGTAGCAACTTCCAGAGCCTCAGGCTCGGTGGTGGAGGAACCGACATTCACAGATGTGCCGGAACCGGTCACGATGGTGATTTCGTAGTTGCCATACTTGTTGTACAGCGTAGAGCTGATGGGATACTCGCCGACATCCTCACCCGCCTTACGGGTCAGGCTGCCACTCAGAGCGCCGGTGGTCAGTTCCAAGGTGTTCTTCTTCAGGCCATCATTGGAGATGTTGCCGGAAATCTCATCGTAGGTGAACGCAGGGTCAACATCACCGTAATCCTTCTCGTAGTTCTTGAAGGTCAGGGTGATGGGACGAGCGGTGATGGTGATAGTAGAATCAATCACCGTCAGGTCGTAGTTAGCGGGCTGTGCGTAGATGGCTTTCAGAGCATAAGAGCCAACGCTGGCGGATGCAGAAGTTGCTCCGGAGGTCAGGGTAATGCCCTTCAGAATCTTTGCCTTTTCAGCTTCCTGCTCAGGAGTTGCGTCCAGCAGACCGGTGCCGCCCTTGATGTAATCCTTCACATTCATAGAAGTGATGGTCTCACCGTAGGTCTTCTCGGTCTCAAGCAGGTTGATAACGGCAGTGCGCTTATTGATGGTGAAGCGGACGTCATTGGTGAAGCTGATGCGATAGTTCTTCGCCATCGGCTGCTCAAAGATGTCACCGCTGTAAATCGGATAAGTGCCAGCGTTCTCGCCTGCTTCACGGCTCAGACGAGCCTGTGCGAAGTCAGCTTTGGGCTCTGCGAAGCTGGTGGTGTTGTAGTCAAAGATAACATAGGTGTCATTGACTGCAAAGCTGGGGTCAGTCTCACCGTAGGTCTTGGACAGACCATAGCGGGGAGTGATGGTCAGAGGCATCTGATGGACAATCAGCATGTTCTTACCATCGGGCTCAGACAGCTTAACGCTGTTCGTGGGCTGGTTATCCAGACGGAAGGTCAGGTTGTAAGAGCCTGCATCGTACAGACCGGAAGCGTTCGCAGTAGCCTCAACGGCGATACGAACAACGCCCAGAGAAACATCCTTGCCGTCCATCTTGATGTTGACGGTTTCGCCATCGTGGTAAATCTGAGTACCATCGGAGGTGTTCACATTGACGGAAACTTCCTTGGCGATGGTGTCGGGCTTCTTCTCACCGTAGGTAGTCTGCAGGGCGTTGAAGGTAACAGAGACATCAGCCTCGGTGACTTGGAACGTAGCCTGCGGAGCAATCGTTACGATGTAGTTGGGGTTCTCATCATAGGAGATGGTAGCCTCATAGTTGCCGACAACCGTGGTGGGGTCTTCCCACTTGGTCAGGTCGATGTGGATGTTCAGCGGGCTGCCCTGCGGGTCAACCACATTGATAGCCTGAGAGCCGGTCTCGTCATACAGCGCATAGCTGGGGGTGTTCTTACCGGCAACGCCGTACTTACGGACGCTGTTGGTAGTACCCTTGATGGTGACAGGTAGTGCGTTGATAGTCAGCGTGCCGCTCGTACCATCGCTGTAGGTGCCGGTATAAACGATGTTGTAATTGGGGCTGGTGTAACCGGAAACAACGATGGGATAGGTGCCGACACCGGTCAGCTTACCAACGGTATTGTCAACGCCATACTTGATGGTGACAGTGCCGCCCAGAGAAGCAACGGTATCATGGATGCCGATTTCGTCGTTGCTTGCGAAGTTCTTGTATTCCAGTGCGCCGGTGATGTCAGCATCGCTGGGATTCTCGGAACCATACAGACGCTCACGGTTCGGAACGGTGATGGTCAGAGTGCGCTTGGTGATGGTGTACTTGTCGGGAGCGTTGAAGGTAATGTCGTAGTTCTTAGCAATCTCTGCATTCTGGAACTGTGCATCACTGTAAGCGTAAGAGCCGACAGTCTCGCCGACCTCACGGGTCACAACGCAGCCAGCAAAGTCGGAGCCAACGCGACCGCCCTTGCCGTTGACGGGGTCGAGGGTGAAAGCAACGCCGCCCTTGGCATCGCTGTCGCCGTAGACCTTCGTCTGACCACCCATCACATTGATGGCGATGGGGCGCTTGGTGACGGTCAGCTTGCTGTCAACAAAGCGAACGAGGTAGTTGTCGTAACGGTCATAGTTCTTGCCATCGGCATTGGGGTCCCAGTCAGAAGACCAACGCTCCTGAGAAGCGCCCTGAACGCTTGCGGTAACATTGTACTCGCCGACATCGGCAGTAGTGGGAGTGCCACTATTACCGGCAGCATCGACCATCGTGAAGTTCAGTTTAGCATCAGTCAGACCAATGCTATCCTGAGTATCGTTCCACTTGAAACCGTCGATGGACTCAATCTTGCCGTTGCGAGCAGCACCATACATAGCAGACAGGTTGCTCAGCGTGACAGTCAGCATCGCGGGATGGATAATGTACTTGCTGTTGATGACTTTGACATCATAGTAAGCAGTACATGCGGGCGGAACCTCAACAGACATCGGATACTCGCCAACATTCTTGTTGTCGGGGTCCTGACGGCTGGTGGTCAGAACCATCGCAACCAACTGGTTCACACCATCATCAGCGGTGATGGTGTTGCCGGGAACGATGCGCTTCTCGGAAGAAACTGCCTGAGCAGCACCGTTGTAAGAAACCGCATCAAAGGTGATGGTAGAAGACTTGCTCTTCTCAGACTCACCGTAGATGGCATCAATCTGGTCGTTGGTGATGGTTACATTACGCTTGGTGATTTCAAATGTCGCGGTCGCAAGCTGGATGTTATAACCGTTGATGGGTGCATCCGTCTGGATGTTGCCAATCGTGACAGTGTAGCCACCGGGAGCGGAAGTGATGCTGGGCAGAACCACGGTAGGCTCACCGCTCAAGCCGAGCATCTCTTTCAGAGCAACAGCGTTAGACTTGTGCTCGTTGTTGGTCTTGTACTCGAAGTTGGTCTTATCAGCATCGGACCAGCCGGTGATAACGAAGTCAACTGCGGGGTTCACCTGACCATACTGACGAGTGGCCTTTGCGCCAGTCGTGGTAACACCGTCATTGCCCTTGAAGACGAAGACAGGAGTCAGCGTCAGAGTGCGTTCAGAAACTACAACGTAAACATCACCGGTGTTCGCCTGAATATCGACATTGTAGTTGGTATTGCTCTTAGCAGAGGAACCAAGGATGATTTTGTAAGAACCTGTGGTGTCCTTATCAAAGTTTTCCGTGGTCAGAACATCAGCCGGGAGCAGGTCGCCGTCAACCAGACCACCGTTGGTATCCATAACGGTGTAGTTAATCTGGCTGATGGTATTGCCCTTCGTCACATAAGTGGTATGAGGGACAATGTAAATCTGGCGCTTGTTGATGGTCACGCCTGCATCGTTGCGGATATTCTTGGAAGAATCCAAGTTGGAACCGTCGATGATGGTGTAGTTCAGACCGTTCACCGTAACGCTCACAGCACCGGTGTCCACATAGGTCGGATAAGTACCGGCATTGCAGTGGACATCCGTGGGGTTCTGGCCATCGCCATCGGCAGGAGCGTACAGGATGAAGCTCAGACCGTCAATAGCAGCCTGAATATCCTTCTCGATTTCCTGAGTGGAACGGGAATCAGAGGTGCTGTACTCGACCGTCAGACCGTTGGACTTGAAAGAGTCACCATAGGTGTAAGTGACGGTCTGGGGCAGGATACGGATGACATTGTCCTGACCACCTATCTTGGTGTACTGGATGCTGGTGCCTGCAGCAATCTGCTTACCGGTCTCGGCAGCAGTGATTGCCTGAAAGTTGCCAACAACCGTAGTAGCACCGCCGCCATCAAACGCGCTGACACCGCTGTTGTCGACGGGGTTTTCCTGGCGGTCACAAACCTGCATATACAGGTCAGACATGTCAAGGTATGCACTCATAACGGGGTCAGCAACCTGCTCATCCTCGCTCAGAGAATAATACATATCCTCGACGGGTTCCCAGTTGTATACAGCGTCCAGCTCTTCAGAGCGGCGTGTAACCATTGCATCGAGAACCGCGTTCTCCTTGTCAGCCTGCCATGCCTTGCTGGCGAGACCAAAATTGTTTGCAGCGGTCAGGATTTCATCTTTGCGGCTTACAATGGCGTTAGCCGCATCAATAAACGCCTGTGCTGCTTCGCTGATAGTGCTGCTCGGTGCAGCGGTGCTGTCAGAATTTTCATCTGCACTGGGAGCTGCCGTCTTATCAACGACAGCCGTGTTTGAATCGGCGCTTGCCGTGCTTGTAGCCTCGGAAGCATTCTCAGCCGGAGCCTTATTGTCGCTTGACGCGGCATTGGAACTGGCAGCAGAATCGCTTGCGGGCGCAGTGGTTGTAGCGGAAGAGCTGACGGTAGAAGCCGCATCGGGTGCCGTCTCCTTGGGAGCTTCCTCACTCTGGGTGATTCCGCTTCCCGCACTCTCAGCAGCGTATGCTGCTACGGGTGCAAACTGAGACAGGCACATAGCGACGGCCACAATCGCACTCAAAAACCGCTTACGGGGTTTCTGCATGATAGTGTCCTCCTATACTATGCGAGTTTTTCTGCGATATCCGCAGACGGATTTATATACACTCTTGTCCGCTCGTAAGTGTGCAGCCTCATTTGCAAAGCAAGAAGTATACCAAAAAATTACGGGCGCTGTTTTTAGCGCTTTATACCACGCTTTTCAGCAAAGTCAATGCGTTTTATATCGCATAAAAACACCACCCACGAGTTCTTCTCTATGTAGTCAACATATTCAAAATCGAGGGTGGTCGGTTTACGTGGTTTTGGAAATATGGATATTTGCAAAATTAGGTGATTTTTTATTCGAAAATAGGTGGTCGCCTAAATTAAGCCTTAAAATGAGGCAACAAATTTTTTATGTTTGTTGCCTTACGGTAAGTCACTCTTACAAAATGTAAGAGGTAGTGTTCCCCTTGGCTGGGTAGTGGCTAAGTAGTGTTGGCAAGCTGGGGAAACCTGCAAGTACAACCACTATCCTGATGGGCGAGTCGTCCATCTGCCTGTGATACTTGTGAAATAGGGTGCTTTACACAACCCTTTTTTCGCAAATACCCGGAATTCATGTGAATAGAGCATGAATATCGTATCTTTTATGGTACTCACTTCGCACAAACGGTCAACAGCGTTCTATATAAAAAATCTGTTCGTTATTGGCGGATAAACATTGGATTTTGTATTCGTTTTCTGTTGTGTTGTGACGGAAGAAAATTCCCGTTTTCTCTGCCTTGTTTTTGGAAAATGACACAAAAAAAGAGCAGCAGCTCTTTCAAGCTACTGCTCTTTTCTGTCACCGCTTATTCAGCGGATTCGTTATTGTGTTTGTCTTCGTCGTTATCCGTGTCCTTCTTGCGCTTGTGGTTTACAACCACCAGAGCAATCAGTCCGACACCGACGACCGCTGCCAGTCCAGCGATACCTTGCACAAATCCAATACCGGTCTTCTTGTTTCCAGTGATGATGGAGACAATACCCTGAATCGGGTTCGTCGGCTTCTCAGAAGGAACAGGAGTCGGAGTAGGATTGGTCGGGTTGCTGGGAGTCGGAGTGGGTTTCGGCTCGTCAGGAGTGACGGGCGTAGAGGGCTTCACAACGGGGACTTTGACCTCATTGGACGGCTTCTCAACATCCTCGTCAATCGGCTTGGACGGGTCTTTGCCATGTCCGGGATTCTCAGGGTCTTCGGGGTTCTGACCCGGAGCCTTAGCGACTGCCACATTGATGACATCGTGTCCGGCATCCGCGTCAACTGCGACATAAGAGTAGGTCAGCGTGAAGGATTCGCCAACAGGGATACGGTTGATGGTGAACGTTGCCGTTGCATCATCGTAGGTGTATCCGTCGCCGCTTGTAGCAACAATATGGCTTGCGCCGTTGTTGTTGTCTTTAACGGAGGCATTGACGAGGTCAACCTCACCGGTATTGGTTACGACCACGCGATAGTTGATAGTCTCACCGACATTGACCTTGGTCTTATCGGCGCTCTTCACAATCGTGAGGCTCTTTTCCAGCGGGATGTCAGTTTCCGTGCCGGAACCCGGAACTTCCACATCGACCTTGTTGGACGGGATATCCGTATCAGGGTCAATCGGCTTTGTCGGGTCCTTACCCTGTCCCGGATTCTCCGGGTCTTCGGGGTTCGTACCGGGAACATGAATCGTCGCAATGTTCTCAAGAATGTTCGTGGGCACATCAGCGATACCAACGGTGTAAGCGTAGTGGACGACCACATCGCCGCCAGCAGGAATCGTGTCGATGGTGAACATGCCATTCTCGTAGTGATATCCTGCGCCTTCAACTGCGAAGATGCTTCCGGAGAAGTTGTTTTCATCAGTCAAAACAGCGTTCTGGATATCGTGGTCCTTGCCATTGTGTACCGTGACGGTGTAGGTAACAGTCTCACCCGGCTTTGCAACAGTCTTGTTTGCAGATTTCCAGATGGTGACAACACCATCATCGGGTTTCTTCACATCGACCGTGTTGGACGGGATATTGTACTGTTCGCCGTCGTGCGTGTACTTGATGGTTGCGGTGTTCTCCATGACGCTCTTATCGGTAGTCTCGACCGTATAGGTGTAGACAATATCGATAGCCTCGTCTGCATCCAGATAACCGATGGTCCAAGTGCCGTCACCATTGTAGGTGTAACGGTCAGAACCAACAGCATCGATGCTGCCGGAGAAGTTGTTGTGGTCGGAGACGGTGATGTCGTTGACGGTCTCGTCCGTGGTATTCCGCACCGTGATGGTGTAGGTCACAACGTCCGTAACCTTTGCAACATACTTGTCTGCGTCCTTCTCAACGTCAATCGGCGGAGTCGGGTCTTTCACAACAGCGGCGTTCAGGACCTGCGGAGCGTCGGAGACAGTCACCACATAGGTGAAGTGCAGCTCGATGCTCTCACCGACCTTGACGGAGCTGATGGTGTAGGTGTTATCGCCGTTGTCCTTGACGCCATCCATCGGGATGAAGTTCAGCGTGCCGGTGCCATCGAAGAAGTCCTCAATGACCACATTCTCCGCGTCAGCCTTACCCTTGTTGGAGACAGTAACAGTGTAGTTCAGCGTATCGCCGACCTTCGCCTCTGCCTTGTCAACAGACTTGGTGATTTCAATGACAGGAACCTTTGTCTCGACTTCGGAGCCCGGAACCTTCACATCGACCTTGTTAGAGGGGACATCCTCATCGGGGTCAATGGGCTTGTTCGGGTCTTTGCCGTGACCCGGATTCTCCGGGTCTTCGGGGTTGGTTCCCGGCACATGGATAGTGGCAATATTCTCAAGGATTTCGGTGGGAACATCTGCAATCTGTGCGGTGTAGGTGTAGTTGATAACCACATCTGCGCCAGCCGCAATCTTGTCGATGATGAACTCGCCATCCTTGAAGGTGTAACCTGCACCGTCAATGCCCACGATTTCGCCAGCAAAGTTGTTGGCATCCGTCAGACGAGCATTCTCGATGTCGTGGTTCTTGCCGTTGTGTACGGTCACGGTATAGGTGACAGTCTCGCCCGGCTCAACTTCCGTCTTGTCAGCTGCCTTACGGATGGTTACGACGCCATCATCGGGCTTCTCAACATCAACGGTGTTGGAGGGAATCTCATACTGTTCGCCGTCGTGTGTGTACTTGATGGTTGCGGTGTTCTCCATGACGCTCTTATCCGTCGTCTCCACCGTGTAGGTGTAAACGATGTCGAACGTCTCACCGGCATCCAGATGACCGATAGTCCAAGTGCCGTCACCATTGTAGGTGCAGCGCTCGGTGCTCTCAGCAGTGATGGCACCGGCGAAATTGTTGTGGTCAGTTACCGTGATATCGTTGACAGCTTCGTCAGTCGTATTCTTCACCGTGATGGTGTAGGTCACAACATCCGTAACCTTGGCGATATATTTATCGGCATCCTTCTCCACATCAATCGGAGGAGTCGGGTCTTTCACGATAGCCGCATTCAGAACAACAGGAGCATCGCCATCCACTACCACATATGTGAAGCGGAGCGTTACGCTCTCCCCTGCCTTAACAGTGGAAATCGTGTAGGTGTTGTTGCCGTTGTCGGTAACGCCAGCCATTGTCTCGAAGTTCAGCACGCCATTGCCATCGAAGAAGTCTTTTACGACTACATTCTGTGCATCAGCCTTGCCGCTGTTCTGGACAGTGACCGTGTAAGTCAGGGTGTCGCCAACCTTTGCGGTGGGCTTATCCACAGACTTCGTTACGGACAGTTTGGGAATATCGGTATCAACTTCGGAACCGTTCGGAACTTCCACGTCAACCTTGTTCGACGGAATCTCGGTGTCGGGGTCAAGAGGCTTTTCGGGGTCCTTGCCATGGCCCGGATTGTCGGGGTCTTCGGGGTTCGTACCCGGTACGAAGATGGTAGCGATGTTTTCAAGGATGTGCGTGGGCACGTCAGCGACTTCGACCGTGTAGGTGTAGTGGATAACCACATCACCGCCTGCGGCAATCTTGCTGATGGTGAATACGCCATTCTCGAAGGTGTAATCTGCACCGTCAACGCCTACGATTTCACCAGCAAAGTTGTTGGTATCGGTCAGACGAGCGTTCTCGATGTCGTGATTCTTTCCATTATGCACCGTGACAGTGTAGGTAACGACCTCACCCGGCTCGGCCTTCGTCTTATCGGCAGCCTTACGGATGGTGACAACACCATCGTCTGGCTTTTCAACATCAACGGGGTTAGAGGGGATGTTGTAGTCGGTGCCGTCCTTGCTGTAAATTACCTTTGCAACGTTCTCAATGACGGTGGCATCCTCAGCCTGCATCGTGTAGGTGTAGGTGATGTTGATGGTCTCGCCAGCAGCGATAGTCGGAATAGTCCATGTCTTATCGCCATTGTAAGTGTAATTTTCGGCGCTTGCGGCTTCAATGCTGCCCTTGAAGTTGTTGGTATCGACGACCTTCACATTCTCAACAGTCTCGGAGGTAGTGTTCTTCACGGAAATCGTGTAGGTCACAATCTCGTCTACCATCGCAATGTGCTTGTCGGCTCCCTTGACAATGTCGATAGGCGGCGTCTTGTCTTTGATGATAGCAGCGTTCAGAACCTGCGGAGCATCGCCCTCAACAACAACATAGCTGAAGTTGAGCGTTACGCTCTCGCCTGCCTTGACAGCGGCAATCGTGTAGGAGTTATCTCCGTTATCGGTAACGCCGTCCATCGCCTTGAAGTTGAGTACGCCATTGCCGTCGAAGAAGTCCTTGACGACCACATTCTCAGCATCAGCAGCACCGCTGTTCTTAACGGTGACGGAGTAGTTCAGAGTATCGCCGACCTTAGCCTGAGCCTTATCGACGGTCTTCGTGACGGAGAGTTCGGGAATCTTAGTATCGGTTTCGGAACCGGGGACTTCCACATCGACCTTGTTAGACGGAATATCCGTATCGGGGTCAATCGGTTTATCCGGGTCTTTGCCGTGTCCGGGATTCTCAGGGTCTTCCGGATTCGTGCCGGGCACATGCGCCGTGGCAACATTTTCCAGAATGTGAGTGGGTACATCTGCAATCTGCACCGTGTAGGTGTAGGTCAGAACAGCGTCTGCACCTGCAGCAATCTTGTCGATTACAAAGTGTCCGTCAACGAACTTGTAGCCGACACCATTCGAGCCTGTAATCGTTCCAGCAAAGTTGTTGGAATCGCTTACGACCACATTGGTGATGTCATGCGCCTTGCCGTTGTGAATCGTAACCGTGTAGGTCACGACCTCACCGGGCTCTGCAATCTTCTTGTCACCGCTCTTGACAATCGTAACTTCGCCATCCTTCGGGACAACGACTTCAACGGGGTCTGCCTTGATGACATACTCGCCGTCATCGGTCGTGTAGCGAACATCAGCTTCGTTGACCAGCGTAGAGGGGTCGGTAGTCTTCACCGTATAGGTGTAGAGAATATCGATGCTCTCACCAGCCTTGATGCTGGGGATAGTCCAAGTATGGTTGCCATTGTAGGTGTACTTGGCGTTGTCTTTAGAAGTGATTGCACCTGTAAAGTTGTTGGTATCGCTGACCAGCAGGTCGGTAACGGTCTTATCAGTCGTGTTCTTCACCGTGATGGTGTAGTTGACGACTTCATCGACCATCGCTACATGCTTGTCTGCGGTCTTCTCGATGTCAACGGGAGGAGTCGGGTCTTTCACAACAGCAGCGTTCAGGACCATCGGCGCATCTCCGGCAACGACCGTGTAAGTGAAGCGGAGCGTAATGCTCTGACCCTTCTCCACATTCGCAACCGTATAGGTGTAATCACCGTTATCCGTCACACCGTCCATCGGAACGAAGTTCAGGACACCGTTACCGTCAAAGAAATCCTTGACGACAGCGTTCTTGACTGCCTGTCCGCCAACATTCGTCAGCGTAATCGTGTAGTTCAGCGTATCGCCAACCTTGGCTTCTGCCTTATCTACACTCTTAACGATTTCGAGCTTGCCTTCCGGCACATCAACATGCGTGCCGTCACCGGGAACCTCAACATCGACCTTGTTGGAAGGAATCTCCTCGTCAGGGTCGCCGGGGTTCTTGCCGGGGACATGAGCTGTTGCAACGTTCTCAAGAATCTTGGTCGGAACATCGGCAATCTGGACTGTGTAGGTGTAGTGAACCACTGCGTCACCGCCAGCAGGAATCTTGTCAATGACAAATTCGCCGTTGATGAACTTGTAGCCAGCACCGTCAACGCCCTCAATCTTGCCCGCGAAGTTGTTCGCGTCAGTCAGACGGACATTCTTGATGTTGTAATCCTTACCGTTGTGAATCGTAACCGTGTAAGTAACGACCTCATTCGGCTCAGCCTTGGTCTTGTCGGCAGTCTTAAAGATGGTGACAACACCATCGTCAGGCTTTTCGACTTCGACGGGGTTGGACGGAATGTCGTAGTCGGAACCGTTATGGCTATAACGCACATCGGCGGTGTTCTCGATGACGGAAGCATCGTTTGCCTGCATCGTATAGGTGTAGGTAATGTCGATGGACTTGCCGGATTCGAGCGTTGCGATGGTCCAAGTCTTATCACCGTTGTAGGTGTAGCCCTTGCCATCCTTGGCTTCGATTTCGCCCTTGAAGTTGTTCGTATCGCTTACCAGCAGGTTCGTCAGCGTGTCCTTGGAATTGTTCTTCACCGTGATGGTGTATGTAACAATCTCATTGACCTTGGCGATATGCTTGTCAGCGCTCTTCACAATATCCGTGGGCGGTTCGGGAGTTGTGATGACTGCCGCGTTCAGAACCTCAGGTGCGTCACCGTCAACCACCACATAGGTGAAGTTAAGCGTTACGCTCTCGCCAGCCTTGACACTTGCAATCGTGTAGGTGTCATCACCGTTATCGGTGACGCCATCCATAGCCACGAAGTTCAGTGTGCCCTTGCCGTCGAAGAAGTCCTTGACTGTGACATTCTCAGCATCGCCCTTGCCGTTGTTCTTGACAGTAATCGTGTAGTTCAGAGTATCACCGACAGCGGCTTCACTCTTGTCTACACTCTTCGTCAGAACAAGGTCAGGAATCTTGGTTTCAGTCTCGGAACCCGGAACCTCAACATCGACAGGATTCGAAGGAATCTTCTCATCGTTATCGATAGGCTTGTTCGGGTCTTTACCGTGACCGGGGTTGTTCGGGTCTTCGGGGTTCGTTCCGGGAACATCAGCCGTAGCGATGTTTTCCAGAATCTGAGTAGGCACATCACCAATTTCAACCGTATAGGTGTAGGTCAGAGTGACCGAAGCGCCTGCGGCAATCTCAGCGATATGGAACTCGCCGTTCTCGAAGGTGTAATCTGCGCCGTCAACGCCAGTGATTTCACCAGCGAAGTTATTAGCATCAGTTACTACAACATCGTGAACATCGAAGCCCTTGTTGTTGGTAACGGTGACATTGTAGGTAACGACCTCACCCGGCTTAGCCATCTTCTTGTCCGCTTCCTTGTGGATGGAGACAGTGCCCTTATCGGGTACGACCACATCGACAGTCGGCGTATCAAGTTTCACGGTATCGCCGTTCTCGGAATACGTCACATCAGCCTTGTTCTCAAGGAGCTTCTCATCATTGCTCTGTACCGTGTAGGTATAGGTAATGTCGATGGTCTCCCCTGCTCCGATTTCCGGAATCGTCCAAGTGTTATCGCCGTTATAGGTGTACTTGTCTGTATTGGCGGCATTGATGCTGCCAACAAAGTTATTGGTATCCTTGACAGTGACATTCGTCTTTGCCTTGGTATCGGGGTTATACACGCTGATGGTGTAAGTCACGATTTCATCGACAAATGCGAACTTCTTGTCAGCCGTCTTGGTGGGTTCGAGCGGCGGGTCAACGGGCGGTGTCGTGACGACAGCGGCGTTCAGGACCTCAGGCTCATCGCCTTCCACGATAACATAGGTGAAGCGGAGCTCCATGAATGTACCGGCAGGCAGTTTGTTGATGGTGTAAGTGCCATCACCGTTCACTACAACACCGACAGCCGGGATGTAGTTGAGTTTACCGTGTCCATCGAAGAAGTCTTCGACCAGAATATTTTTCAGTTCGCCATCGCCAACATTAGATACCTTAACGGTGTAATGCAGCATATCGCCAACAGAAGCACTCTTCTTGTCTACGAATTTCTCGACTTTCAACTTGCCCTCGGGCGGATTGACAGGAACAGGTACATCACTGCCGGGAACCTTGACGGTGACCTCGTTAGAAGGCTTCGTCTTTTCATTCTCAGGAGTCTGGTCTTCGTCAGCGAACCAGTAATGCAGCGTAGCCACATTCTTCAGCTCGTTGTAGGTATCCTGACCCTTACCGGCATCGGTGTTCAGCACAATGTAATCATATTCTACCGTGACAGTCTTGCCAGCCGGGATAGTACCAACCTTGATGACTGCGGAACCGGCAGATGCAGATTCCAGAGTGCCGTTCTTGACATTCGTGATAACGCCGTTGAAGTTGTTCTTGTCGTGCAGCGCTGCATTCACATAGTCGACAGTGTCATTGTTGTGCAGGGTGACGGTGTAATGCACCGTATCACCGATGTTTGCAATGCTCTTGTCAGCCTGTTTTACAACGGTGGGACCAACACGCTCAGGCGTGGGCTCTTCGGGAATGATGGGAACATCAACCTCATTGGAGGGAATCGTTACCTTGCCGGAGTCGGTCACATAAGTCATCTCAGCGGTATTGACGAGCATATCGTTCGGGGCATCCTCGTTCATTACTGTGTAGGTGTAGACGATGTCTACGCTCTCACCAGCGCCAATAGAGGAGATGTTCCAAACCTTGTCGCCAACATAGCTTACGACATTGGTGTTCTCGGCAGGCGTGATAACGCCCGTGAAGTTGTTTGTATCCTTGACCTCAACATTCGTCTTGGTCTCGTTGGTCGTATTGGTAACGGTAATGGTGTAGGTCACAACCTCACCGACCTTAACGACCTGTTTGTCTGCTTCCTTCTTGATTTCGGGAACATCCGGAATCTCGACAGCAGCATTGTTTACGGTGCCCTTGTCGCCTTCCTGTACGGTGTAGGTGACAGGAATCTCAACGGTCTCACCAGCCGCAATCTCTGCGATGGTGAAGGAGTGAGCCGCTGCATCGTAGGTGTACTTATCGGAGCTGACTGCGTTGATTTCGCCAACGCCATCATTGAAGTCGCGGACTACAATGTTCGTAACAGCCAGCTTACCGGTGTTCGTGGCAGAGATGGTGTAGTGGATAGTATCACCGACCATGGCACTCGACTCGCGAGAGGTCTTGATGACCTTCACTTCGCCGCGTTCCGGAATCTCACCAACATGGACCGTCTCAGTGTCAGGGTCGCTCGTAACGGTCTTGCCGTCCGGGTTCTTGCCCTCTGCAACAGCCGTATTCACGATGTTGCTGCCTTCGAGGTCGATGTCCTCTGCAACCGCAGTGTAGACATAGGTGATTTCAACGGACTCGCCAGCGTTCAGCTCAGCAATCATCCACTTGCCATTGCCATCATACATCAGGTCGCCGGTGTACTCGACAGTGCCGTTGCCGTTGGATGTATCGGTAACGATAACATTCGTCAGCTTGGTATTGCCGCTGTTCTTGACGGTCAGTGTATAGGTGACGGTAGCATCATCGCCATTCAGGTCAACGAAGCTCTTATCCGCCTTCTTCTCGATGTTCAGACCATCGCGCAGCACATCGACCTTTACGGGGTCAGACGGCTCGGTGATGTCCTTGTCGCCCGGAATCTCGGTATCGGGATTCTTCGGGGAATGAGCGGTAGCAACATTGATGATGGTATCCGGGTCACCATTCTGTACAATGTACAGGTAGTTCAGCGTGACGGAATCGCCAACATTCAGAACAGGGATGGTGAACAGCTTGGTTTCGGGGTTGTAGCTATATCCATCACCGGAAGCGATGATGAACATGCCCAGAGCATTGGTGTTATCGGAGACGGTGACATTCGTCATGTCGACGGTGCCGTCGTTCGTAACAGTGACCTGATACTTGACGACTTCGCCGGGATAAGCGTGGTCGCGGTCTGCAGACTTGACAATCGTCAGGTGCTTGTAGTACAGCGGTACGATTACCTCATTGGAATCGATAGGTTTCTCAGGAATAGTCGGGTCTTCGCGAGCGGGAATCGTTGCGGTAGCAATATTATCCAGCTTGCCGTTTGCGAGGTCTTCTGCAACAACCGTGTACTTGTAGGTGATGGTAACGGTCTTACCGGCACCAAGGCTGGTAATTGTCCAAGTACCGTCATCATTGACGCGGTAGCCGAAGTGGACCTGCGTGTTCTCAACGGGAGCACCCATGAAGTTGTTCTGGTCCTTTACGACCACATTCTCCAGAGTGGAGTTGCCCGTATTCGTGACCTTCAACTGATAAGTGACGATGTCGCCCACAGCAGCTTCGGTCTTGTCTGCACTCTTCTCGATGGTCAGGTCCTGACGGATGATTTCGACATCAACATCGGGAGTCTTGACCAGCCAATCCTTGTCAGGCTCGGTGTAGTTCGGGGTCTGAGTGCCATCGGGGTTTTCAGTGTAGCTCTCGACTACCTTCATATCGGTAATCTTAGCGTTATTTTCAAGGATGTCGTTGTTGTCCGTGCCGTGGTCAGTCGGGTCGACCGTGTAGGTGTAGCCGAATGTCACGACATTGGTATGAGTAGCATCACGCAGATGAGAAATCTCATCGATGATGAACTCGCCATTGTCGGCATCGTAGGTAACGCCGTTTGCCTGAGACAGAACAGGCGTGCCAACGAAGTTGTTCGTATCCTTCACGACCACATTATGCAGGTCATGGCTCGTAGCGTTCGTAACGGTGATGGTATAGCGAATCACTTCGTAATCCGTTGTACGCTCACGGTCAGCAGTCTTCTTGATGGAGACGCCTTCCTTGTCACGGACGGTCAGCGTGCCGTTAACATACTTGATGGTGTAGTTGGTGTTGCTGCTCGTGCCATCCATCGTATTGACGATGACTGCATCACTGGGAACATTGGGGCTGGAACCGACCTCAGTCTGAGAACCGATGACGGTAACAGAATCCATCTTGTCATGGATGCCGAGCTTTTCGTTGTCGACCAGCTCCGGAGCATAGGTATAGCCGGATTCCGTCAGAGGCGTTCCGTCATAGACCTTCTCAGCAGAGTTGGCGGTGATGGTGACCACACGCGGGTCGATGAAGAAGCGACCGGGAGTAACGGTGCCAATCTCGATGTTCGGAACTTCCGTGTAGGAAGGAATAATCGGATAGCCGGGGTTCTCGGTGCGGACATTCTCACCGGGGATACGAGTTCCGTCGAGGTTCAGGGCACGGTCAATGTAATCGCGCAGGTCCTTGCTCGGCTGGTACTCTTCATCCTTCTCGTTCGTGAGGGTGTAAGAAACTTCGAACTTATCGGGGTCGTTGTCACCGTAGGTCTTGCGGTCGTCTTCAGCCTTGATATTGATAATCAAGGGCTTGACGGTCAGCTTTCCGTCGATGTAAACGAAGTCGTAGTTCGGGTTATGGAATGTAGAATCCTTAGCGGATACAGGATACTCGCCAACAGGGCTCCACTTCTCTGCGTCAGTCTTGGTCTTCAATGCGTCCTTGCCGCCGATGTCATCGATGGTGTCGCCGCGCTTGAAGCCCGTGATGGTGACATTGGGAGTCGGGTTATCTTCGCCGAAATACTTCTCGTCGTCGATAACCGTGATAACGATAGTTGCGGGCACAATCGTCAGCGTGCCGGGAGTCGTGATGATTTCGTAGTTGCCGGACGGGTCAGTACCATCAATGGTGATGGGATACTTGCCTACCTGCTCGCCGTCATCAGTATCCGCGCCGGGACGCTTCGTGGTGATATCGAAGAAGTCTTCGTCACCGGGATTGACCAGCTCTTCGGGGTCTGTAATCGTCCAAGTCAGCGGGTCGGGGTCCTTCTCGCCGTACGGCTTCTGCTGGTCGTCAGCCTTCACATGGATAGGCTTCTTACCGATAGTCAGGTCGCCGCCAACATAGATGAACTTGTAGTTGCTGTTGTCAGCAACCAACTGCTGCTTGTCGTAGTTGATGGGATAGTTGCCAACCTTCGTCTTATTGGATACCGGGTTGCCAGCGGTGTCATTGCAGTAGAGCGTAGCAGAACCGGAGACCTTGGACTCATCGTCCTTGATGCCGGTGCCGGTCTCGTCCTTCACATCACGACCAACAAATCCGGTGATGGAATAAGTGAAGTTCGGAATCTCATCGCCATAGGTGGTGCGGTAGCCGCCGTTGACCTTGACAGTCAGCGTTGCGGGCACGATTTTCAGCGAGCCGTCAATGACGGTCACATTGTAGTTCTTGTTGTTCACATCGTACTTAGCGGAAATGAGGTAGTCTCCGTCAAAGAGGGTCGTGCCCCACTTGTCGAGAGAATCTGCAGCAGTGACATCACCGCGCACCACATTCTCGCCCTTTGTACGATAGAGCTCAAGGCTCAGCGGGCTGTTTTCGGGGTCAATCAGACCAATCACATTCCCTGCGTTATCTTCATAACGATAGGTAAATGCCGGGTCAGCCGTGCCGTAGGTCTTCACCTTGTGGTCGATGCGGACAATCAGTTCCTTCGGGTTGACCGTGATATCACCATTCACATAGCGGATAACATAGTTCTTCTCGAAGTTCGTGTTCGTCTTGACCTCAAAGGTAGAGCCGATATGTTCCTCACCGTCTTCCAGAACAACGCAATCCGGGTTCACCGTATCCTCGTTGTTGTTGCCAGCAGTTACGATGTACTTGCCAGCGTCAGACAGGTCGTAGCACAGAGTAGCGAAGCCAAGCTCACCGTTCAGAACGGTCTCCTGCGTATCGTCGCGCTTGAAGCCGGTAATATCGGCATCAAATGCGGGATTCTCTTCGCCGTAGGTCTTGGAGTAACCACCCTTCACGGTAACGACCAGCTCTGCCGGAGTAATCGTAAAGTTGCCGTTCTCCATCGTGATGATGTAGTTGGTAACGCCGTCCTTGCTGACAGGGCTGATATCGTTGGCATTGATGGCGTAAGCCTTGCCGAACGAATGCTCACCGGTCCAAACATCTTCACCGGGTTCACGAGTTACGCCAGTGCCTTCGAGGTCGCCGGGCTGGACAGGCACATCCGCGCCTTCCTTCTCGGTGAGAACGGGACCGTTTGCGTACTCGATGTAGTAGTTGCCATCATCGCCACGGACACCGTCATGAAGCGTGTACTTCAGTTCGGGGTCAGCGTCGCCGTAAACCTTGGTGTTATCCTCGGCAACAACGGAGACAGGACGAGGAATGATAGTCAAGTTGCCAGCGGTAATCGTGATGTCGTCATCATCATAGATGGTGCTGTGGACACCGGACAGGCTGATGCAACCCTTGTAAGTGCCGCTGGAGCTGGTCTGTGTATCCAGATGGGTGAAGGTAAAGGAATTGGTGTTGATACCGGCTTCCTCTGCCGTGATTTCAACCGCTGTTCCGTTCTCGACCTTGAATACATGATAGGTGTAGTCGGTAGAGCCGTCGTAGAAGCGATTGACACGGTCGCCGTAGTAGCGGACCTTATCATCCACGGTAATCATCAGACCCTGACGCTTGACGATGAGGTCGTTTGCGTAACGGTACTCAAAGTCGTAGTTCGGGTTATCCAGTTCAAGCTGTTTCTGGTCGTTCGCTGCGAGGTTACCGATTTGACGGTCCTGCGGCGTGGAGTAGACGGGATAAGAACCGACTTCCTCACCCTCTGCACGGACCAGATTGAAGACGATGGGAACCTTGTCGGGGTTCACAACAACGCTTGCATCCGTGATACGGCTGCCTTCGCCGAGCTTCTGCTGTCCGGAGATGGAGTTGTGAGTAATCATATCGGTCAGGGTGAAGTCCTGAACCTTATCCTTGTCGCCGAGTTCCTTCTGCCAACCGGTGACGGTCAACAGCATCGGACGCGGCTTGATGGTCAGAACACCGGGCGTGTAGCTTGCCACAGTGTAGTTATAGCCACCGTCTGCGTTCTCGCGAGGTACGAGAATCGTATGCTCCTCGCAATAGCTCTTATCACCATACAGGTAGTTGGAGCCAACATCGGTGAACTTGTTGTAGGTGAGGTCGATGTAATCGCTCAGCGTCTTCTTGGCGGTCTCCAGCACCTTCGCCGTTGCACCGTCATTGTTCTTCAATGCGGTATCAGCGGTATCACCGTGCTTCAAACCGATGACATCCAAACGATAATCGTTCGGGTTCTCCTCGCCGTAGTAACGCTCCTGATTGCCAAATACGATTGTCAGCGGGACAGGCGTAATGGTCATCGTAGCGTCGTTCGTCTCGACGATATAGTTGTTTGCCGTGCTCTTTTCGTAGGCGATGCGGATGGTATACCCTGCGTCACGGACATTTTCGCCGCTATCGCGGACCGCTTTGATGCCGAGCATTTCGCTGGTAGGCTTAATGATTTCGCCATCAACGACCCACTTGAGTGCGGGTTCTGTGCCGCCGTATGCCTTCGTAGCATCGATAGCAGCAATGCGAATCAGACGAGGATGAATCTTCAACACATTGGACTCGTAAACGAGCTCGTAGTTGGAGACAGTCTGTCCTTCGCTGTTAGTAACGGTCTTGATGCCCAGCGTGCTGCCGTAGCCTGCGTTCTCATTGACAGATACGGGGTATCCATTGACGGGAACATGGCTGTGCGGGTGGTCATCGTCATGGTAGTGCTCGTGACCCTTGTGCATCTCATTGTACTTCTCAAGGCAGTAAGCGCAATCCTCAGCGGGGACATCCGTCTGATAGATAACATCACTGTTCTGAGTAGCAGTCGTCAGATACGGCAGGTTAGAGACACCGTTCGTGAATGCCAGCGGAGAGCGTGCCGCACCATTGATGACCTCAACGACATTGCCGACGGTATCGCCGCCAATCAGCTTCATGTTGTTGTAGTCTACGGTGGAGTCGTCGCCCAGTACGGTCCAGTTATTCTCGTCCGTCATATCCAGTTCATTGCCCTGTGCATCCGTGCCCAGAACCTTGAATGTGGAGTTGAAGAACGGATTCGTAGTACCGTAAATCTTCTGGCTCTCATCGACAGAGACCATAATCTTGCGCGGGCGGACCTCGATAGAACCGGGGTCTTCTGTCACAACATAGTTCTTCAGCAAATCGTAGTTGAACTCGTTCAAGCCAATGTACTTGACGGGATAAGAACCGGCATCGGTCGTCTCGCTCGGTACGAGTTTATAAACGAACTCACTCTTATACTGATTCGTGTTCTTTGCTTTCAGGTCGAGTTTCTCATCATCCTGTGCAGCAGTCTTGTGGTCCTCAACGAGACCTTCCATCGTCAGCCAGCTATCAGAGCCCTTGTTCCAGTAGTAGACATCGTCTGCATACGGGAGCTTGCCCTTGAAACCGAAACCGTAAGTGGTGCTCTCGCTCTTCACCTGCGCACGAAGCGTGGTGCGGTAGATACCACCGCTGAAGGTCTTGTCGGCGATGTAGTAGTCGTTGTAGTTGTTGTTTACGAGGTACATCTCGTTGTTCTGCTCGATGGTACGGACCAGCGCGTTCAAGTCATCAATATCCTGTACAGTGTACTCGAATACGATGTTGACTGTGCCGCCAACCGGAATCGTGTCGATGTAGAACTCAGTACCATTCTGGTTCATACGAATGCCGTTCGTGGACTTCAGCGTGATAGGACCGTTACCGGCAAAGCGGCTCTTCAGGCGCAGATTCTGGATTGCGATAGGAGCAACATAGTTGTTCTGTGCTGCCAGACCGTAGCCTTGGTCCTTGTTGGTGACTGCAATGGTAACAGTCATCTTCTGTCCAACCTGCGGGTTGGGCGTGCTGTAGCTGTACTTCACAGAGTACGGCAGATGGCGAATCGTATTGGTGGACAGACCATTGTAGCGGTCTGCTTTGATGACGCCGTTATCGCCGTTCGAATCGTACCCAGTCAACTGCTCACCGGCATTGCTGTCAGCATAGGAGCCAACATAGGTCTGAGCGTTCAGAGCAACAGCGTCGTAGTTGGTGAT